TCTTACTTAAAAAGTTTGAATTTCAAAGAACTTCAATTAAATATGGGCTAGATAAACTTAAAAATAACAAATGGTTTAAAAAGAAAAATCCTTTAGCGTGGGAAAATTCAGTTAAAGACTTAGAGTCGAAACTTAATGGAAATTTAGTCACGTACAATTCGGAAGTAAAAGCTTTTGAAATTAAACCAGGTCTTTTGCCTTATGTGGACAACGCGGAGATCGTCTCTAACGATATTGTCTATCCCACCCCCAAGCCCTATCCTTGGGCTAAAAAACCTCTTTTTGAGCCATATCCTTATCAAATAGAAGCCGAAGAAAAGCTTATAAAAGAAAAACATGGCGCCGTCAGTCTTCCTACTGGATGTGGAAAATCCTATATATTATTAAAAACAACTAGAGATATGGGATTAAGAACTGTTGTGGTCACACCTAGCGAATCTATATTTCAAGAGCTTTATAAGGATTTTACCGAAGCTTTAGGATCAAAATACGTAGGAAGATTTGGAAATGGAAAAAAAGAAATCAACAAATCCGTGACTATTGCAATAGGTAAAAGCCTCGCTATGATCAAGGCCGGATCTAAAGAAGAGGATTTTTTTAAAAATAAACAACTCCTACTTGTTGATGAATCTCACACTTTTGGAGCCGAACAGTTAGAAACTGTGTGTCATGGAGTCTTATCTGAAATTCCCTATAGATTTTTTGTTTCAGCAACTCAGACGAGAGGAGACGGAACGGAAACTCTGCTCCAGTCAATTATAGGTAAAGTCGTGCTTGAGATGGAAATTAAAGACGCTATTAATAAAAACTATCTTTGTCCGCTTCATTTTAAAATAATTAAAACCTTTTCTCCATCAACCCTGTATACAAAAGATCCTCTAGAATGTAAAAGAGAGCATTTTCTTTATAATAACAATATAGCTCAATATGCCTCAAAAATAGCTAATTCAGCGTGGAATGTAAAACAAGAATCAACTCTAATACTAGTTGAGGAATTAGTTCAAATTCAAATGTTGTCCAATCTTTTAAATGTACCTTTTTCTTACGTACATTCCGCATCTAAAAAAGAAGCCGCTGAATACGGCCTTAAACAAGTTGATACAACGGAAGAAGTGGCTAGATTTAATAAGGGTGAAATAAAAGTATTAATAGGAACAAAGGCAATAGCTACCGGAACCAATTTATACCCTACTCATCATGTCATTAATTGGTGTGGAGGTTCTAGTGAGATTATGACTAAACAAGGGGCTATGGGTAGATCCACCAGAAAATTAGAGATCAGTCGATTTAAGGATTTTCACAATCCTAAACCTTATTCTACAATATACGATTTTGACGTAAGCTCCCAACATATTTTATTGTCTATGCTAAAGAAAAGAATAGGGTTTTACCGAGAATCTGGCGGCCCTATAATTGTGGTATAATTATAATATGGGAAAAAATTTAATAAAATCAGATAGAGAATTTCAGAAGCTGGCAGAAAAAGTTAATTTTGTATTAGAAAATAATAAGAAAAATAAATTAACTCACCCTGACAAACAAAAAGAACAGGTCGAAAAACTGTTTGCTTTAGAAAAAAGATTTAAAAGACTAGCCTGTAAATACTCTAGATCTAAAGATATCTATTACAGATTTATCGAAATGGTCTCTCAAGATAAAGGTAATATGCTAAGTGCTAGGCCGTATTTTAGAGAGAAATCTTCCGTATTTAACAAGCAGATTACTCCTACTATAAAAGAAAAAAATGTAGAAAAATTAATGACTTACAATATAAACTATCAATTTATTAGTTTTATTGTAGACAATTGGGGAGACAATTTTCCTCCAGTTCTACAGGAAACTTATGATAATTTTATTAAAGCCAGAAATGTCCTAATTGAAAATAATATCCCCCTAGCAATAAATCGAGCGAAAATTTTTTACAGAAAAACTCCCGCATCTCATTTATCCTTAATTGATTTAATTGATATTTGTATTTATGGCTTAAGTAGCGGTGTAGATAAATATGCTGGGGAATATAGAAAAGTTTGGCGATCTGTTTGTATTGGCCGTATGGTTGGAAATATGATCGAGGAATATTCCAAAAGCTTTCTTAAAATGTACCCTTCTGACAGAAAGATCCTATACCGAGCTAATTCAATCAAGTTTAGACAAGGGATCGAAGATATTAAAGATCTTACAAAGGCAGTAAACGAGTCATTTAAAGTAGATGCTAAAGAAGGAAAAAAAATACCTAAGCTACCTATCACCGAATCTTATTTAACTCATCTTATGAACGGCTCAGGATATGTCAGTGTGGAGTCGTCAAACGATGAAGAAGGATTTGGGGTTTATGACAAAACAGAAGATTATTCCTCAAATGTTGAAGATAATATTATTAAGACTGATATATCTAACAAGATATATTATGCCGCTCAAAAATTAAAAGTAATTGAAAGAAAAGTGATAAGATTAAAAGGAGTAGATTTATGAAATCATTAAACCGCTGTATTGTTTGCGAGCCTTACGAAGGGAAAATGAAAATTGAGTCTAGCGAATCTAGAGGGTTTGCTTCAATCAAACAAAAATCAACACTAATTGGACTTAAAGTTCTTATGGATTATGATGGCAAAGATTTTAAGCTTGTTACCGGACAGAAGGTCTTTATTCCGGAAGAAGTTCTTCATTCAGCTCCTTGGGCTAAAAAAACTTATGACGCTGAAGGTATTGAGAAAAAGTTTATTATAGTAGAGCCAGAATTTGTGAGTTTTGTTAAATGAAAAAAATACTTCGCGTAGGCGATCCTCATATTCAAATTGGAAATTTAAGCGAATCAGAAAAGCTTATGGATTTCGTACTTAAAACCGCGTATGACGAAGGCGCTCAGCAAATAGAGTTTATGGGCGACGGGTTCCATAACCACGCTGTTGTCAGGGTAGAAATACTAGCTTTTTGGAAAAAATGGCTGCAGGAAATGGTTAAAAATTTTAAAGTAGTATATCTTGTAGGAAACCATGATATGCAAGGCTCTAAAGAAGCCGAAGGTCTACACGCCTTACTTCCGTTTTCAATCGAAGGATTGACCGTAGTAGACTCAGTTAGAAAAATAGACAATATAGTTTACGCTCCGTATTATTCTGATCATGCAAAATATGTTACCGATATAAATGAAAAATTTGGAGGAAGTAAGACTTTAATTGCTCACCAAACTTTTACCGGTTCTCAGTATGAAAATGGATTTTACGCTCCGGATGGCATAGATCCAGCATTATTAGATGTGGATTGTATTATTTCAGGACATATCCATAAAAGGCAAAAAGTAGGAAAATGTATCTACATAGGGACTCCTAAATGGGATTCCGTATCGGACGCAAATGAAAAAAAGGGCATAGAACTATTTACTCATAATGAGGATGGATCTATTGCTGAAGCTAAGTTTATTTCAACAGAAAAAATTGTTACTCCTATCTCAAAAATTATCTTAAATGAAGGAGATGAAGAGGCTGAACTTCCTACTGGTAGAATTTACTTAGAACTTAACGGCAAAACTGCTTGGATCACTAAGATGAAAAAGAAATATAAAGGCAAAGCTAATATTAAAGCAAAACCTACAGATAGGATTAGCCTAGTAGATAAAAGCGACAAAGTTTCAAAAGAAGACATCTTCTCTTTTATGGAATCTTATTTTGATACAGTCAACGGTCTTGAAAAGAAAGAAATAAAAGAATATTTAGGGAGCTTAAATTGAGCGAAAAAATACTTGAAGAACATAGAAAAATGTTCGTTCTATCGGGTCAGATGTCAGATTTTCAAATTAACAATATGAAAATATGGTTTTATGGCCTATTTAATCCTAAAGAATTAGAGATCCAATATGATTTTACTGAAGGTGAAAATGGAATTATTGGAAGTGGAAAAGTAGAATTTATTTCGAACATAACAATTCCTAGAAAAAAAGATGACAAAGAACTATTTGATATAAAATGCAAAAGAATAGAGAGCTGGATTAAAACTTTATTCTTTGAAGATACAAAAATTATAATTAAAAACAAAAAAAGAGTCCTATATGAATCTGATAGAATATAGCGAAGATTTTACTGAAGACGATAAAAAATCATTGGCAAGTTTTAAAGAAAATGGATGCCCTGGTCTAACTAAAATTGATGATAATAAAGTCTTCAAATGGTTTGAGCTTTATATGTCAGGCAAAAGCTATAACGAAATAGCTGAAATTACTTCCGACAAAAAAGATCTTATTCTTTATGTAAGCAATAAGATGAAATGGCACGAAAAAAGAATGAAGTATTACGAAGACTTAGCTTTAAATATGACAAAAAAAATGAGCCAAGTAAAGATAAGTTCTATGAATACCCTATCCTCAATTATGATGGGATTAAATAAATACTATGAAGATAAGTTTACAAAGTATTTATCATCAAAAGATAATAGTTTAATTGAAGGATTGGATACAAAACTATTAACTCAGTACTATCAGTCAATTAAGACTTTCCATACTTTAGCTAATCCTAATCAATCTATCGAAACTCCAAATAAACCCACAATCAATGTAAATGTAGGCTCGAACGTTGAAGTCAAAAAAACAGGTGAAAATACTATTGAAATTAATGATAGCACTGTAGGTAACGTATTGAAAAAATTAGCGGCAATCAAAGATGAAGAGGAAGATGACGGAAATTCTTGACACATTAATGTTTGCATGATACAATCCCTGTATGAGATTTTTAATTATATTCATAGTCTCCCTTTCAGCCAATGCCGACGATAGAATAAGAGCTTCGAGAGAAGCTTTCAAGGCTTTCACCCAAACTGAAACAGCTAAATTATATTCTAAAAATATAACAAATTACGTAGAAAGAAAATCTCCTTTAAATAAAGAATCCGCCGTAATGGTACTGTCTGCCGCTCAAATGGCAGCTTCTGGATCTATAGATACCTCTAAAATAAAATCTTTAAAATTTCATTTAGATGAAAACATATTTATTAGACCTGATGTTTTACATAGATTTAACGGATCTGAAACTAGAGGCATTTTAAATATAAGCATATCTTTTTAGGAGAGTTTATGAGATTTTTATTTGTTTTTTTGTTTATCTGCTGCAATAGTTATGCGGAAATTGTAACTATATCTTGTACTTTTAAAAATGAAATGGAAGAAATGGCTTTTTCGGGATATGCCAATCAGCCAATTTACATGGATAGAAAAATCAACGGTTTACAGTATAGTGTTTTTATTAAAAACTCTAACACATTGAATTCACTTGAAGACTATATCTCTATAAGAAATTCCAGCGGTCACGAAATAACTTATCAATTAAATTGCCGAAAAATTTTTTAATATGTGGTAATATTAATTAAGGCAATAAAAAAGGAGAAACTATGAAAAAAATTGTAACCTTAATCATTGCTATGACTTTCAGTTTTGCAGTCATGGCAGAAGAAAAGAAAACGGCAAACAAAGAAATTACTTTATCCGCTGACAACACTGTTATTCTAAATCAAGATTTTAATAGCGAATCAGTATCTATTGTAATGCAGCAAATCATGAAAATTGATTCAGATCTTCCAAATGGATATCCGATCTATTTATTTCTAGATACGCCAGGAGGAAGCATTCAGGCGGGTCTCGAACTTTTTGAATTTGTTAAAGGTTTAAATCGTCCTGTTCATACCATTACTTTATTTGCGGCTTCGATGGGCTTTCAAGCTGTTCAAAATCTAGGCGAAAGATTGATTGTTGGAAACGGAGTTCTAATGTCTCATAAAGCTAAAGGTGGCTTTACTGGTGAGTTTGGCGGCGGTTTATCTCAGCTTGATTCTAGATATGGTTTATGGTTACGCAGAATTGATGAGTTAGATAAAATTACTGTTGATCGTACTAATGGAAAACAAACTCTACAATCATACAGATCTGCTTATGAAAATGAACTTTGGTTAACTGGAAAAGATGCTGTTGAGCAAGGATATGCTGACGCTGTTGTAAACGTAAAATGTGACGCTTCGTTAAGAGAAGGTAGACATTCGGTAAATTACGACGCTTTCTTGTTCACTCTAACAGTAGAATACTCTAATTGTCCTATGAATACTGCGCCTTTAAGTATTACGGTAAATATTCAAACAAATAAAGGAAATATGAGTCTAAATGATTTTATTAAAAATAACGGTCAATTTGGGCCAGAATGTACTAAAACAGAATCTTCAGGATCTTACTACTATAACTCTGATGAAGAAACTAAAACTAGAAAAGAAAAAACTTGTGCTGCAAATTCTAAATTAACAATGGAAGAAATTGAAAAGAAAATCAGTGAAGTTAAAGAAAGTTTAACGAAATCTAGACGAGAGAATATTATTCGCTCTTACTAGTTGTGCCCCTCCCCTCAAAACCTCCCTTCGGGGAGGTTTTTTTGTTTTTGTGGTATAATTGATAAGAACAAGGAGAATTTTATGATGATACTTTTTGCTTGCAACAATCCTGATTGCCACAATAAAATAGAGAAAATGTTTCGGACACACAAGGATATTCCGCCTTTTTTAGATTGCGGAGCCTGTAGCGTTGGAAAATTAGAAAGACAACTTGGAGCCCCTACTACCAAAACCACTCAATTTGTAAATAATGGCGGTCTTACAAAAGATATAGAGATTATGAATGAGGTTGTTAATAAGGAGTCTGAACGCTTTTCTAAGGGGGACTAATGCTTACGTTAAAGGAATTGTCATTTAGTGGTATTGGAAGATTTGTAGACAAACAAGTTATAAATTTTGATACTCTAGGCAAAATAGTTCAAGTAGACGGAAAAAATCTTAATACCGGAGGATCTTCTGGATCTGGTAAATCTACTGTATTCCATGCCTTAGATTATTTGTTAGGCGTAAATGAAATACCGGCAACAGCTTTACAATCTAGAGTCACAAAAGATGGTATTAACGTATCTGCAAAGTTTATTATAAATGAGAAAAACATAGTTATAAGCAGGTCAAAAAAAGACGGTTTAACTATAGAGGTTGATGGAGAGTCAGTATCAGGAAATTCAAAAATAGCCGAAGAAAAACTTGATGAAATTATAGGTATCAATAGAAAGCTTTTTAAAAAAATGTTTCATAAAAAACAAAAAGAGGGAGGCTTTTTTTTAAATTTAACCGCTAAAGAAAGTTACGATTTTTTAATTTCTGTACTAGGTCTTGAAGAATGGTCTAAAAAAATTGACAAGATTGACGAAGACATTAAAAAAATTACTTTAAATTTAAATGAATTAAATAATAAAAAAAGCGTGGTTTTTGATAAAAACACCCAGCTTAGATATGGAATAGTAACTGAGCCTCCTAAGCCCGAATGGAATGAGGAAGAAGAAAAAGAGGCATTAGAAAAATTAGAGGTAGTTAAAAAGAATATTCAAAAACTATCCGATACACAGGAAAATTTAAAAAAATCTATAATCGCACCGATTATTAAAACCCCAGATTATACTCAATTTAATAGGATTAAAGAGGCCGAATACGAATTAACAAAGCTTAATGAAGATAAAGCTGTAATTATGGCGGCACATAATGAAAAGATATTTAAAGTAGAAACGGCAATTAAAAACTTAAACTCAGAATTATTTACAATCAACACGCATAAAAAAACTGTTGAAATGCTAAAAATTAAAAGCAAGGAATTAAATGATCAAAAAAAACACATAGAAGACAACTCTTGTCCGACATGTTCTCAAATATGGGTAGGTAATTCTGCGGCAGATAAATTAAATCAGATTAGTTCTAGTATTGTTGATTCGGCTAAAAAAATAGAAAGCCTATTATTGGAAATAAGTAAAGAACAAGAAATTAATCTTAATTTAAGTAGGGCTCAGGATATATTAAATAAGTTAAGATCTACAAATGCAAGTTCTGAAGTCGATGTAAAAATCTTACAAATAAAACAAGAAATAGCCGAATTAAATAGCGTCAAAGCAAATCTAGACAAAACTATAAATCTAGAAAACTCACTTGCTCAATCAGAATATATAGGTAAGCTATCTGCGATTGATAAGGAATATAACGAGCTTATTAGATTAGAGAATGATCTAATCAATAATCTTAACAAAATCATATCAACCCAACAGTCTTTAAAGCAAATGGATTTCATAAAACTTAAAAATTTTAAGGATAATCTTCAAAGAATAGCAGAAATGGAGCAGTTAAACCAAAAAGAACTAGAGAATATTCAAAACAATATAGAAGCTCTTTCTAGAAAATCTCTGATAGCAGAAGAATCTAAAAGATTAATAAAATCCTACACCTTACAAGTATTTCAAGATACCCTAGATTATATTGGCAATAAATCCACAGATATTTTATCCGGAATACCTAATATGACTGGCGCTACTATTTATTTTGAATCTTCTAAGGAAACTAAAAACGGAACTATCAAAGAAGAAGTTAATGCGGTAGTAAATTTAGACGGTGAAGGCAATATCCCTATTAAAACATTATCCGGAGGCGAAAGAACAGCAATTGATCTAGCTGTAGATTTAGCTGTAATTGATATGATTGAAGATAAGGCCGGTAAGGGACTAAATATCTTTATTTTAGATGAGCCATTTGATGGTCTAGATTCAGTTAATAAAACTCAGTGTTTAGAATTACTAAAAAATATAGACACTAATAAATCAATCGTATTGGTAGATCACAGTTCAGAATTAAAAGAAATGATGTCAGAAGTTGTTACAGTTATAAGAAACGGTGAAGAAAGTTCTGTTAGTATGGTATAATTATGGAAAGGGGTAAAAATGAATTTAGAAGATCAGATACGAGCAGATGTTCTTAGATTTTTTGAAAATATCGAAAGCCAAGATCATAATGATAAAGTTAAAACTTTAATTAATTTGCTTGATAAATATACTCATTTAAGTAAATCTAATTTTAATATGGATTACAATAGCTTACATCAAATTACTAGCTCCGCAAAAAGTATGATGGCAAATAAACTATTTCCAACATATCTAGGAGTTAGCAAAATAAAAATTCAAGAGGAACATCAGAGTGTTCTGTGTATAGTGGAATCTACGATTGCTTTTTTAAATAAAAATGATTGTTTAAAAAGATTACCTAAATTTGACTATAGAACGGACGATAGTTTTTAACAGGAGGAAATATGTCTGAAAAATTAAGCTCAAGAACGCAAAAAGAAAAAATTCAAAAAAAATACGGGTCATTTACTGATTCAGTAGACGGCCTTAACATTGCCGATCTAGAAAAAACTCTAATGACTTACGCTAAACATCGAGAAGATACTATTTTGGCAAAGAAAAACGATGAAGAGTTAGAGGCTACTAAAGATAAGTTATCAGAATTGTCGGGCCCATATAGGGATGCTTTGTCTGCTTTAAAAGATAAATTAGCTTATATTAATTTATTGATTAAGGAAAAGTCAGGCGATGCCGAAGAAACTAAATAAAAAAGAAAAATCTTTATACGACGAAAATGGTCGGTGGGTTGAAGAAAGAGGAAGAATAAAAGGAGCTATGCGTAGATCTTTTAGACTTTCTCCTCAAATGAAGGAAGTTCTACAGGCCGCCAGAGTAGAGCTTCCTCCTAAGACTCTTAAAGATGGATCTGTTGGCAAAAAAAACCAAGTAAGATACCGATGCGCTCATTGTGAGGGATTGTTTTCCCAAAAGAATGTTCAAGTAGATCACATTGAACCTGTAGTTCCTCTATGGAAAAAGGAAGAAAAGATGACTTACGACGAACTCGCCAGAGGGATATTTTGCAAAATATCTAATCTTCAAGTACTATGTAGTACAAAATCAAAAGATCTTCCTAAAGGACAAAAAAGTTGTCATAGCTGGAAAAGTACAAAAGAAAACTTTTTCAGAGATAGATGGAATGATTTTGCGATTGATCAAGAAATGGATAACGGTTTTCATCTTAATCCTGAAAATGAATTCGATAAAGAGTTTATCAATAAAAGGAATATAGAATTTGAAAAGCTATACCAAAACCATCTACAAAAACAACGCCGTGAACTTGAGGAGAAAGAAGAGCGAAAGCGTTTACGAGAACAAAAGAAGCTACTTAAAACAAACAAAAAATAACTAAGGATATATATGTCTCTAACTAAGACTAGGGATTACTACAAGCCTTTTCAATATGATTGGGCGTTTGATTATTGCCAAAAACAAAACCAAGCTCATTGGCTACCTACGGAAGTTGCCATGTCAGGAGATATACAAGATTGGAATCAAAATCTAACTGAATCAGAAAGACAAGTATTAGGACAGATCTTAAAATCTTTTACTCAAACTGAAACTTATGTCAATGATTATTGGAGTAAAAGAGTTTCCAAATGGTTTCCGGTAGTTGAAATATGTATGATGTCTAGCGCATTCAGCAATATGGAATGTGTCCACATGTGGGGATATAGTTATCTAAATGACTCATTAGGTTTGGATGATTATAAAGCTTTTCTTCAAGATGATTCGGCTATGGCCAAATTAGATAGATTAAAATATGTAAAAACCAAGGACAAGAAAGACATAGCTAGAAGTTTGGCTATTTTTTCTGGGTTTACTGAAGGCGTTAATTTATTCAGCTCTTTTGCGATTTTATTAAATCTCAGTAGATTTAATATGATGAAGGGTGTATCTCAGATTGTAAGCTGGTCAATTAGAGATGAAAGCCTACATTCGGAAGCTGGATGCAGACTATTTAGAGAGTTTATTTCAGAAAATCCTGAAATATGGACGGATGATTTAAAAAAAGAAATCTATGAAGCTGCTAGAATAACTGTGGAATTAGAGGATAATTTTATTGATAAAGCTTTTTCTTTAGGAGAAATTAGAGGGTTAGATCCTAAAGATCTTAAAAACTTTATTAGGCACAGAACTAATACAAAACTTCAGGATTTAAACTTAAAAGTTAACTGGAAAAATATTGATAAAGAATCTCTTGCAAAAATGGAATGGTTCGAGTATATTAGTTCTGGCGTAGAATTTCAAGATTTTTTCGCTCAGAAAGTAACTGAGTATTCTAAGGGACACATTGACTGGGATAAGATGTACGACAAAGAAGAGGGGATGGCCGATGTCTAATTTAGAGGAATTAAAGAAAACAGGGGAAGCCCCTGAATGGTACAGCGAAGAAAGTTATACTACAGTTTGCGGAGGATACTTGCTTGACAATGAAACTCCAAAACAAATGTACAAAAGAGTAGCCAAATCTGCGGCTTCTTATTTAAGTAATTATAATGCTACAAATCATCTGGAAGACATTTTTTTTGATTTGATGTGGAGAAATTGGCTATGCCCAGCTACGCCAGTTTTAAGTAATCTGGGAACTGACAGGGCTCTTCCTATTTCCTGCTATGGAACAGATGTGGGAGACAACCTAGATGAAATTTTCGGCGGCGTAAGAGAAGCAGGAAAATTAAGCGCGGCTTCTGGCGGTGTAGGAATTAATTTTGATAGACTAAGACCTAGTGGATCTCCTATTAAAGGTGGATTAAACGGTAAAACAGGAAGTATCTTAGGATGGATTAAGATATATGACGCTACCGGAGCGGTAACTAGTCAAGGTCAAGTCAGAAGAGGTGCGTACAGTGCAAATCTTAGTATTACACATAAAGATTGGCCTCATTTTATTCGAATGAGAAGGCCTGAAGGCGATGTTAATTTTCAATGCCTAAACACACACCATTGCTCTATTATTCCCGACAGTTTTATGAAAAAAGTTGTAGATGGGGAAAAAGAAGCTAGAGAAAAATGGAGAGAACTACTCAAAACCAGAATGGAAACCGGCGAAAGCTATATTATGTTTTCTGATACAGTAAACAAAAACAATCCTGAAGGTTATAACCTTAATAATTTAAAAGTAGGCATGACCAATATTTGCAGCGAGATTACTTTATTTACTGATAGCGACCATAGTTTTATTTGCTGCCTATCTTCTCTAAATGCCGCAAAATACGATGAATGGAAAGATTCAGACTTAGTTTTTTATACGACACTATTTCTTGATGCGGTTTTGTCAGAATTTATAGAAAAAGCTTCAGCTATGTCTGGTTTTGAAAAAGTTATTAGAAGCGCAGTCAAAGGTAGGGCTATTGGAATAGGCGTATTAGGGTGGCATACTCTGCTGCAAGAAAAAATGATTCCCTTTGATTCTTTTCAAGCTATGGCATTAAATAATGAAATGTTTAAAAGTATTAAAGAAAAAGCGGTAAATGCCAGCAAAGAACTAGCAATAGCCTATGGTGAGCCGGAATGGTTAAAAGGCACGGGTATGCGCAATAGTCATCTTTTAGCTGTAGCTCCTACTCGATCTAACTCAATTATAAGCGGAGACGTTAGCGCAGGAATTGAACCGATTATTGCTAATGCTTATACAGATAAAACAGCTAAAGGAGTCTTTTTAAGACAAAATAGAACTTTAAAAATTATTCTTAAAAAACATAATAGAGATATACCTGAAGTATGGAAATCGATCAATGCCGCATACGGATCTGTACAACATTTAGATTTTCTTTCTCCTGAAGAAAAGGAAGTGTTTAAAACGGCGTATGAGATTAATCAAATGGCCATCATTAGGCAGGCATCTCAACGGCAAAAATATATATGTCAATCTCAAAGTTTAAATCTATTTTTCTCGGCTAACGCAGATCCTAGATTTATTCACAAAGTTCACTTAGAGGCATGGAAAATGGGGATAAAAACTTTGTATTATTGCCGAACTTCTAGCGTTTTAAGGGCCGATAGCGCTTCAAGAGGTGACGAATGTAAGGCTTGTGAAGCATAATGTGGTATAATATGTTAAGGAGTTTTATTTATGAGTAATTTTGATTGGGATAATGAAGACACTTCAGAAATCGATCTGATAGAAGAGGTTAATAAACAATATGCGGATTCTATTGATGAGGATGATATTCCTGAAACTATGGAAGATGAGCCTAGAACCGAGCCGGTTAAGATTCCTTACAAAACTGTAACGGAAAGAGAAAGAAGCGTTATTGGCGAAGCTATGGTCAGATTAGAACAGGCTAGACTCTATGAGATGTTGATTAAGCACAATCTATTTGAAGGAATTAAAGCCAACCCTACGGCGCTTAAAAATGTCGAAAAAGAGATCAAGGAATTTATCGTTCAAAGATTAGAAATTCTTTTAGGAATTAAATCTGAAAAAACGGAAAAAACCGAAACTATTCATGTAGTAGAATCTTCAGTTAAATTGCCTTTCAATACTGTTGAAGTGGAATTTTTAAAGCAATTATCTTACAAAGGAACCCAAGGCGCAAGTACTAATGGAGATGATGTCTACCTATCTACCGAGTCAAGCGCTAGAGAAGAGTCTGTTTCCGTTCAAAATACTGTTCCTAAAAAAATGTCGGAAACAACTAGACCAACAAAGCCTAAAGGATTGGCTCCGATCAATCAGGCGCAAACTTCTACCGTTAAACCTTCTTTGAAAACTAAAACTCCGGCAAAAAAAGAAGAACCGTTAAGAGCTACTTCAATTCAAAAACCTGCAAAAAATGTAGTTCCTGTTTCTGATGTAAGTAAGAGCATTGAAGAAATCGCCAGAGAAGATTTGAAAAAAATGAAAAATAGAAAGCCCGCAAGTAAAATGTCATCTGAAGAATTGGCAAGAGCTAACTCGCAAATTGCAACAGGGGTTAAAGCTGTGCCAGAAAATCCCAGACCTTTACCTACTGCCGAACAAATAGCTTCTCACTATGAAATGCAACAAGCTATGGATTCAGGTAGAAATGACAAATCCGGATTTGAAAATGTACTAGCAAGAGTTCTCGCCTCTAAAAAAGGCGGGTCAAGAATACAACAAGTAGATTAGGAGGAAACTATGGCAAATGAGAAAAAGAACACGAACTTAACAGCGGCTCAAAAATTAGAGCAATTAGAAAGCAAAATTGCCCAATTAAACGAGCTGGTGATGGCAGACAGAAGATCTATCGAGGTTATGGCTGAAGAAATTGAGCGTACCAATGTTAACTTATCTTTTTTAGCTCGCAGACAAAATGCAATTGTAGATGTTTTAACCGACAAAAATATTGCAAATAATGACGAGGTAACTAGAAAGATAGAGGATTATGAAGTTAATGATTTAAAAGAAAAAATTAAATTCCTAGTTGATCAGGGTGTATTGGTAAAAGATGAAGAAGGAACTGTTAATAGCAATTCCTTTGTTGTTGCTAGAGATCTTTTAAATGGAGAAGTTGTAGTGCCTAGACTTCAGTTCTCTATTCCGTCTCTTAGAGAAGAAAATAAGCAATTAATTTTAGGTAAAAAAGTAGGCGATATTATTACTACAGATAAATCTGAAGTTTCTACAGAAATTACTGAACTTTATAAAATTGTTGAAACGGAAAAAAACCTTAATTTTGAACAGGATCAAAATCAGCAAGGATAAATATGGAATTGTTTAACGAAAAAGAAGTCGCTTTTATTATTGAAAAAAGAGAGCAAAAAGGTCTCCAATTCAATGAGATTGCCGAGCTTTACAATACTAGATTTAAAAAGAATAAAACTGCCGATAATATAAAGAAAACATATTATCGGTATAGAGATTTAGCCTCTGATCAGGAATATCAAGTTAAGAATATTAAGGATATTTTTAGACAAAAAAAGGTTAAATCTGAAACTGCTAAAGAAAATAGGATCTTAACGGACTACCTTACTAAGCGCGAAGATCTTATGGATGAGATCAAGGGTGTTGTTTCAAGAATTAATAAGGTAAAGATTAATAAAGCTAAAAAAAGCTCGGTCAAGGGTAAAAGAAATATGACCCTTGAACTTCTTTTTTCAGATGTCCACTATGGAAAACTTATTAAAAGTATTGAAAATAATCAAGTAGACGCTTCCGTTATTAGGCAAAGAGTTAGCAAAATCACCAAGGTAGTTCTTGATGAAGTCCAAAGAGAAAGTAAGTCTTTTAATATTCATAAAATCATTATCGCTATGATTGGAGATATTATCGAAAACGCTCACTTTCATGGTCAAGAGTCTAGAAAGTCTAGTGAATTTAGTTCTTCAAAACAAACTGCCGTAGCCATCGAATCTATGTTTGAAGATTTAATTAAGCCTATCGCTATAGCTACCGCTCCGTTAGGTATCGAAGTAGAGATTCCTTGCGTAACAGGAAATCATGATCGACCTGAAGATCATAAAAGCTATAATGATCCTGGCGAAGAAAACCTGACATATATTATCTATAAAACATTAGAAATCATGTGTGTACAGGCGGGTTTTAAGCATGTTAAGTTTAAGATTGCTTTAGGGCTGTATTTACAGACTGAAATATATGGTAACACAGTAGTCTATGAACATGGAGACGAGCTTAAGAATCTAAATAGGGATACCATTCAAAATCTGATGTCTAAACGAGGTAATCAGATTAATAAGGTCGTAGATTACTATAGGGTAGGGCACTGGCATGAATACACGGTATATGCCAGAGGTAGAATGATTGTTAATGGATCTGTGCCTGGTCAAGATAATTATGCTGAGAATAAAGGTTTTGCTTCAGAAGCTATTCAAGTACTGAATTATTATGTAGAACCTAAGACTCGTAAAAGATCATTTTTTAGAAGTTTTCCCATTTGCTTAAATCCAAATGAATAAAAAATAGCCCCGAAAGGGGCTTTTTAGTTTTTAAAATGCTGTTTTATGGTAATATTTTATAAATGGCAGGGAAAATATGAGTGATAAAAAAGAAGAAAAATATCTGGCCGAAGAAAATAGAAGACTAAAAGAGAAAGTAAGAGGATTAGTGTCAGAGAATAAAAAGCTTAAATCAGAAATACAAACCTTAGAGGATGCTTGGTATAAAACTCAACATCACATAAAAGAAATGACTAAAAACAAAAAGCTAGAAGATTTAATCGGAGCTAACGATAAAAAGTCATCCACACAAAATTCTGGTAGCTGTTCTCAATGCTATAGTGAAAAAGTCAGAATTATAAAGAGAAAAAATTCTCACATGATGAAATGCTTGTCATGCGGTTCTGCGGAAAAAATTAATGAGTGATAAACAAAAATTTAAAGATTTAGCAGGACGATTAATAGCTATGGAAATAGAGCTAAATATAATGGAACAAGACCTGCTAAGTTATAACGAAGACATTGCTTATATGTCTAAATTAATAGACACTCTTATAGACAATATTACCCTGCTTAAAAAACCAGAAATAATAACTGTGGCCTCTGAGTATAGGAAGTCAATAATAGAATTAGATTTTGTAAGGCAAAAACTTGAAAAAATAACTTCAGTTAGAAATAAAATCGCCAACAGATTAGACAAGCTTCAAAGAGAGTATGAATTAATTGCAAAGGAATATGAAAATGAATACAAAAACAGAGAAAAAGAAAAAGTTGTCCTGCTCTTCAGAAAAAAGGAAAGTGGCGGTAACGGACAAGATTAGATTAAGAATTGAAAATGAAGAAGATTTTATCTACTATCCTAGACTAAATAACTCGTTAAAATTATTAATTCAAAAAAATCCAGATGGATTAGATAACGACAAAATCGCTAAAGCCCTCATGATCTCTGAAAAAGAAGTTGAAGATATATTTCAATCAGCGGTGAATAAAATAAGAGATTGCATTAATATAAAATAATGGTATAATAGGGTAAGAGGTATTATGAATATTTTAGCTTTTGACCTAGAAACCGGAGGAAAAGATCCTCAAAAACACTCTCCACTAACCATCTATATGAGAGTTTTAAGCGATAGCTTAGAGTTTATAGATGATATCCATTTGAAAATAAAGCCCGATAAAAGCGCCGGACAAGAATACAATGTAACCGAAGAAGCTTTAAAAATAACCAAAATTAATCTGGAAGAACACGATAAAGAAGCTATAGTATATTCTGAGGCATCCAAACTATTAATTGCCTTTCTTAAAAAACATAAAATAAAAAATAAAAGAAAACATTTTAGACCATTAGGTCAAAATGTAGCCTATGATATTAAGGCTGTTAATGCTTTTCTAATACCGGAAGATGTATGGTCTGACGAATTAGGGGTTCACTACAACTCTCTAGACACCCTGCAGATTGTAACGTTTTTAAAAGATATAAGTTTTATTCCTGATGATTTAGGAAATTTAGAAAGTTTAGTCAAATATTTTAATATTCCAAGTGGAGATTACCACAATGAAAAGGAAGATGTTTTGATGACAATTGAAGTTTATAAAAAATTTAAAAATATGTTTATAAGCAAAAAGACAGATTTTGCAGGATCTTCAAATAACTCACTACTTGCGATTATTGAACAATGATTAATTTTGTAAGCCCAGTAAACCATATTGAGTCCTATTTATCGGCATCTACTGTTGATCTAATGATCGGTAGAACTAAGGAATTAGGCTTAAAATATCTAGCCGTAACTGATCATGGCTATATGATGTCTATATTGAAGGCCTACAATATGGGGCAAAAATCTAACGTAAAAACTATCGCAGGGGTTGAGATTTATTTTAAAGATAAAAACTGTGATATTATTAAAAATACAGAATCAGAAAAAATTAAATATTTTCAATTAGTTGTACATTTTAAAGATCAAAAATCTTATCAAAAAATGATAAAGATGTCTTCTGATAAAAAAGATACAATTATTATTAATGAAAATAAATATCCTATTTTTAACTGGGCCGATCTAGAAGAGCTATCTAAGGAAAACGTTACCGTATGCACTAGTAATATAGAGTGTATGGTATCAAAACATTTACTAGTAAACAGACCAGATCTAAGCGTAAAATATTATTCTAAGTTAAAATCTATTTTTAAAGACAACTTTTTTGCTTGTATTATTCCTTTTGAACATTCTCAATACTGGCAAAGTTTTGTAGAGCTGAATATAAACGGACATATTGTTAGCATACCTTCCACAGATAGGGTTGAAAGTGAATCTAAAACAAATATGATAGCTAAGGAACTGGCTGAAGATAGATACAATAAGCATAAAATTTTAAAATCTATCTACATTAATAAAATTAAATACCCAGTAAATAAGCCAATCAAGACCGCGGTTTTAATTTCTAAGTTTACAAATTTTGAACAGGGTGATTTACAATTAATTGCCAATAAATTAATTAAGGCTTTAGCAAATAGAAATAACGATAAAATTCTTCTATCCTCATATTCTTATTATGCCAATAAGGATGATAAAATGGTACAGGATATGATGCTGGAAGACCGTAAAATATCGCAGTATACGCACATGAAAAGCGGCGATGAGGCTTACGAATATTTGTCTACAAAAATGGGTATGTCACAGGAAGATGTTTTGTCTATTATTGAAAACAACAATAACTGGGCCTCTCTTTTTGATAATTTTAAACTAGAGTATGACTATAGTTTACCAGATGCTGGCCCTGATTTTGAAAAGAAAATGATTCAGATCATTAAAGAAAACGGAAGGATGAAGTGGGAAGATCCGGTTTATGTAGAGAGGCTTAAGCATGAAATCGACGTTATTAAAAACAACGGTGTAATTAACCTCATTCCTTACTTTTTTCCAATTAGAGATATTTTAAATCATTACAAGGAAAAAGGCGAAGTTACAGGCCCTTCTCGCGGATCTGCTGGCGGATCGTTGCTTCTTTATCTTATGGGTATTACACAGCTAAATCCAATCAAATATAATTTACCATTTTCCAGATTTCTATCAGCCGATCGTATTCAGCAGGGTAATTTTCCCGATGTGGACGTAGATTTGCCCCATAGAGAGCTTTTGGTTGGCTCTAATGGTCAGTCGGGATATCTATATAGCAGATGGGGAGATAAAGCCGCTCAAATATCGACAAGAACGCTTTTGAGATTGAAGTCATCAATTAAGGATGTAAACAGATATAAAAAAGGAAGCGTAGAAGAGTCAATCGAAGATTTTACAAAATCATTACCCTCCGCTCCACAAGGCATTAACGATAAAGATTTTGTTTTTGGCTATACTGACGAAGAAGGGAACCATGTTGAGGGGTTAATAGAGAAATCTTCAGATTTAAAAAAATACATTAAAAATAGACCGGATGAATGGGAAGTAGTTCAAAAAGCTCTAGGTATCTCTCGTCAATTTGGCCGCCATGCCTGCGCTTTTGTTATTGCCAATAAACCAATTACAGATATTATCCCTACTTTTGAAGTCGGAGGGGTTGGCAGCATTACACAGTTTGAAGCTAAACAGGTGGAATGGGCAAAGCTAATCAAATACGACTTTCTAGTAGTTTCCGCTTTGAAAGATATTGGTATGACAATAAAAAAAATTAATCAGAAAAATGGAGATAACCTAGTTGCCGGTAACTTTATTAAAGACGGAAAAGAAGAATACATTTGGGATCTCCCGCATGATGATGCGGTTTATGATCAGTTAAATAACGGAGATACGGTTAGTATCTTTCAGTTAAACACAGTATCAATGTATCCTTTTGTTAAAAAGATATGCCCTAGATCTATTATGGACATGGCGACAATTTCAGCTTTAGTTAGACCAGGCCCTCTTGATTTTATCGATCCAGAAACCGGAAGAAACATGGCAGAGGAATACATCGAAAGAAGATTCGGTAATTCTAGCTGTAAAATACCGATAATGGAAGAGTTGCTTCCAGATACTTACGGTATTTTATGTTTTCAAGAAGACATCACAAAAATCGGAAAAGAAATAGGTAAGATGAATCCGATTGATGCTGAAAATCTTCGTATTTTCATGAGCAAGAAAAGAAAGAAAGATCTTGCCGCTCTAAAGCCTAAATTTATGGAAGGTGCAGTTACGGTTGTTGATCAGATGACGGCAGAGGAGATCTGGAATCAGATGGAAACTTTTGCTCGATACGGTTTTTCAATTATTCACGCTGTAGGGTATTCTATGATATCCTATGCCTGTATGTATTTAAAACATCACTATCCTTTAGAATGGTGGGCTTCAGTTCTATCAAACGCCGAAGAAAAAGAGATTAAAGAAATTTTTTGGAAACATGTTAAAGATATTGTAATTGCTCCAGATATAAACCTATCTAGCGAAGAAATGATTATCGATTATACGACCGGCAAAATTAGATCAAAGCTATCTATTATTAGTGGTTTAGGTGCAAAGGTATCTGAAAACATTATCCAAAAAAGACCCTACAAAGATATTCAGGATTTTGTAAATAAAAACCCTTGTGGAATGGAATTGTCTAGAAAATTAACGCATGTTGGAGTTTTAGATAGCTTGTTTGAATCGGGCCTTGATTTAGAACAGAAAATGCAAAGACTAGAAGACGCTGAAAGAATAAGGCTTTACAATAAAAAGATTAACGAAGGCGTAAAAGCTCAGCCTCCTAAGAAAGGAAAGATAGACGAAAGATTTCTAGGTCTCTCTCCTAAGCAAGACTTCTTATTAAAAAAGAATGTATTTCCTACAATGATCATGGACTTACACAGAATATTACTTAAAGATTCTAAATTAAAGATATTTTCAGACAGAAAACAGCCTGTAATTTGTGATGAAACAGGAAAAGAATTTAATTACTTTAGCGGAGAAGTTTTGCAAAGATTAGATTCTATGGAGACCAATTCTGATGTATATTTTTGCGTTAGCGGATATGTCATAGACGCTAAAGAATTTGCCTATAAAAATGGAACTAAAAAAGCTTTAAAAATATTAATCGATAGCTCAGGCTATATTTCAGAAAAAGTAATTTGGCCCGATAGAGAAACCGGATTATTATCTTATCCTAAAGATCTAAAAAAAGGATGTATTGTTCACTTTTTTTACCACAAGAAAGCAAATAGCCCTTGGATGTCAATAATAAAAACCTCAGTAGATTCTTATATTGACAACTAAGCCTATTTCATGGTATAATTTTTTTGGAGGTTTTATGATCGGAATAATATTCTCGTTAATTTTTGCTTCTGAAGTCTTTTCCTTAGAGAGAAAGAAAATAGTAGTTATCGATACGGGCGTGTCAATATCTCAAAAGTCTAAGGACTACATGTGCGATCATGGAGTCTTATCTGCCGTAGATGATAAAGGACTTGCTCAGCATCCTCATGGATCTAACATTACCGGTCTAATTGGAGACCAAATCAACTCAAAAGAATACTGTATTGTATCCATCAAATTTCACTCAGGATTTGGAGGAGAAGGGGCTATGGAAGGCCTAAATAAATCTTTAGATATGGTTTTAGAGCAAAAAAATGTAATCTGGGTAAACATGTCGCTTGCTGGTGATGGATTTAATATTAAAGAATATGTTTTATTAAATAAAATAAATAGCCAAAATATAGGCATGTCAGTAGCCGCTGGAAATGACGGAGTGAATTTAAACAAAGAATGCAATACTTATCCTGCATGTTATAAAACAATGGTTAAGAATACGAGCTTATTTAGAGTTATAGGATCTAGCACTTCAATAGGTAATTTTAAATCTAATTATGGTAATATAGTTGAAGACAAGGAAGACGGAGTTCAAAAGGGTATACCGTCTTTAACTGGAACAAGTCAAGCTACGGCAATATATACTGGTAAATTATTCAAGGATTAAGGAGATTTATGGAAATAGAAAAAAGATTAATTGAGACAAAAAAAATCTCAAGGGATTTAAAAATTAATATTCTAATGTCTTTAGATCAATCTACAATGTTTTTAGATATTTTTTATAAAGAAGGAAAGTTTAGAATTCAGAAGAGTTTTACTAATAATATTTTTGGTATAGAAAATATGGAAAATACAGTTAAACAATTTGACACAGATGAAAAAGTTAAAGGATATTTTGGCTTAGGAGGTTTAAAATGAGCTTTGAAAATCTATTAGAGAAAATTGATGAAACAAAAAAATTAGCAACTATGGAAATAGACGGCAGCAACCCTTCTACTCTTAATATGAGAATGGGAATGAAAAGAAAGGCAAAAGAAGACCTAGAAGAACTTTTTCTAGAATATAGAAAAGAAGTTCTTAATAATGTAGTTTTTATGCTAGTTAATGGTGATGAATCCGATAAGGTTATCTCTATATGTAAAAAAGACTTTAATTGCTTTACGAGTAATTCCGACGATATGTTGATAACTATTGCTGACGAAATTCATGAAGCTAACTACTTAAATCAATCTTCTTCTTCTAAGGTTTTTGATTTAATTCAAGCTAACTTTGAAAAAATTGCAAGAGATATTGGGATTTCTAGTTTTAAAGCAATGTTATTTGATACTAAATATCAAAGAATTCTTAAGAGTAAAGATGACCTAATTTCATTGATGAGAGATGTTTTTACTGATATTGTAGGATCTGAGGCCATCGGTGTGTTTGCGATAGACAAAGCCGCTCATCAGGCAATTAACGAAGGGTACAAGGGTAAAACTGTGCCGGTAATGATTAATGTTAAAGATGAAAAGCTTCTGAATAATCTATTAAAAGATTTGTCTTTAATTAGTAGAAATGTATTCCTAATATCAGCGGGCAAAGTAGAAAATGAAAAATTATTAAATCAATCAACAGTAACAATTGAAAAAGTATCAAAAAAAGAAATTGAAAGCGCATTAATTGCCATCAAAAAAAACATTAATTAGTGGTATAATTGAAAAAAGGAGAAAAACATGAGCGTTAAAATTGGAACAGCAAGTTATGAAAAGCAAGGTGCTAAGAAAAACATCTTCTCACTAAAAGACGGGGAAAACGTATACCGTATTCTACCTCCTATGTTTGATCTAGCTGACAAGAAAACTTGGGCAGTATTTTACCGTGTTGAATATGGGTATAAAGATACTTCAGGTAGAATGAAGCCGTTCTTGGATGTAAGAGTTGTTAATAGACAGAATAAGATGGTCGAAGTAGAATCAGCAGCACATGTTCGTCGTGAGCAATTAAAAGCAAAACTTAATGAACTTAAAATTAATGGCGCCGATGAAGCTACCTTAAATAAAGTTAAAGAAATGGTAGACAACTTTAATCAAGACTCTAAATGGCACATGAATGTGGTTGACAAAAACGGTCAAATTGGAGTTCTTAAAATCCCTCATAGAGCAAAGCAGGCCCTAGATGAAACTATTAAGAAATTAATGTCTGAAGGCGTCGATCCAACCTCAGTTAATAACGGACGTTTTTTTGTTTTTTCTCGTAGCGGAAGAGGTCTAGATACACTACATCAGGTATCTGTTCTTAAGGAAAAAATCAAAGTAGATGGAATTGGAATGGTTGAAAAAGATGTTATCCACAAGCTTGACGATGGAATCTTGAGCAGGCTATCAACTGAAGCTACAGAGCTTGATAAAATGTATCTAAGATTAAGTCCTGAAGAAGTAGAGTCAGTAGTTAAAGGCGGGCCTTCAGCACTTACTGCAATTTTAGAAGCTAGAAAAAATAATACATCAACATCTACAGTGGAAGATGATGAGCCAGATATGGATACAGCCGTTACGCAACAGCCGGCTCTAAAAAAACAAACTAGTAATTTATCTGAAGTACTACCTTCAAATACTACAAGTGCTACCGCTAAAACAGCAACACTTACAGTAGATGAAAACTTGTTAAATGTATCAAAACAAGAAACCGCAACAGCGACTGTGGCGGCAACCGTAACAACAACGACAGCTACAGCGGGCGGTGTTGATATTAGCAAGATGAGCGATGAAGATTTTATGAGCTTTTTAGGAAGTAGATAATGAGCAACGATCAATCTTTGCCTACAAATTTTGACGAAAAGGCCGAGTTAGTAATACCGGCCTTTAATTCCAAGCCAGCAATTTATCTTGATATGACTAAGATGATGGACGCTAGAAAAAGATTGATCGAAGCTAAAGCTGTTAACCCTGCTACCTACTATGATTTAGAATACACTTTTAATGAAGGATATCGTCAAGGAAAGAAGATATTAACCGTCATTAATTATGAGATAACTCAGGCAGAAAAAGCCCTTAGAGAAGCCAGATCAAGAGCAATTTTAGATGATTATCCTCAATTTCTTAAGGATAAGGGATTGAAGGACAACGCTACAATCAGGGATGCTTTTTTAGAAAAGCAAAAAGATTATGTTGAAGCTCAGGATAGGATCGATTCTTTAAAGGCTATGTCTGAACTTATTGAAGGTAGCTATATTAAATATTTTGAAAATGTTTCTAGATTTATCAAGAAAGAAATGGACTTAGTAATTAGAAGCGGAATTTCTGGCGATAAATACGTAACTAAATAGGAGTAAATATGAGTAATAAATGGATGAAGACTCTCCAAAGCATGGATGGAGCGGTAGATAAAGAATACGATCCTTTTGCAAAAGGAAATGTATTACAATCAAAATCACCTAGTTTAAATTGGATTTTTGGAAAGGGAGCAGGCATTCCTTTTGGATATAGTGCGGTTCTTTTTGGCCCTCCAAAATCAGGTAAATCTTTAGTATCAAATTTGTTTGCAGGAGCATTGCATCAGGCAGATAAAAACGCTATGGTCATCAAATTTAATACAGAAATGAGAGAAGAAGGTCAGATGGCCGATTATTGGGGCGTTGATCAAGATAGATATATCGCATATAACGTAAACCAGCCAGAATTAATTTTTGATAGGATTGTGCGCGAAATCGCACCTATGGTTGAGGACGGAATGCCTCTTAAGTTGATTGTTATCGATTCACTTCAGGGCATTCAGGGTATTCGCGAATCTCAAGCAGAAAGTATTACTAATCAACAAATCGGAGATAGCGCGCTTACTATTCAGAAAGGATTGAAAGCTATTTTGCCTATTATTAGAAAACATAAAATAGCCTTAATTTGTACTTCACATATCAGAGCTAATTTAGATGCTGGCATGTATGGCCCAAAAGAAAAAATGGCCGGAGCTTGGGCTCAAAAACATTTCTTTGAATATTTTGTAGAAATCAAAAGAGATAATAGTGCCGAGAGTAAAGCAGATGTTTTGGGAAATAAATTTGAGGATGATGGCGCAAAAGATTTTCGTGGAAATAAAGAAGTAACAGGACATAAAATTTACGCTAAGATGTCCGAATCATCAGTAGGTGTGGCAGGAAGAAGCGGTGAATTTACTTTGAGCTACAAAGAAGGTCTCGTTAATACTTATGAAGAAGTTTTTGAGATGGCAAAAAATTTAGGTCTTGTAGAGCGACCAAATAATAGAACTTACGTCATGGATGGCGTACAGTATAGTTCCAAAGCCGAGTTTGCTGAGGCTTTGAAGGACGAAAAAATTGCTAAGAAAATACTAGATCAGGTCTACGCAAGAGACCTGTGACTCTCTCCTTCCCCTCCCAAAGGCCCCATGAAGGGGCCTTCTTCATTAATATCAAGTACTTATGTGCTATCTTTTTTCTTGATTGTTTTTTATAAAAATGTTATAATACCATATATAACGGAGGTTTTTTATGAAATCAATTTGGGGAAAAAGTTGTCCAGCTAATAGCTACTCTGAGCAGGCGATCGCGGTATTTGCCGCTTGTGTTGATTTAGCTAGAGAAGATTTTAAAAAGGAATTTCCTTCTCACGTTTTTAGAATGACGGCAAGGTTTAATGATGACCGTCAGATTTTATGGGTCTTGGAAAGCAAAGTTAGCGAATCAGAATTTTTAAATAATACAAAACATTATTTGATGGCTGTCCTTCTTGGAGCGGCTGAAGCTGATGAGTACTATTATGAAAAATATGAAAATGAAAGATAAAAAATAATGTTGATTTATTTTAATTTGTACTGTATAATACCTTATAACCTAAAACAAGGAGACAAAAATGGAAGCATCACTTAAAAAATCTCTTACAAGATTTGCTAAGCAAGATATTCGCCTTGCTAAAAAACAAGGATCAGTTATCGTTGTTGACTGTAAGGTTTTTGATATAGTATGTAATGTTACTGTCTTTTATAGAGCTGAAGATAAACTTTTTAATATTAAATGGCTAGGAAGTAAATCAGAAATGTGCTATTGGAATGCTTTGACTGAGCAAATGGTAATCGATTTTATGCTTGACGCCTATCAAATCGTAAATAATTAATAGGAGTTTTTATGAATAAATTAGAAGTAGCTCAAACAATATTAGACCAGTTAGGCGGAAATAGATTCGTCATTATGTCAGGAGCAAAAAATTTGGGGGCAGGAACTGACTACTTATCTTTTGGCTTAGGAAGAAACGCAGGAAAAGTAAGTCATGTAATAGTTAAATACGTCTATGGAAAAGATTTATACGAAATGACGTTTCTTTCGATAAGAGGAACAAAGACAAAAACTATCGCATCTTTTGAAGATGTTTATAGTGAAAATTTACAAGAAATTTTTACAGAAGTAACCGGACTTTTAATAACACTATAGGAGAGATTATGAAAAAGAAATTATTAGCAATTATTGTTTTAGATGTTGTGATTGGATTTAATTTATTAAAAATGGTTAAAGAAGGAATGAATCCTCTATCGGTAGCATTAATTGTACTCTCATTTTTAGCAGGAATGAAATTGATGGATGGATTTTTAAGTGATTTTTTTAGAGTAGAATCTAGCTATGATCTCTCTAAATTCTTACCTTCTAATAAAAGTTTAAAGTCTTTTGATGAGCAAGCTGCTGAAATGATTGAAGAAGACGAAGATTTTTAAAAAAAAGTATTGATCATATTTATTATTAGTAGTATAATCAGTTATCGAATAAAACAAAGGAGAAAATTTTATGGCACACATGGTAGAAGAAATGATGTATGTAGGAGCAACACCTTGGCACAACCTTGGATCTCGCTTTATTGAGGCGCCTAAAACTCTTGAAGAAGCTATGGTAGCCGCAGGACTTGATTGGACTGTTTCTACAAAGAAAATCTATTTAGATGACGGAAGAGATGTTCCGGCTATGGCGAATGTGCGTGATTCTGACAACTCTATCCTTGGAGTTGTTGGAAATAACTACAAGCCATTACAGAATAAAAATGCTTTTGACTTCTTTAATCCATTCGTTGAGTCTGGAATGGCACAGATTGAAACTGCCGGATCTCTTATGAAAGGTAAGAGAGTTTGGGTACAAGCAAAAATTAAATCTGACCTTGACGTAGTTAAAGGTAATGACGTTATTGAGCGCTACATTCTACTTTCTAATAGCCATGATGGAACTATGGCAGTAAGAGCTGGATTTACTCCTCAGAGAGTAGTTTGTCAAAATACTTTAAGCATGGCTCATCACAATGGCGAGTCTCAACTGATCCGTATTAAGCATTCTCAAAAAGTTGAAGAGAATCTTGAGGCTATCGGTAAAGTTATGAATCTAGCTAATAACGCTTTTGAAGCTACATTGGCCCAGTATAAATTTCTTGCTAATAAAGATATCAATGGAAAAGATTTAGAGAAGTTTATTAAATTAGTCTTCAAATTGGAAGAAGAAGATTCAGGCAAGAAGCTACTAAGCAACATTATTCCGCTTTTTGAAAAGGGCCGCGGAAACGATATGAGAGAAATTAAGGGTACATATTGGGCGGCTTATAATAGCGTTTCAGAATACCTTCAATACGAAAGAGGTACTGACGCCCAGACAAGACTAAACAATCTTTGGTTTGGTCAGTCAAAAACGATCCTAGAAAGAGCCCTTAACACGGCAGTTGAGATGGCAGCATAAAAAAAGTGGGCGAAAGCCCACTTTTTTATAGAAATTTTTATAATTTTCTGATATAATATCAATATCGGAGGTTTTATGAGTAAATTTATAGGTTTTCAAAAAATTGACTTTACATCTAAAGTAAATATGGATATTTACAAAAATAGCCTTCATGTGGATGCGGAAGGCGGCTCAGCCGAAGTAGAGATCAAGTGGAGCCTGATTATGGAGATTTACTCTGATGGAATTCAGGGGTTTGAAATTGAAGTACCTAACCAAGATGTAATGGCTATGGTTTCAATGTATAATCAAGAAAAAGATGAAGAATATGAAAAGGAGATGAAGATTGAAATTAGAGACGTCTCCACAGAATGCTGGGGAAATTCAACAGTTAGAAATATGCAAGTATACCCAAAAAATCTTGAAGTTTACAAGGGAAAATACACACTTATATTTAAATAAGGAGAACACCGTGGCTAAAAGAGAAAAAACATTTGATGATAATTTTGAGGAGCTGTATTTGAGGCATGATTTGGCCGGAAGAATAGCTGAAATGGATGGCTCCTATATTAGAGAATATAGGGGGATTATTTGGAATACTACCGAGATAATTTATCAACAAAATCATAATGTTATGAGGATTGTTGGTTTTGAGATGGAAGATTTGATTTCTATTTCAAATATGTATGCCATATATTATATGAGCCTATATAGTTTAAGGCACAATGAAAAAGCTATGGAAAAGTTCCTGATGAAGTATAAAGCTAAGCACGGCAAGGATGCCCACCCTCCCAAAGAAGAAGTTAATAGGGTTGAAAGGAATAACCTTATTAATTTTTTAAGACAAAAATTGTACCATTGCTGCCTAGTTTTTGTGAGGAAAGGAAGAAATATATTGGGAGGATCTCACGTAAAGATCTATTTGGCTGAGACTGACAAGTCAAAGAAAGTTGATATTTATATGGTTGCTAAAGAGCCTAAGAAATATGGATTTAGAGTTGTAACTCAGAATGAATTTAAAGAGATTAAGAAAAAGCCTAAAGGCGAGTATGGGGAGATGTTTGACGATAAAGGCTTTAAAGTTCATATTTATGAGGAAATGCCGAGAAGTCTTACGGTAGAAGAGCATGAAGAAGCCTTTATGTCTAGAAATATCTACTATGAAGATCCTGAAATCGCATGTTCGTTTCTTCAGAAAGAGGTGGAATTTGAGGCTTTAGAAAGGAAATTTCAAAATTTCGATAAAAAAAGCAAAAGAAAAATGTTAAATAAGTTCATTTATGACCATGCGACAAATGATACTCTTAAGGAAGAAGTAAAAATAGCACGACGTCTTTTGAAAGATATGAGAAATGTGGTATAATTGAAATGATGGATAAGATAGAATTTAAAAAACTTTGCTATGATTATGCTTTGGTAACTCCAGAAAGCAGACTGACAATGTTAATTAAATTGTTTGTAAAATCCAGAATTGAAGGGGCGGATAAGAATTTATTTGATGAAGAAATAGCCAATCATATTTTAAATTTAACATGTAAATTAGAAGAAAACACACCGGATTGTTTAGAAGTAAAGAGAAGAAATTATGTAATGAAGGACATACAGAAAGCTATCAATATAGTTTTTTTAGGCCATTTAATTAATAAGACAGTTAAAGTTAAGGAAGATGTAAAAGCCAAGGAAGGCAATTTAATTATTGACGAGGATGAAGTAGATCTAACGGCAGATGAGCCGGTAATTTCAATAGATGCAGAAGAGCTTAGGTCTATGGAGATAGATGAAGAGTATTGTAAACTTTTGGGCGTTGAGGTAAAGAATAATGAGTAATGCAATCCAATCCCCTGAAGATACGCTAAAAGAAGCGGCAGATCTCAGTGATAAGCAGTTTTACCTTAAGAAGGCAAAAACTAATCGAGAATATGAAAGAACTGTTCAGAATGAAAAAGATAATGAAGCTTTTAAGAAAATTAACCTTAAGTTTGGCGATGATGACTACGTAAACAATATCACTGAAAGCATGGAAGAATACTTCGTGCTTGCTAGGAATGCACCTGTATTTATCAATAATCAATTCAAGGGAGTAATGCCATTTTTTGGTAGGAATCTGATATTGTTAGGAGCCTTAACAGGTGAAGGTAAAACAACCTTAACTTCTAACCTTTGTTTGCAAACAATTAAACAGAGTGCAGATAGAAACAAAGTAGTTGTAATTACAAACGAAGAATCTAAAGATGATGTTTACAATAGAGTTACTTCCTTAATTAAAGGGTGGGCCTATACTGATCACCAGTCTATCCCTAAAGAAAGAATCCCAGTATATAAAGAATCTGTAAAGATCCTATCTCAAAGAATGCTAGTATTAGATGATAATTATGGTGGATCGTCGGGTTTTACGACCTCCCTTGAAGGTATCATTTCCATTTTAGATAACATTGTCGCTGAAGAGAGTAAGGGTGAGAAGTATGGGGTTGTGATACTGGATTACTACCAGAATATTGAATTTTCAAAAAAATTCCCTGAAATGACAGAATTGCAGGTTCAGCACAGGCTGGGTAAATTACTAGATATTTATCGTAGAAAACTAAAGTGCCCACTAGTCATACTTAGCCAGCTACACCCAGCAACCAAGGATAATGCTTCTTTTAAACAAAGAATTGAAGGTAGAAAATCTATCCTAAACTCAGCCACAGTAGGTGTTGAAGTTAAAGCAAATAAGGCCGATAGATGTACTGAATTTATTTTCCATAAAAACCGTTTCTCACATCAAGCAGGGATTACTATTACTTGCGGATTTGATAGAGGGCAATATGTTGAATATACTGATGAATTTAAAAACAGAATTCAACTGGAGAAAACCGCTAAAGAAACCGCTGAGCTTATGAGAAAAACCACTGGCGGAGGTTCTGGTGAGAAAAGAGACTAAGGATTTTCTTAATCTTTTTTTTAATGAGGGTGAAACTATTTGCGTATCAAATAGTAAATATGGATACCATAGTATTAATCAGGAAGATCTCAATGATGATTTTACTTTGATATCTCCCAATAAAGATATAAAGCCATTTAAAATATCGGAATATGATATTAATCTTATGGCCTTAAACCCTGTAAAAGGTTTTAGACAAGATGATAATGTGACTGCTTTTAGAAGTTTTCTAGTAGAAGTGGACGGACTGTCTCTTCCTGAGCAAAGATCCTATATTGATAAAATGGAAATGCCTTTTAGCGCCTGTGTTTTTTCAGGAAGTAAAAGCTTACATTTTGGAATAGTTTTAGATAAAGATCTAGAGAGTATAGAGAACTATAAATTTATTGCGGAATGGATATTAAACATAATGAGCAAGGCCGATCAGCTTACTAAAAATCCTACTAGAAGCATTAGATTTCCAAATAATAAAAGAGTTGAGACAGGCAATATTCAGCGTTTAATTTGGCTAAAAGAAAGAATTAAGAAAGAGGATTTATATATATGGCTAAACAAACATCCCGATAAAAAGCCTAAGCCAAAAATAATAGATCGAGAATATGATGTAAAATTAGCCGGAGGCAACTTAACTTCATTACCTGTATGGCTATTAGCTGAGCTTCATAATGGAATAGATTTTAGCAAAAGAGGCGGACGGCAAAATACGTGGTTTAAGCTCGGTATAGAGTTTTGTAAAGCAGGGTTTACGTTAGATCAAGCCGCTGCAGAATTAGATAAGTTTTATCAAGAAGAAAGAGATTTTAACAGGAATGAATGGTATAATAGTATTAGGAACGGATTTAATCAAGTACTGAGAGGTAATAAGTGAGTCAGTTAACGCACATTAAAGAAAAAAATGTTAAAGGATATAAGACTGACGACCCAGTATGGCATAGTCATGAGTATAATATTGATTTAAAATCAAACGCCTTATATCTGTTTGGGGAAGATACATACTCAGACGTCCATGAAGGAGATGAGCCTGGCGTGGAATACGTTATGGCCAATAGATTTATTAAGAATCTTAACATCCTTATGAGAAAATCTGATGAGCCTATCTTAATTCACATGAAAACTTGTTTTTCAAGAAAAACCAATATTCTTACAGATAAAGGCAATAAAAAAATTGTAGATATAAAAATAGGCGATATGGTAATGACCCATAAGGGTAGATATAGAAAAGTTATCGATACTATGTCTCACATGTATGAAGGAGATATGGTCACTCTATATTATGGTAGAAGTAAACACCAATCTACAAAAATAACCGCCACAGCCGATCATCCTATTATGGTAGAGCGTGAAGGTAAAAAAATTTTTGTACCAATAAAAGATGTAGTGGAAGATGATGTTATTTTTGTAGAATCAAAAGATTGTGAATTTACAGGAGAAAAAGTACCTTTTTGGAGAAGAAAAAAGAACTTTAATTGCGACAGATTAAAAAGAAAAGGAATAGGTAGCCAACAATCTCATCTTGAACAGGACATACTGCCTTTTTGTGAAAAACTTAAAAATGAAGGATGGCAAGTAGTTCCAGTAGGCGCTGGAGTTATACCTGATATTATTGGCTACAAGGAAGGTAAAATAGTAGCTTTTGAAGTAGAAAAAATGACAGGTAAATCTTTAGAAGTAAAAAAACAAAAATATGAAAACGCTAAAATTATGGAATATGTAGACGATGTTGTATGGCATCATCCATATAATAATCAGGCATCTAAAAGCTTCTATACTTGGTATGAATACGATGAAGAAAGCGGATTTTGCAAAGTAAAAGTTACCAGTAAACATGTTAAAAAAAATACTTACAGACAAAAAGTCTACAATATTACAGTAGAAGAAGATCACTCATACGTAGCTAATCATGTGGCGGTTCACAATTGCGGAGGCGACTGGTCAGAGGGTATGGCTATTTATGACGCCCTTAAATCGTGCCCAAATAAAATCATTATCCTAGTCTACACACACGCTAGAAGTATGTCGTCACTAATCCTACAGGCTGCAGATAAGCGAGTCATGATGCCTCATGCTGTATTCATGTTTCACGAAGGAACCCTAGGAATGAGCGGCACAGTCAAGCAATTTCGAACTGAAATGGAGCAGGAAAATATTAGGCAAAAACAAATGCTGGACATTTATATAGATTCTATTAAAAAACAAGGATCTATGAAAGACAAGAAAGAAGAAACGATTAGAAAATGGCTTATTGATCAAATGAATAAAAAAGAAGACGTATTCCTAAGTGCCCAACAAGCCGTAGAATTAGGATTTGCTGACGAAGTTTTTGGGGGTAACGGTGTTTATGATTGGGAAGGCCTTAAAAAATAATTGACTTAAATTAATTATCGTGCTAAAATTACATATAATAATTAACAATTGTTCTATTTTATGTAACAATTGTTCTATTTTATAGAACAAAGGAGCATTATGACAATCTTGGAAAACGCTATTAAAAGAATCAAAAAATGCTCTTACTTAAGAGGGCCTACGGTTATGATAGACCCCAAGCGTGATCCCGATAGCTTTGCTTTTCAAATGGCATATACTCAGCTTTGTTTAGCTGTAAAAAGAGGCGAAATTACTTGGGAAGAAATAGAGCAAAGCTTATGTCCATCTAAAAAAGATATTATAAATGTGCATAAAGAATATCGTAAAGTTTTGCGCGCTAAGCTTTCTAAGAAGGTAAAAAAAGCTAAAAAGAAAATTAAAAAAGGTAAAAAATAATGTTAAAAACAATAGTAACGGCATCTGCGGTAATTGTAATATCGGTTCTTATTTTTATTATATTTATTTTGATAATTGAGCAAATACAAGAAATGATTAGATTAAATAAAAATAACAAAAAATATAAAGAAATGGAAGAAAATCAATGTAAAGTTCATTCTTGGGTAATTATTAATGATAATACGGTTTGCAAAGAATGCGGTAAAATAAGTGGGCGAGATGCTTTTATGCAAAAGAAAGCAATTAATCATTACTTACTAGATAAGCAAAAAGAAGAAGAGTTTAAAATATATCAAGACAAAGCAATAGAAGGCCTTGCAACTAAATATTCATTGACCCAACAACAGATTAGAGATGTTGGAAATGATTTCATGATGATTAAAACCAGCTTTTACATAGAGAAGATGGATAAGTTTTTACAAGAAACGGCGGACAAAAAGAATGAATAAAATTAAATATCCGCTAGGATGGGGAGATCCTGTCTGTATTAGAAAAGCCTTACTTGAAGAGTTTAACGGTAGACTTCAGATAAATAAGCCGGATCTTATTTCTCAAGGATATGGGGAATATGGCGGCGAGCAAAAGCTTGTTGAATTAACAAAGAAATTTATTAAAAATACTATCGGTATTGACTACAAGTATTTAATTATAACCGACGGCTGTACCCATGCTTTATCTGTTGTTTTAAATTACTTTTCTCAAAAAGGAAATGACATAGTTCTGATTAGAGAGCAGCATTTTCCTTATTATCCTCAAATTATAAAAAAAGCCGGAATGACTCCTGTAATTGGTGGAGATGAAGTAGACAAGCATGATGGACTAGTTATAGACGATAGCCCTAGTAATCCTTGGGGCAGCATATCTACGTGTAAAATAAATGGAATTAACACAATTTGGGATAGTGTCTACGCAGGCCCTGCTTACCAAAAAAGCAAAATTAGAGATATTAGAGGCGCAATCGCTCATCCTGCTCATGTTGTAAATGTCGGATCTTATAGTAAATCTTTTGGACTAGCCGGATGGCGTGTCGGATGGATCGCTACAAATAATGAAGAAATATTCAAAAATTGTTTTGATACGGTAAAATATACTATAATGAATGTCAGTACGGTATCTCAAAGATTTATGATAGAGATTTTAGAAAAAACAGATTTAGATGTATTTCACAAAAAGGCAGCAAGATATATTGATTACAACAGAGAAGAGATGGCTAAACTAAGTTCTTTGTTCGATTCTCAGGAAGTTCCTGAAAACGGTATGTTTTATCCTGTTTTTGCTGATGAATTTTTGATGAAAAAATTAGAAGACATTGGAGTTGGATTTGTTACTTTAGATCAAGAACAGAAGTTAATAAGATTTAATTTAGCTCAGGATTGTAATATCACTAAGCAAGCGGTAAAAGAAATTAAAAAATTATAGGAGGAATTATGGCTGCTAAAAATGACATGAAAACTTTAGAAAGAATGTTGGACGCCGCTAATATCGAATACGAAATAGGGGAAGACGACACTATTCAGACTACTAATGTAGTATTTACTTTTGAGGATAATTGTTTAATTGATATTGTTCCGGCCGATATGTACGAGGCAATAAGCGAAGACAGTATGAAAGATGAGCTTGATAATATCTTGCTAAGACAAAAAGGTGTAGTGGATTTTGATTACGACGCGGAAGAAGATCTGGAGCATGAGGATGAGTGATAGGCAGAACGCAAATAGGGAGCTAATGGTAATACTGTATGATCTGATAGAGAATAATCCAGATCTAAGATTTGGTCAAATACTTAGCAATTTTGGTTTTGTAAAAAATAAAAGCACAGGCGATGGATGGAAAGATGAATTTTATCTAGAGCCAGAACACGTTTTGAATAGAGTTTACTTGGAATTAGCCAAGCTAGATAAAAAAGAATCGAATAAAGAAGAGGAAGAATAGTATGAAATTTATTTTATTATTGGTTACCGTGATGACTTTTGGATGCTCTAGTTCATCTAATTTATCATGCGACAGTAAGATCGGATCTGAAAAAGAATCTTGCCTAGAAAAAGTGAGGGCTCGTCAAGAGCGATTAGGGAGAGTTTCCGATAAGCCGATCCCTTTCCGTTAATCCTATTAACAAGTGCGTAATGATAAGTTTTGAATTTTAGTTCTTATCTGATGGAGGCTCTATAGAGCTTCCATTTTTTGTTTGAAATTTACGACCTAAATATCCGCCTAAGCATATTAAAAAGAACTGAATAGCGTTATCGGTATCTACGCCTTTAAAAACCTTTGCAAAAGAATTTAAAAGAGCTACTATGACAATATTAGCCGATATAAAAACTAGAGTTAGAGTGACTGACCCTTTTCCAGTTTGAGGATCTTTAAGAGTAGGCAAAGGAATTCCTTTTTCGTTCAGTTTATTAACAAATTCTTTCCACCATTCTTGCATTTAAAACCTCATTCCTTCAGACAGGATACGATTAGGATGTTCCGGATGTTGATAGTATATTTTAGCTATTTCATGAAGCCAAAATTCACCATATTGTTTAGTCATTTTTCTTTTGTAATATTTCCAGCACAATTTCCAAAATAAGTTACTTTCTTTTACGTTGTATAATTCTACAAAATAAAGCTGCTTTGAAGAAGTTTCTTTTGGAGATTTATTACAAGATATGAGCATGTTAATGACATATATCCATGCGAATAACATCCAAAAAAACTTAGATCCGCCATTGTATGACCAGATAGACCAATTTGAAGGGTTCATTGGAGCCCTCAATCTTGGCTTGCAGTTATTGTATATAAAGAAATGCTTTAAACCATACTTGTAAATATCTTTAGCATGATCTGGGGATAAAGATGAGATAGCTGTGATATTATCGTGAGAGATTGTTCTTCTTTTGTCGTAAGGAATTGTTAAAGATTCCCTAGCTCCTCGATCGTACAATCCTCTTATTCTATTTCCGTTTTTATCGTAGGATTCAAGATCTTCTAAAAGAAATACCAGTCTATTAATTTCGTCTACCGATAGCTCTCTTCTTTCTTTTAATAAAATGATATAAACACAATAGAACAGTATTCCATTTTCGTTATTTCTAGAGCCAAAATTAATATCAGGCTCTAGCTCAAGTCCGTGTGTAGGGTTAAACCACTGATCTATATTCATTGTAGATAGGTAAACGCCAAGACAGTTATTCACTTATCTTGGCGTTTAAAATTTATTTTTTCAAATAATTGACGAGGATACCTTGAACATTGTTAGGATCTTTATTGCTAACTCTTTCCATAGTTATCTGTAATTTAGCGTTCTGGCCTTCGTTTACCGGTTCGTTAAATTTAAATAACTGATCATTAGTAGCAACGATAGAATTTAAATTTCCATGATTAATAGGTAAAAAAGTCATTCTAGCAGAATTCTCTCTATAACTAGTTGCATTATGATGATTAGCTGTTAATGCGCAAATTCTAATTCCGCCATTGATAACGTTCAATCTTGGTAGATGTAAATCGTAATTCAACTTAGTAAGAGAAGTTGAAGGAGGAGTAGCTGTATTATAATAAATTCTAAATTCTCCGATTTTACCATAAAAAGGTAAAGCTGAAGTGTGCGAACCAATATACAGGTAACTCCAAGAAGTCGCAGCATATCCGACTGTTCTTCCTCCAGAAAATTCTGAAGGGTTTGATCCGGTTAAGGTTAAATCAAAAAAGTTAACTCTATCAAAACTATAGCTTAACTTAATACCGCTAGTACTAGATTTACTTAATCTTACAACTCTATAAGCTGTAGTCATTAATTCTGACGATTGATATGTGTAAGTTGTTCCTACGTTATCCCAGATAAGAGCAGTTAGCTTATTTTGATATATACTTAATCTAGCAAAACCTTCCATACCAAAAATATAATGGTAAGCTAAATCTAAATCAGTACTATCAGGCTTTATTTCTGCTTGAACAACAAAGTCACGACTTCCTAACATTCTTAAAAAACGTGTGTATTGGTCATAATAAAGATAGGTATTACCTTTAAATGATAAACATTTTCCTTGAATAAAATCAGAATCATCCGTTACCCCATAAGTCAATCCAGATGCGGTAATAGCTTTAGACAAGTTAGTATTAGAAGCTGGATCAATCGGAATACCACCGATAGCTCTGTAATTGTATTTAGAACTATCCGCAACTCCTGTTCTAGGGTCAATAGTTCTAGAATCATCTGAACCTAAAGCTACAGCAAATAGCATTGATTTTTCATGAGAATCAGCAACACCAAGCACAGAAGGCGCTGAGAAGACAGGCATAAAATTAGCTCCTAAAGAGTCTGTAATTTTACCGTACCAAGTTCTATCCATACCAGTGCCGTAATTAGCATTGTTGATAGCCTGTGTAGCTGCGCCATTTTTATAAGTGACAGTCATTTCACTACTTGTTTTATTATACCAAGCAATAGTAGATTCTGAATCCGCTCCAAAATAATCAGCGTTACAGTCTGAAGCTGTATACCAGTATTGGTTATCTTGCATAGTTCCAACTGGACATTTAAAGAAGTCAAAAATTCTATACCATAATTCAAAGTTAGCTAATGATATGTTGGCTAACGTATCATTATCTAATCCTCTATAACATCTAGGAAATCCTGTACCGGCTCTTGCTCCAATAGTTACAAATCCTCTTGTTGTCAAAGCTAATCCGGTTGGGTTATAGTTAGCGGCTTTACTCATATCCCAATCAGGCTCTACTCCGATATAGAAAGTTGTACCTGGTGCTAATTGAACGTTATCAAAAACAAACTCAAACCAGTTATTTTCAGCATATTGAGTAAGGTTGTTTACAATCCAAGCATTTTTAGAAGTAGCTAAAACGCTAGATAAATTAATCGTACCGTCCCCATTTGCTCCGTATAATTTTACAGAAATTTTACCATTTACTTTATAAGCTGATTTAGTAGCATAGTTTTTACCCATCAATAAAGCAATAGTTCTAATTGGAACCAAGCCAGAAGTATAAAAAGTAGAATAGTTGTTTGCTGTAGGATAGTTAGAAGAAGTCGGGATAGTAACAGATTGATAAAAACGTGTACCGTTACCAGCAGCATCAGCCGGTAAGTTCAGAGATACGTTTGATTGAGCGCCAGGAACGTTAACATAATGAAGACCAAGCAATTGTTTATAGTCTGGTATTTTCATATAAGTTGAAAGAGCAGAAGTATAAGTAGCTCCCACTGTCTTTCTTAAAGGAACGTTAACATGGATAGTGTTTCCTTTTGCGATCATTCTCTGGCTAGAATATCTTCTAAGATATGCTAGATCTGTAGAAACAGGGTTTCCGTCATAATCGGTAGCAATCAAAGCTGCGGCGTCTAATCTAATTAAAGATCCGACTGTATTGTATTTATAGTTACTAGGGTTTCCGTGGTATAAGAAAGTAGTAGCACTTGTTACTCCAAAATTTAAAGTAATTAGATACTGTTCTCCGTCCGTATCGTGCTTGTAGATAAGTAGCTCGTTACCATCATCACTAAAACACCAATCAACAAAAGATCCTGATGAAGTAATCAAATGTGTAAAAGTGCTGTCTGTATTTCTTCCAGATGTAGGAGAAGTAGCAAAAGCTCCTCTAGCCGTAACGGTAGTTGAAGCCGCCATACCAGCAGCAACTTCACTGTATCTAATAGACCAAGCATAATTATAAGCGTTGGAGCTGTTTGTAAGAGCGATAAACAATTGCTGTTCACCCTCATAAGTTTTCCAAAAAGTTACAATAGGATATTGAGCGCCCGCAGTAGATCCTCCAATTGCGGCGTTTGATCCATAAGAGCTAGACATATTTGTCCAGTTTATTGAATAAAAATTCACGTATCCATCACCATTTTGACTGAATACTGCGGCTAAAATATTGTTAGAAAAATCCATAGCTAAAGCGCAGCTGTTTCCGTACCAAGTAGCGCCTCTTTGAATGAATCCGCCCTTATATCCAGAAGAAGCTATTGGTCTATAATCAAAAGTAGGCGAAGTTAATTTTGCAAAAAAACAAGCATTTTGCGGATAAGCAGAAGCGTTATAGATATAGTGAGTGAAAATAACCTTACCATCGTCACTAATCTCTATTCCTCTAGGAGACATGTAAGCGTTTGAGTATTCACTTAAAAAAGCATTAGAATGAACGTAAGCTTCATCGCCCCCGACTTCAGTTAGATTTGAGCTGAAATTATCGGCTTGTTTAAAAGATTTACCGTAATCTGTTGAATACCAAATTACAATAGTATTTGAATTAGACGTTCTTTCCACTGCGGCCATTACAAAAACATATTGTCCAGATGGAGAAGCCTTACAGACAAAACTATTGACTGATCCGGCATATTGTGAAGTTAAATCTGTTAGATTAGTTTCTCCAATTAAACGTCTATAACGTGTAGCGTGAGCTTCTTTAATATCTAATTCAGTAAGAGTAGTTCCCGCAGAAGCTTCTACTTTAATGTTGTTATTAATAAATCTAATTTTAGCATAGTGTAAAGCTGATCCATAACCTAAAGTTAAGTCAGTCCCACTGCTATTGATTTCTACTGATGTTCTATTTAAAACCGCATCATAAGTAACCGCAGCGATAGTGAGTACTAGTGGTTTATGTTCTGAATCAAGAACATATAAGTGCTTATCTACGCTATCGATTGTATAAAGCTCGTAGCATAACATTTTTTTGTTAGCAGCAAAATATGAAGTTAAATCGCCGTAAAAAACTACCATTTCATTTGTAGGACTTACTATTCCGCCATTGTGAGTTACTAAATGTGGAGCAAAAGCTTGCGCCGATACAACAGCAACGCCTTCAACACTGTTAGAAAAATTAGACATTTTTTCTGTTCTAGAGTAAGTACCAGAATTGCTAGCGCTTGGTAACGCTAATCTAGAAGCTTCAACAATAGTGTTTGTATAAGTAGAAGATTCTTTTACAGCTTGAAATGAATCAATTAAAAAGTTAGGATTTCTCATAGAGACGTCTGCAATTAAAGCAAGTTCAGCATCGTCTAAAATAGAAAGATAAAGTTCCCCATTATCTTGAACATCAGTGTTTACTATTCCAGCTCCAAAATTGATAGAAGTAGTAACTCCTCCGCTGTGAAATTTTAAAGCACTTGCAGAAGTATTGATCCACACTTCGTTTTCAACTGGCGATGAAGGATCTCCAGATAAAACTCTTACGTTGATTCTTTTTTCAATACCGCCTATAAACATTGATAGTTTATTTTCACTACTATTATACCAAATATGGTTCGATAAAGGAGAAGAAGGATTATCACTTCTTACCTGTAATCCATGCTCAACTTGAGCTTCTTCTTGTTTGGTTAAGTGGGTTTTTTTAGTCATTTTTTCCTCTCTGTTATCTGTTTACTTTCACAAAGTAATTTACAGTTATATTTTTAGGTCTTGTTTCAGAAGTTGTTCTAGGTGTTCCGTTAGTGTTATCTGTTCTAGGATCATTAGCATAAAGAATAATACTTGCTGTTATGACATTTTTAGCGGTAGCAGCAGCTCCGGTAAGTGTCCAACCAGTTGCTACGTTTTGTCCTGACGTTGTATTGTCACCGTCTGAAGATCCTAAAAAGTGTCTGTGACCCTGCATAGCATCATCTTGGTACGATCCCATGTACTGACTCTGATGTCTAAGTCTTGACTCTACATCCGAATCACTTACAGGAGTCGTGGTGTCATCCATCATCCTTAAAAACTTACCGCGACCATCAGGTAGTATATTCCAGTTTAATACTGTTTTAAGATCATCTGTCGCAACACTTGATCCGTCTAACATTTTCCATTTTTTAACAGTACCAGTATCATTCATCTCTGTTCTAAAAGTTTGCAAATCTAAAAAACTAGTTATTATTGTTCCGACAGGATAAGCGTCGCTTTTTGTTTCTTTTGTTATAAGAGTCATCCAAGAACTAGATACAGAATTCCAAAGTTTTAAAATAGGATTACCAGATCCCGAAGCATCTATTGCTATCGGCAAAGATCCGGTTACAGTTTCTGGAGTTGGTAAATTTCCTGTAAATGCTTTTAAATATGCTAAAGCCCCATCGACCGTTTGCTGTATCTTAAATAAGTTTACACCTAATTTGTCTTGTATCTTTAATGAATTAGTACCAGAATCTTCTAAGCTTATTTGATAGCTAGAATCTATAGCTAAACGAAAAACCATTCCGTTTGGAGCGGACAGGTATATGTTGTCATATAAAGTTCCTGTACCTGTAACTGTATTTACCACTAAAGATTCATTTTCAATATCAATTTCCACAGTCTGACTATTATCAGCAACAAAAAGAATATTACTTGCTGTATTTGTCGTAGTTTCAATCTGAATATTTCCATCATTGTCAGCTGTCAAAGCCCAGTTTTGTAAATCAGAAGCCTGAATTACTATAGAAGTTAGAATTGGGCTTAAAGGCATTACAGTGTTGCCAAATTCATCAATGTATCCTAAATCGCTATTAATAACTGGAGGAGTAACTGATGAAGAAGACGGACTAAGCTGGATAACTAAATCGTCTATATAAGTTTCTGGAAAATCACTTTCAGCTAAAGCTTTTACAGTATATGAAAGAGATGAACATTTTAATGGAATATCAAAATAAAAAATTTGTTTTCTTGAAATATCTGAGATGCTCAATATTTCAGAAGAAGATGATGTAGCATTTTTAGAGATAGTAACAGTTAAAGACATCGTGTCAACATCTGACACAATAGTTCCGGCAGGAATACCAGATCCTGTGATAGACTGTCCTACTTTAATTTTTAAAATATCTAGACTAGATATGTTCGTTAATACGTTATTAAGGTTAGTATCAGCCGATATTAATTCTGACCCTGTAGTTACTGTCTCAACAGTTCCGATATCTTGAGAATTTGACTCATCATAAAATTGAATTGTAACATTTCCAGATTGAGCTGTTGATCTAACTTCTAATTCTAGATTAACATTTTTTCCTCGAAATTTATTATCTACGCTTTTAATTTGCTTAAAAGACTGGATCGTTGAAGGCTGATGAGTTAATCTAGCGGTTTTTGTTCCTTGAATATTTGGATTGTCTAGTAGCTCTAATCCTGTTTGAACAAAATCTACTAAAGAAGAACCGTCAAAAGGTTGAGAAAGCAAAATATCTAGATTGCCTGCTCCGACTGACCCGCTTCCAGATCCGCCTATCACATACCATCTTTGAGATGTTGAATTATACTGTAGTTTAATAGATGATCTATTAAGAAGAACAATACTCGTTCCAGCTCCAGTAAAAATTCTATTAGCAGGAGTACTTCCTGAATCGTTATTTACAATTAAAGAAGATCCGGTATCGTTTGATAGAGTTATTTCCTGACCGTCTACGCCGGCAGGTATCATGTCTAGCCCTGTTAATGAGCTGCTAGTTACTCGTATAATAGGAGTTGATATGTTATTTAAAGTAGCGTTTGCTCCAGTGGTAACCGAATCAGTTGTAGACTTGAGAATAAGGCTGCCGTTATCAATAATACTCGAAGCGGTCAAAGTATTGACCGGTATAACTTGACTTACCCCTAAAATTTTTATCATTTAAAGCTCCCAAAAATAGCTTTTATAAGTATTATCCATACAAATTTTGAGCTATGTTACTATAAAGATTGCTTCTTTATATGATTAATAACTAGCCTCAATTACAGAACAAGCTTTAGCGGATAGGTCTCTAAAACCACTTCTTTACCGCCTATTTCTCTGAATTCTTTTTTTGGCCATGGATGAATTGGATCTAATCCATTTTCAATACAGGCTTTATTTTCCAAAATATTATTTTTTTCTTCTTCAGTTATATCTGATCTAAGTTCATCGTAGACATTTCTTAATATAAAAATATCTTCATCAACAATTTTACATAATAATATTTCTTTAGTAGAATATTTAACAACTTTTCCTGCAGCATCAAAGTATTCGCTTTCATATATATGGAGATTTTCTGTACCAATAGAGTGATTTAAAGCGTAAGTATCTAGAAACACTTGTAAATCTACACGTATAACATAATGGCCCAAATATTCTTCCTTATTAAATAAATGATACATTTATTATTCCTTAATTATATTAACACAATATCTGCAGTTCCATTATCTCCGGTTTGTCCCGGTTGGCCTGGATAAGTAACTGTATCTCCGTAGTTAGCCAAACCTCCGACGCCTCCTGCCGCTCCAGCAACAGAATAAGATACCGAAAAAGCAGTTCTACATCTAATTTTTAATTTACCGCCAGAACCTCCAGCGCCACCGCCACCACTATTTCCAGCCTGATAAGACAAGTAGTTACCATGTCCACCATCAAAGCCTCCTGTTCCGCCTTTAAAACCGACTTTACCGCTACAGTCAATTAAGCCTGCGCCAGTTATACTGCTTAAACAATGCAAATATAGACATCCGCCGTGAGCGCCTCGATATCCACCGCCACCACCGCCATTGGCGTTATGATCTTCTGAATACCCTCTTCCGTTTCCGCCACCGCCACCGCCGCCGGAACCACCACCTTTAGATCCCGCTATATTTCCATATATCGTTGTTTCTCCGTCTCCAAAAGTAAGATTTCCATTATCAACTAAAACACCGCCACTGCTACCGCTAGGATAGTAATTATAAATACCTGATATACCGCCGCTACCATTGTAACCACCGGCGCCACCAGCACCTGCCCATCCTGATCCATCTCCACCGCGTCCACCACCACCGGAACCGTCCGTACCGCCTCGACCTGAATTGGGAGTAGCGCCCACTCCGGAAGCTGGCAATCCTCCATCTCCACCTAATTTTTGTACTGTAGTGTAAGATAAAGTTTGTCCAAATGGATCTGTTTTAGAAAAAGTCCCTGCTATATATCCTGAATTATTTCTGATAACTCCGTTGATAACACAGGTTGTTTTACATCCAATTATTGTTGGTAAAGTAGAAGTTGTTCCATCTATAACTAAAGCACATCCTGCATCGATTCTAATTGAATGGTAGTCTTTGATAGAACCTGCCTGTATAGTTACTACATTACCAGAAGTAATGATCAAATCGCCGTCTTTGCCAAATGGCCAATTACCTTGAATAATCATTGGTGTAGGTAACATAATTAGCCCATTCCTTCTGCCGATACGGCATAAACTACTGACTGTACACATATAAAAGTATATATAACAGATTTATTAGCTAGGACTGTAGTGACCGGAAAAGAGCCAGGCCACTTTATACCGGCTGGAAAATTCACTGTTCGATCCGTTCCAGAGGTATTAGTTACGATAACGATAATTGTCTGAGAATTTCCGCTACTAGGCAAATTTGAAAAAGTAAAAGTAGATGTAGCTGAAATTGATTTAGTGAAAGTGTTACTTAATGACCAGTCGATATTTAATGCTGAAATAACTACATCTTTAGTTACAGAAGAAGCTACATAAGCTCTTTTCCAAAAAAAAGCAAGATTTCCTATATTGAAATAATTACTAATTGTAGATACGAGGTCAGAAGATATAGAGTCTAACGATGCGACTGTATAATTAACTTTGCAACATTCTATTAAAACAGAACCAGAAAGTTCTTGAGTAGCAGGGCCTGATACAATTTGATAAATATAAATTTTTGTACCAGATACGTCTTCTTCAAAAATAACGTTACCTACATAATCGTTGATACCGGCAATTTTTCTTTCAATTTTTTGCCCGTTAATATATACAAAAATATCTCCCTGAGTATTTCCTGAATTTTGATCGTATATATAAGCTGAAGAAAGAGTTACTTCGGTTTTATTTGAAACGACAGCTAGAGAACAATTGTCTGCGCTTGAACCGTCTGCAAGAACACGGCTAGAGAATATTACTTTATTATTAGCACCGGAGCCACCGCCGCCGCCAGAACCCGCTCCAAATCTATATATTTTTGTATTTTCAATTATACTAGTAGAGCTTCCGGCTGTTTTAAAATATCCTAAACTATTAGTACATTCTAATATGATGTAACCTAAAGGAAGTCCGCCTGAGGCCATTAAAGTTCCGGCATCTGGTAGGGCGGATTCTGAAGTTTCTTCGGAAGAAAACAGAACATTTATTTTTCCAGAATCTGTTAAGCTAATTCCAGCCGATCTAAACTTGCCTACTGTACTGCCAACTGGCCAAATAATATCAAAATTAGCAGCGTTTGAAACTGCCTGTGTTTGAAAATCAATCCAAAGAGATGATAGACTGCTAAAAACTTGATTAGAAATTGGAGATACTACTTTTTTAGTACCGTCAGCAGATGTGACTTGAGCATCAGAAAAATTTAATTTAGCGTCAGCAGCAGGAAAAGTAGCGTACATTTTTAACGGAGAATCAAGTTCCGTATTAATATTGCTAACGATTCCGTCTAGTCTTGATCCAGAAGTTTTACCTAAATTTTTTAAGTTACTTCTTTGTACTGACTGTCGCGTATCAAAGGGTATTGACATAATTAACCTCTAAGCTGGCCTATCTTTTCTAAATCTAATTACATCTCCGACTATTAAATCGAAGGTAAAAGATGTTTGAGTAGAACTATAATAATTGTAATCGTAAACGTCGTAAAGTCTTTTACCATTAAGGTAAACTTCCAATTCGTCGCCCGTATAAAAACCACTGTTAGGAAGAGTAACTGCAGCTCCGGTCAAAATTGGCCCTAAAATTTGACCTGAAATTGGCGATGAGGATACTAACTCTAAAGTCTCATCATAAATTGGCATATTAGCTGTTTCAGCAGCCGATCTTGGTACGCCATTTGAGATTTTTAGAAAATTAGCCATCTATATTTTCTCCTAATAATATATTACCATATCATTAAGCTTGAATTCCTACTAATTGAATAGAGTGAATTAAAATTTTATTCGTAGCTACAACTTGACCGACTCTAACAACCGCTTCATTAGTTGATGAAGGAGCAGTTAAAGAGAAAGCTCCTGAAGCTGTTAAAAATACCGGCTTACCAATATCCGCCGCCAAAAAGCTAGCGTCAGAAGATCCTAAAGTATGTTCGCCAATCATTCTAACTAGGATTGGATCTCCGGCAGAAACTAACGATGTAGACATCATAACGCCCATTACGTAATACTTATGATTTTCTGAACCTTCAGCTCCTGCGGCTTTATCTGCTTTATAAACTCTACCTAAAGTTTCGCCATTTATAGCTACTCTTACTAGGAAAGTTGTATCAGCTGCAAAAGACTCTCCTGCAACAAACGGTTTTACTAATCCGTCAATTTCATATCCTGACAAGAAATTTGCTCTTGTCATTTTTTTCAATAAAGAAGTCGAATTGTCGTAAATTAAAATTGAGTCAGCATCGTCAGCGCCTGTTTCTTCTGTAGCTCCAGTGATAACGTCAGCTGATAGTTTTGAAAATAAAACTGAAGCCAGTCCTAGTTCATTTGAACTAACACCGCCAGCTTTAATTCTTAATCCGCCCGAATGTCTTTCAATTGTAGATTCATCAGCCTTTACTCTTAATTTTCCGGCGTCACCTAAAGCGTCAAATTCTAGAGCTGGATCGGTAGCTAAATCTACAAAAACTGTATTCCCTAATTTGTCTAAACCTGCGCCCGTTGTAATTCCAGAAAGACCTCCAAATTCAGACCAAGTAGAAAGATATCTTTTGAATACATTTAAATTTTTATCCCAAGCAAGATTTCCTTCAGCTGAAGCAGAAGAAGCATCCATAGCAACAAGCCATGCCGTTCCATCATATTGAACAATATCACCATCACCAACGCCCGTAATGGTTCCCCAATTAGCGTGAAGAGAAGAAGTGTTTGTTTCTAAAATATATCTTTGACCAGCCACCGCGGACGGTAATCCGTCGTCTGGCGCTGTTGTTGTAGCGTCAGCGACTGTTGCATCTACATCTTCTAAGAAATTAAACTGACCTGTAGTGTAAGATTCAACCCAGCTTTTAGTAACTGCATCTGAGCCTGAGGTAGGACTTCCTAGATTTGTAATTCTGAAAGTACCCATATTTAGAGCGGCAGCCATTGATCTTGTGCCGTCTTGTAAGATAGCGGTATTTACTTGCCCTAAATCTACGTCAGCATCAGGCATTGTAATGGTTCTGGTAGCAAAGCCAGATATTGAAGAAGCTTCAAAAGCGATTTTTTTAGTAGAGTCAGATTGATCTTTAATTCTAAAAGCACTATCTAGAAATTCTGTAGTGCTAGCGGCAGACTCAATTGCTGTTTCTAGTTCTTGTAAAGCATTTTTAATTGTAGTACTATCTGAAATAGTTGAGCCTGTGAAAGTTCCCAGATCAACATCTCCAGCAGAAACACCAGAAAGAGTATTTAGATTTGCTATATGACCTAAATTCACATTAGCATCAGGCATTGTAATAGTTCTAGCGCCAGTCAAAGAGCCAGAAAAAGTAGCGTAAAAAGATCCGCCCAACTTAATTTTGATATTATCAACTACTAAAGCGTTTGTTGATAAATCCACATTTCGTGGAACCGCATTTACTAAACGCGATAAAACTGAAATGTCTGCCATAAATATATCTCCCTAATATTGTTGGTATTTTTATATAAAGATTGCGATCGAACGATTAATTTAAAGATTACTATTAAACTTTATTTGGAGGTTTTAGGGCTTTTCTTAGCTTTTATTTTCTTGGCTTTTTCCTTAATCCCTTGTAGTCCAAACTGGATAGAAAGCACAGCTTCCATTCCGTAAATATTCAGTAAGTTATTGATTTCACTATCTGCTCTATTAATAATAGAGCTTACTTCCTCAGAAATTTTTTTCTCAACTCTAGCAATTTGCTCTTCGTTAAGTTTTTCAACGTCCACTTTTCTAATTCTATTTTCCATTATAATTGCCCCACTATACCAAAATTTACTAATAAATCTTTTTGTAAAGGATTAATAGGATTTTTAGCTATTACGCCAGCTCTAATTATGAAATCTCCGGCTTCAAAACCATCAATACCCTCCGAAGGAAGAATATTGGTTAGTCCGCCTATTTTAGAAACGTAAACATAGTCACCAAGGGAAAAAGAGGTTGAAATATTGGATATTTTCCCGCTTACAACAACATTTCCATCCGAGCCGTCTAATGTGGCTGCTTCTAGGATTCCGACAGCGGACATGACTTGTGATTCTATGGAAACATCTACCGTATCCATCTCACCGTTTAGGTTAGCTCTTACTGGCGACAAATCAACAATAGTCATGCCCGTATTATTAGTCAAATAAATACGCAACGTAGAAACTTGCCCCGCCGCTGCCGCTATAATTGCTTCGTAAGGTCTGTATGACATATTACCCCTATAAAACCCACCAAGAACTGCCGTCAGATACAATAATTAAACTTTCATATTGAATAGTAATAGCGTGTGGAGAAGCCGTAATATCTACTCCATCCAAAGTTTGATTTGAAACAGATTCAATATACAGAATATTTCCTGAATCAATTTTTTTAATTTTATATTCTTTACCGGTAACTAAAGAAGCATCAGGAAGAGTTAGAGTAACATTTACACCGCTATTGGTAACTTTAATAAAATCATGGGAAGCTAAAATTGTAAAATCAGTGCCCACAACAGATTGAATATTATTTACGCCAGTACCGGCGGAAGAAGAAATTGTTAATTCATCAGCAGTCTGAACAATAGTTACATTTGATCCTTGTTTTAAAGTTCTAAATTGAAGATCGACTCCGGCTTTGGTTTTAAAAACTCCAGCGCCAGTTCCTACATTAGATCCCGTATTAACTTCACCTGTAGCTGTAGCAAAATTACCTAATGTACCATTATCAATACGGAAAGTTAGAACGTCATCTACTACTAAATCAATTAAAATTTGTATTTGAACAGACTCAGATCCAGATGCTCCGACTTCAGCCCAAGAATTATTTACAGCTAAATATTGTCCGTTTAAATAAACTTCTAATTCAGCCTGACCTACAATATATCCTTTTACTATATTTCCAGATCTAGAATCAAGAGGTATTGTTAATATAGTTGAAGCTGAAATTGGCCCCATTACTTCATTATCATTTGCTGGAGATCCGGAAACTATTGTTAGAAGTTCATCGTACGCTTCATGATCAAATCCAGATAGTGCAGTATTAATTGCTTGATCTAATCTTTTATTAGATTTAGTTAAATCTTCTCCATCTACTAGAAAATAATTAGGATGTCCTGCGCCTTCAATATCGGTCACAATAGAGAAGCTTCCGCCTACATTCACGTTTGCAGCATTAGTGCAATATCCGGCCGTATTATTGGAAACAGTAATAGTTCCATTTAAATTATCTAATACACTAAAATCTAATACGGAAAGAATTGCCGAAGCAGTAGCCGCAGCTACTACTAAATTAGAATTTCCTGTAGAAATTGCTACTTGAATTCCTATTTTACCAACCGGAAGAGGATCTCCGCCGGCTCCATCTTTATTAAACCAGACATAATATCGAGATACATCTCCCGCTGAATTTATTGTAAAATATTGCCCGCTCGTAATTGATGCTGCGGGAGGTAGAGTTATAGTTGTAACTTCAGGAGTTAAATTATCTATAGCGTTAGTATAATCAGGAGCTGAATCTGCTTCGGATTTCATTCCTGTGTACAGCATTATTTCATAATTAGTATTGTCAGAAGTTTGTCGAGTTTCACCTTGTTCAACTTCTGATCCTACGAATCTAACGTAAACTTTCGGCTTTCCGCCTTGAGTTGTAGTTAAAAAACTGAAGCCTGTATCTCCATCAGAAATATCAGAAGAATCTCCATCAAAAACATTAGTAATGCTTACGGTATTTCCAATCACAGAAGCCGAAAAATCAGGCTGAGTATTGATAACCGCTTGAGTTTTAGCGGCTACCGTATTCGCAGAATCGTTTGTAGAAATTGATACTTTTATTCCTGTTCTACCTGAAATAGCCGGATCAGTATTTGATCCAGTATCGTACCAAACATAAAATTTTCTAATATCATCGTTGGCATTTAATAAAAAATAAGTTCCATCTAGACTATTTGCCGTATCCGCTAAAGTCACAACTTGAGAAACTTCTTGGCCCACCGTTCCGTTATCATCTCTTGCAAATAACCAAAAAACATCTTCTTCAATTGCCATATCTTTACGATTGACAACTTTGATATGTCTATCAGTAGAAGGCGCAGCTACTGCGCTATAAGTTCCCCAAGCATATTGAGCATCAGCTCCAGCTAAACCTGTAGAAGTTTCAGCGAAATTTTCAGTTAAAGTAACTTGAGAAGCTGAGTTTACAGATAATATTTTATAATATTTGCCGTCATCTTCAGCAGCTTTTTTGATGAAATCTCCAGCGAGTACATTTGCCGTCCAAGCGACAGATCCTACAGAACTAACTGTAGCGGAACCGTTTGTAAAAATTAAGTTAGGAGTAATATCTACTCCTCTAATTAATTTTATATAAGCTACTTGATCGTCTGCTAAAACTACATAAGAAGAACTAGGGTTAGCTGATATTTTATACTTTAAACGACTTCCTACTAAATTTAAAAAAATGTCCTTATTCCAATTTAATCGACCGGCAGTTGTTGCACTATGAGTTAAAGCCGCTCTACCTGTTACGACTAAATTCGCAAGATCAGTTCTTAATTTAAAGATTGATCCGCCCTTATTTAAAGAGTACCAGTATGTCGTACCTTTTACTTCTTTAAGACTAGAAGTAATTGCGTCTAACATTTCTTTTAAGTTTGAAATTTGCTTATCTCCGCCACGAAAAGGAGATACTGCGGATGAGCTTGATTTATAAAAATTCTCTGTTCTACCTTCAGAATGATTTGTCCAAGGATAAACATAAAAAGGATCTGGAGTAGTATATCCGGCCGTTCCTAATCTAAACAAAAGAGGTCTTCTATCTTCAACTGAAAGAACGTTATTTGCAGAATCCGTTTCAATAATTGCTATAGGCAAAACATTTGAAGCAAACACTGAGGATGTAATTACTATTTTATAATCCAAAACCTCTGCCAAGGGAAGGGTTTTTGTGATTTCATTTTTAGATGTAGGGTTCCAAAGGTATACTTGGCTTGCCGTAGTATTGTCTACCGATCTAGTAAGCTCTATCCCAATATAGTTTAAAGCGCTCGGAGTAAAAGATCCACTAACTCTTGTGTTTGTAATTGAGCTAAGAGTTTGATTTGGAGCGGAATTATTTATTGAATAAAAAGTACCGGAAACATTTGATGTTCCGTGTAAAATCGCAGAGTTAGCCACTATAAGCTGTAACCCATTGGCGGAAGATCCTATCGCGCCGCTCATAGAGATTTCTAACCCTCTAACTACGTAGCTTTTGCTTATTCCAGTGACTAACGCACTTAATAATTCATCAAAATCATTCGAGGTTGCCGATTCAATTGAACGCAAATGAGGAACGTCAACTCTTAATTGTGAAATAAACGATTGTCTTCTTCTTACTGACATACTTACACCCTAATAGAATATTACCATAAATGTTGGGATTTTTAAGACATGATATTGATATCACATTAAAGATTATTATTCCTTTGACTTTAATCATACTTATGGTATAATTGAAAAAAGGAGATTGGAATATGTTTCAAGATAAGTATAAAGGCAATAAATTCAATAGGTTAGCTCAGATGCACAAATCTTATTCCGCCAAAGGGGAAACTCTTAATAGTTTATCTGAAAATACATACCTTTCTTGTCCTGTTGTTCAACAATACGAACAAAGTAAAAAATGTCAGCATATTAACAAAATGAAAAAATTCCTATTTACAAGTACGTATCATACGTGTATAGATTGTGGGGAGGAGCTATGACGGTCAAAGAATTAAAAATGATGTTAGATAAATTTAGTGAAGATACAGAAATTTATATTGATAAACCCGATGTTGTTTATATGGGAGATTGGGATGGGTCTGTTAATCGGGTCGTATCTGTACAGAAAAAAAATGTTCACCCTAAAAAACTAAAATCAGCACGTAGACCGTGCAAGGAAACAGAAGGCTGCAAAACGTCTCTTGTAATTTATGTCGAATAAAAAGATAGATGAAGATTTATTAAAAGCATTTGAAGAAATGCTAGATTCTATGGATGATTTTGACTTCGAATTTGAAGACGATGGCGGTTATGGTATTATTCATAGCTATCCTAAAGATGAGGATCTTGAATATCCAGATGAACCGCCGCCTATACCTAAAGAATTATGTAAACATGAAAACAAAGAAAAGAAACCTTTATTTAATTCCTTTTATTATAAATGCAAAGATTGCGGAGAAGAAGATGTCTAAAATTTTAAAATGTATGTCGTTTTTATTATTGATCAATTTGACCGGTTGTTCTTTAGGGCCTGTAACTGGAAAAAATAAAAGAAAAACTGCTACTGAAGATTGTGTAGTTAAAATGGTCAGAGAAGATATTAGAGAAGAAATAGCCTACAGTATTTGTAAAGATATTCATGAAAAAAGAGAATTGCCAATCATGGTAAACGGTCAGACTGACAATAAGGCAGAATTATAATGTTTGTTATTTTTATGATGTTTTTATATGTTGGATTTTTTGGGTATTTTATTACGCTTGGAGATAGAATTTCAAGTAAAGTTTTTGAAGATTTTAGCCAAAAATATCCACTTCGTTTAGAGGAATAATTCCTTTAAAAGCAAAAGATAATACTGCAACGCCTTTTGATGGTATGTTCATTGTTTCAGATGTTATTTTTATTTCAGAAATCATTAATATATCTACATCGCTATCTCTATCTTTTAATCTAAAAGATATATATGGAGCATATAGAATTTGATTTATTTTAGATCTAGCATCATGACCTTGTAATCCGCCCGAATATTTTACTCTTACTCCGGATACACTTCCAGAAACTACAACTTTTGTGGGCGCGATTTCTTGGGCAAATTCACAGTCAATTCCAAAAATTTCAACCTCGCCGTAATCAATTGTATAGGAAACATTCTGCACTTCATTATACAATTTTCCACCTAAATACAATTTAACATCAGCGCCTCTAAGTACTACTGACTGTGCCATATTATTCTCCCCAAATAACAACTTTCTCTGAATTTTCTGTTCCGTATTTTCCAAGACCGATATCATTAGGATACAAGATTGTAATCACTAATTTAATACCTGTAGCATAAACTAATTTAATTAAATCTTCCGCATAAACTCTACCGGCCACTACGTCCGTAATATAGAAAGCGTAATCAGAACCATCTCTGGCTACATCGTAAGCGTAATTTTGAGCAACTAGCGATATATTAGTTCCAGAAGCATGAACATTTTTAAATTTATAAGAAGGATTGATCATAATACTATTTGATGACGGTCTGGCAATATAAGGTACGGGCCCTTCTTCTAAAGAAGTTCCAAAGCCAAACACTAAAAATCCTGATTGATCTGGTATATTGGCAGAATTATCCACATTCACAATAATTCCTGTTCCAGAATCAACTTGAGTGGTTGTATTACATTCTTCTTGGCCTATGACATAGGGTTTAGTTACATCAAAAATATAAGGCCCAAGCTCGTCTGATGCAGAAGCTCCAGATTCATGTAAATGGGCAGATCCTATCCTTTCTCTTCTCACTACTTTTGTAGTGGCTGGCATAAAAACTTCCAGCAATCTAGATTCTGTTTGATACAATGTAGCAAAAGTTGTTTTAGAATTTATAGTATTTCTAATTGGATTAAAAAATAAAACACCTTCAGATATTCCTTGAGCTTTTGTCTCTGGAACTCCGCTTGGGTTTATAAATTCAAAATAAGCTTCACCTGCAAGTCCACCATTGACATTTACTACGGTAAAAGTCCCTCTATTATAAGAATCAAAAGAAGATCCGTATATATTTACATAATCATTTTTTTTAACTTTACCAACCGAAGGATCTGCTCCTCCAATCCAAGTAGCTCTTACAAGTCCGCCCGCTACTAGCTCCAGTTTCCATTGAGTTGAAGCAAGTCCTGAAGTAGGTCTAATGCTTGGGAATTTTAATTTATTTTGAGCCTTGCCACCAACCACCTTAACGGTTGAAGAGGGGCCTAAAGTTTCAGACATTAGCATTACATATCCGCCTACACCATCATTTTTAGCAACTGCAGATCCTCTTCTTCCTAGTCTTCTAATTTCTTTTGTAATTGTATCCGCAACTTCCTGCGCTGTAGCGGCATTTATACTAGCAAACTGAGATGAATCAAAGAATACTTCTACTTTTTCTTCATCATCAAACTGAATCATTAAAGAGTCACCATTTTCAAGCTGATAAGGCTCAAATTCAGTAGAATTCATTGTGGCTTTTGTAAACTCTTCTCCGTAAACGATACCTAGAATAGACAAAATTAAATCTCTTACTTGTTTTCTAGCGGAAACTTCTATACCTATTTGTCTAAAAACTTCGTCTGAAAGTCCTACATTTTCTGGTCTAGTTAAATTTTTATCTGCTAATCTAGCATCAAGATATTTTCCTTGAGCTGTGACGATATATAGCGAATCATTTACGGCTTCAACATTGTTTATTAAATGAGAAGTACCAGTAGCCAAAGATTCCAAAACAGAATCTACATTTGGCCCTTTGATAGTAGGATTTAGATATTGTCTTAACCTCTTTTTTTCATCTTCAATTGTTGCCATATTATCCGACCTTTGATACTGTAATATCATTGACAATATCAATAATAATTGGTTTTTCTGCAGGATTAACTACAATAACATCATTTAATACATCATAAGTAGGCGAGCTGATTGCTACAGCAAAAACACCTGGTATGGAATTAACAGTAGCGACAATATCACTGATAGCTATCGACTGACCTATAGGGCTAGAATTGACTAGCGATGCAATATTACTTCTAACTTGTTCCGAAATTTTATTAAAAGGAACGCCAGTATTAACTCTTACGCTAATAGATACTGTAATACGTCTAGGCAAAGGCGGCTTTATGAAAATTTCAGCGCCCGCAGCCGCTACACCTGAGTAGGTTACGTTATCTCTAGGATCTCCGTACACAATTCTATTTGCTTCGGCAATTAATCCTGTATTATAACGGTATGAATCTAGACCTTTTTTAACGACTTCAGAAAAAGATAGCTTGCCAATTGCAGATATTGTAACTTCTCCTACGTCATTAATTTTTAATCTTTGATTGTTTGTATCAAAAATTAAATTCATTCTATTTGAATTGCTAGGATCTACTAGCATGGAATATATTTTTTTATAACCAATGTAAGGATTTTGTTCCTCTACATAAACTTGAATATAGTCAGAATTTAAAACTAGACTTTCTACTTCGTCCATATTCGAACTTACTACTATCTTATTTTTACTTAAAACTTCATAAATTGTATAGTCTGAAATATTGTTTGAGCCTAATACGCTTCCTGATACTACAAATTTATCTCCGGCTATAGCTGCTTCATATTCTCTAAAAATAAGAGAAGGAATATGACTTTCTAAAACATCTAGACCTACTCCCGATACCATTATGCCGGACTGAGCAAAAGCTTTTGCGTTAGCACATTCAATAAACTGATAATCGCCTTGTTTTTTAATTACAATAGAGAAGCTTCCGCCAACGTCTACATTTGCAGCATTGATTGTAGGCCCTGCATTGTCACAGATTGTTGTGACAATATTTCCGGAAACAGTTGATGTAAAACCAACAACCGCATCAATAACAGCCTGAACTGCATTTGCTACTATACTAGAAGAATCGCCTGTGGAAATTACAATTCCAGATCCTCCAGATATATCTGTTTTGCCAATTGGAAAAGGATTTCCGCCTGATCCGTCTTTATTAAACCAAGCGTAATAAGAAGTTCCGCCGTTTGGAAGATCTAATGTAAAATATTGTCCGCTTGTAATTGAAACGGCATCAGAACAATTTATTTCAAATTTTTGATACTGATTTCCTTCTGATCTAACAACCATGAAATCGCCTTGATTATTGGCCGTAAAAGCAGATCCTACTCTTAAAATATTTCCTAATTTAGCATTGTTTAAACTAGGCTCAGTTCCAACTCCATTCCAAGAAATTTTCATTGATCCGTCAGATATTGAAACATCAAACTGAGTTGTAGCATCGAAATTTAACGATTGCAAATTATCAGAAATAATCACTCTTTCTTCTACAGCAGATGGGTTATCAATATAAAAACTATTTTGATATTTTCTAATAACTCTAAAATTTCCTTGATTTAATATAGAAAAAGGAGAAGAAATAGAAACTGTATCACCCTCTTGAACTTCGGTATTTATTGCGATATCATTTGGGGCTATTGCTGAAGGTAAGGCATCTAATCCTGAAGTATTATCGGTAGCGATCGTTAGGCCGTCTTCAGAAACTCCTAAAATATTAAAAGTTCCATTATTTTGAGCGTCAGCTAGTACTGATATAGTTAGTTTGTCACCCTTATTTACTTCAAAAAATCTAATATTCCCTGAAGCTACAGTGTAATATGTCACGCCTAAATTAGCGTCAAAATCTACCGATAAAGATCCACCGCCGCCGTCATTTATTTCAACTAATTTATTAAAAATCGGGTTTCCTCCAGTAGATTCATCCCAAGATACGCAAACTAACGCCCCTTGTTTTTCCACATGAAAAGCTCTAGATCTATCTCTAAAACAATTTTTTGGAATTCCAAAATAATTATCTTGAGCTTCTCTATTCGATAATTCAACAATAGCCTGACCTAATGTCGGCTGATTATTTAATATTGTAACACCTGTTGTCTCACTAATTCCAGTTTCTTTTTTCTGAGAATAGAACGCGCTCAATTTAACCATTTGATCTACATGCAAGCCTGACGCTTGAGATCTTAAAACTGAGACGTTAATATAGTCAGTTCCAGAAACTTTGCTTGATTGCCCTATAACTTGAGCAGAAACAGAATTAGCCGTTCCTCCTGTTACCTGAACGGCTCCGTTAGATCCTAATATTTGACTAGATATTTGTAATTGACTCTCTCTATTTGAACTTGATACAGATCCTAAAGTTGTAAAACCTGAAACGGCTAAAGTAGATATTAATTCACTAATTTGTTTTGATGTCGTAGGAATAAGTCTTAATTCTTCTCCGTCCGTAAAATTATAAGCCCCCGATGTAGCGGTATTGATGCTAGGTATGGTTAAAGATTTTTTAAAAGAAAATTGTTGACTAGGAGAAAGAGCAGACAGATTAGTCGAAAGAATCCAATTAATTCCATCAAATAAATCTACGCCTTCATTAGCAAAATTGGTATCTTCATAAGTACTTTTATTAATTATACCAGCCCCAGAAACTCCATTATCATCAAGAATAGACGCTGAGATATAATCAGAAAGATTTGAGTTTACATAACTTACAATTTCCTGAGCAGTCGTACTATTATTCTGATATAAGGAAATGGTGTTAGTAGTTAAAGTTGCAATTGCAGACTCATTTACAGCTACGCCATTAGGCCTTAAAACTGTAAAAGATGTTGAAGTGGCAGAGTCTACTCTAAAAGTTCCGATATTTTCCGGACTAAAATCTCCTAAAGAGTTTATTGTAACGTAGTGATCAGGACTTAGAGTTGTCATTGCAGGATCTGTTCCTATACTATTCCAAGAATAGGTAACTGAATCAACTCCTGCTACAGGGGTATTTGGCGTTACAGTCACATCCCATTCTGTAGTGCCATCAATAGTATTTGGAATTATTCCGTTTGATTTTAAAGATATTTTTATATTAATCATAGAATCAACTATGATTGTATGAGAAATACCTAGATTAGAAGATGTTGGATAAGAATATCCTACATTAATTCTTTCTCCATCTTTTCCCCATCTAGCACTTCTAAATAGTATAGAGTCTTCGTTGATAGTATTTGAAGCAGGATTGATAGCATTTTTAGCTTGCATTAGAACTTTATAGTTATCAAAACTATAAGAAGATCCAAAAAATTGAGAAAATTGAGTAGTAGGCCCAGAATCAGAATCATAGGCTCTGAAATTATTTGCGCTTACAGGCATAGTATTATTCACTATTGCTTTTCTATATAGCGGTATAGGAAAAGTTTTATTAGTAGCGTCAGCATCAAGAATTACCACAACAGAATCATTATATCCAAAATCAAAAGGAAGAGCGGCATAAAATCTATCGTCTATTCTTAATCTTCTAATTAAAGGACTCTGATTGATGTTTACAGTATTAGAGCTTAAATTTTTAATTTGAACACATTCATTGTCCGATATATTATCAGCAACAGGGCTAAAAGGGTTTACTGGACAGACCATAAAATTAGGATCAATATTTTCAGAAGCTAATACTACGGCAGAATTAAAACTTGTGATAAAAGAATTTGGTACGTCAGCAAAATTATCATCGGTTATTTTAGAATGAACAAAAGCCGGAAAATAGCTATCTGCATTTTTAGCTTCATAAAAAGCAAATTGAGAAAATTCAGTTTTAGCAAAAGATGCTAAAGTAAAATTAAGACCTTTACCAGCATCATTTTGAGCTACCAATAAAACACAACCATAGATATCTTCGCTATCAGTCGTAATATTAATAATCTCATCTCCAATTACGGAAGATGTAGCCCCTATTAATTGTAAATTAATAATTGAAACTATAGTATTGATGTTATAAGCCCCAGAAGCAATTTTTATTTTTTGTACAGCCTTGTCTGTTCTAATAACTACAAAACCTTCTTTAAAAACAATTGCAGATTCCACTACAGCGGCAGCGTATTCTGCTGAAGTTACCTTAATATCTAGAGTAGTATTAGTTTTAGCGTAAACTTTAGCTTCAAGCCTATTTCCTAAGCTCAATTCATTAGACCATACAATAACCGTATCCCCAACTTGCACATTTGCAAATGCTGAAGGTGAGTTGGATGTATATCTAACTATATTGGCAAAAGGTTTAGAAACATCTACTAATGTATCTCCAACTACTCCAGTACTAATAATTTCAGCGTCCGCATTATCTATTAGTAGCCACAAATAAGCATCAGATGTTAAAGTCAAATTTCCGCCTAAAATAGGCGAACTGTAAATATATCCTTTTGTAAATTCAGAACCTGCCGCCAAGCTATCTCCAGCTTCTAAAGGGCTGGTCAGTTTGATTTGGGCTGTATTTCTAGATACGATAAAATCCGCAGCTTTTCCTGAAGAAACTAGGCCTGTAGATACGCTAAACATCCCTTTACTTACTAGAGTTGATAATACATCGATCGATAAAGCAGCCGTAGAATTTGCGCCTTTATTGGATATTATTTTTATTTTATTTCCATCTATAGAAGCGGTTACTCCGGTAACTTTTTTATTAATAACATTAATCCAAGATTGAAGGGAATTGTTTTTATTTACTGATATATAGTTTCCTTCAGCTAGGAAATCAGCATCCGTAAATGAATATGTAATTGAAGCTGTATTATCTACAGAAATTATTAATGTATCTCCTGATCCAATAGTGCTAGACCAATCGCTTTGATTTCTACTTTCAATAATAGCAGATTGACCGTTTTTGCTTAGAGGTTTATTATTTTTATAAAGTCTTAAAGTTTGAATTTCGTTTGAAGGAAAATATAAAGCAATTCCGGCATTTCTTCCAGTTGTGGGAGATGTAATTAAAAGCTCTTCATTAGATTCGGTTTTAGCCTGAATAGTTACTCTTTTTCCATTTGAAGAAGTTGAAGCCGAAAAAGTTAAAGAAGAATTTGAATTGATACTTGCTGCGACTTCATAAGCCGTAGCAAAACCTTCACTTCTAAAATCTCCTGAATTAAATATATGTTCGCTTAAAACTCCGCCGACCAAAATAGCTAATCTATCTGTAGGAATAATATCAAAAGGCCCATCCTGAATAGACTCTAAAGTGGCTTTAGAAATAGAGGTCTGTCTACCACCAGTAGCTAATTGAAAATACTGTTCTCCACCAAGAGCTGAATCTATTATAAATTCTAATCCTACTCCAGAAGATTTTTCTTCATATCCAGTTCCATCGTCTACATAAAGAACTGTGTTGTCTGATCCAAAAGAAAATATTTCGTCTGATGAAACTACTGCGCTTTCATCTGTAGCTTGAGCGCCTAGTACCGCATTTTTAATTGCAATAGAAGTACCTAGCCCTTTTGATATGCGAGATCTCTTAATTCTATCTCTTAATTCTTCATCGGTTTCTTCATTTCTACCAGTAGAAAAAGGAGATTCATTGATAACGGAAGCTCCAGTAAAAGGAGGAGACACAAACTCTCTAATAGCACCTCTCGGAACGTTTCCTTCAGTGCCAGGCTGTTGAGCAGCGACTGGAACATTTGAAATTTGATTTTCTCCGTCCAAAATAACAGCAGCAGATGTTACAGAAAAAACGATATCATCAGTATCGCCTGTAGCCGGCGCTCTTACTGAGGTTCCTACTGAAATATTTCTAAGCCCACCTTGAGAAAGTACTACCGATTCAGATATATTATGAAATTTAGTTGTTGGAGTAGATAAATTAATTTGATAATATCCTCCAACTGGCGTTATTGATGAATACGAAATAGGCCCTTCTACATTTGGAGTTCCTCTACCAATATAGATAGCTCCAGCAGGAGTAAAAAGAGAAGCGTCAGAAACTAGAATCATTGAAGATCCTACGTTTGGAGAGTTGGCTCCTGCATAAATTTTTGTTGAAATTTTTTCAAAAGAAGTATCAATAATAGTAACCTTTCCAGTAGCCACTCTTGCTGATTTTGGATAAATTCTTTCTTCTGTAGCAATTCTTTTTAAAGCCTCGCCCGTAGCTCTATCTACTGAAAAATCTCTTAATATAGATAAGGTATCTCCAGAAGCTCTATAAATAGCCTGAGCCATTGTTTCAAAAAATGAAGTGTTAACAGACCCTACGTTAAGATCGTTAATACCTGTTTTAGACAAAAATGTAGCTAACATTTCTCCTAAAATTTGCTCTCTACTTTTAACTTTTGGTTGATCAGCCATATATAAACCTCATTTACATAATATTAACACTAAACAGTAAAACTTATAGGAATTACCCCGTTGCCATTCGCCACTTCTACCGCCATATCGATAGTTATTTGTGGGGGCTGAACTTTAATTTGTATCCTAGAAACTCTAGAATATCTGGGATCTTGTTTTATTATTCTATTGAATTCATTTATTAATTCTCCAGCCTCAATATCGGCCACAGATATTCCTTGAGTTAATCCTAGGCCAAAATCTAGATGATTTAATAAAGTATTTTTTTTAGTTTTTACCTTTATTTTTAAAGCCTGAATTAGATTGTTTAATCCGGCCGCAAGTCTAAATTCTCCTAAAGAGTTTAGAGCTAGATCTCCGTCATCAGTGATCAAAAAATCAACTTTGGATATTTTAACTAATTTATCTTCAGAAAAAGCATCTATTTTTTTAACTCTATCGTCAGGATCAGAAGGCGCATCAGAAGGTATGTATATTTGATTTTGACTATTAACAGTGCCCGGCAAATAACCCCTCATTCTGGCATTTCCAATTGTAGTTAGGGAATCTAAATTTGCCAACCCATCCACTGTAATGAGATAATTAGTATCGCTAATTTTTTCTACTGATACCACATTTCTGATAAATTGAGGAACGGTATCGCTTTGAAGGACTATTCTTTGACCTATATAAAGCTTCTGCGAACTGTCGTCAACATTAAACTGTCTTCCATCTCCATTAGATAAGAAGCTATAAGTAAAGCCGGTTTCATCAATATATGGAGATCTTAAATTATTTAAAGTAGCTATTTCTATCCACCTGTCAGGATTTGCAAGATATCTGGCTGCAATTGCCTCAATAGTTAGTCCAAATGGCACAGGAACTAGGAATTTTGATGAAGAATCATTAAAAGTTAAACCTGCATCTTTAGCTATTCCGCCAACATATCCTAGAGGAGATTCAATTTTAATATCATCCCAAGATAATGTTGCTGTCAATACATCGTAACATTGTATAGTTTCATATAAATAAGTTAAAAGCTCGTTTTCTTCTGTAGTCATTTCAAAAATTCTTGTTTTAGGCGTAGGCTTACCGTAGACATACGCGTAAGTACTATCTCCGGCTCCAAAATTATTTGCAATATCATACGCAAGAGATTCTATTGTATTTCTGAAATTTCTTAGATCATCGATATTTATAAGTCTAATATTTTCTATTTCATCTTCAATTCTTTGAGTCTGTTCTGGGGTTAAAGTTAAGGAGTCTAGATTAACCGAATCAAATAACTCAAAATTTTCTTCAGGATTTTGAAATATGTTATTTAAAGGATCTACTTGATTTAACTGAGAAGCTCCCACTCCCAACGCGCCTGAAGCAACGAAAGAATCTGAAACTCCTTCATGAGTCAGTTTATCCGAAGTGATCGCGCTAACTGCCGCTGCCGCTCTAACAGTAGAGCTGGAATTCTTTAAAGAAGATGAGCTTGCGCCGCCTGTACCTTGATTAGCTCTTTGTGTAGAATCTCTTTTGAAGGAATTTCTAGTTATGTATAAAGCGTCTTTTAGAGAGCTTTTGTAATCATTTTGAATTTGTCGAGGCAAATCTGCGGCTGTGAACGCTAATCCGCCAAGATCTTTTACGGCCAAAGCTGTTTGTCTTAAAGTATTTAAAGGCCCTTGAAAATCACCTCTGACTGCTTTTATAAGATTAATAGAATTAGATAAGGCTCTTCTGGTTTCTCTGATTGTAGAGTTCATTCTTTGCAAGAAATTAGCATCAATTCCTTGAAAAGTAGGAGGATCAATCGGTTGTATGCTTAAATTGATTCTTTTCCAAGCCTTCAATTGAAGACTGTAATTATACATGTGAGGATGTTGTTGGTTTTTTTGTAAAGAAAAATTTATAGGCGTAACAACAAAAGATTGATTTTCTTTTGGATTATCTAAAACTAATCTCCAAGATTTATTTTCTGGATTCTTCTTTGCTTGAGCATATCTTTCTAAAAATTGACTTAACAATAAAGCTTGGTAATATCCAGTAGACTGTATTTGTCCTAAATCTTCAGGTTTATCCCAATTTGTAGAACCGCTTGGATGTTTTCCGGTAGCGGCATTTGCAATTCTTGACAAAGATTCATTAAGTTTTTTTGTAGCTTCTAAAGTTCCGCCTAAAGCGCTACCTAAAAACGAGGGAGCTTTTGGGGTTCCAGCAATTGTAGGCTTTTTAGGCCACACACCCGTAGTACCGGCTATAGTTACATTTTTAAATTTTACACCATTATGTTCTTCTACAATCCCTCTCATAGTTGATGTAGTATTTATTGAATATTGATCGGCGACAGTGAATTGCTGAGGAGTTAATTGAAAATTATAAATCCAATTTGGATCAGCAGCCTCTTGAGAAAGAATAAATCCATTACCTTCTAAGTATGAGTATTCATTAGTAACATTTCCAGATCCACTAGATCCGGCAACTATTGCGCCTTTACTTACGTCATAAACTAATAACCTATATGGAAAAGTTTTATTCCATCTTTCAGGTTTAATAACCCAAGGACTAAAAAAAATATCGCCATCAGTATTAGAGCCGTTCCAATTTTCCCAAGGCGCTTTTTTATTAGTTCCAATATTAGTAGACCCTTGAATACCCAAGGCTTTATTTATACTATTATTAAGATTTGGAAATAATCCCTTTGCCATTAAAATTTCCGATTGATTTAAGTGATAAGAGTGGTAATATATTGATATCAATGTAAAGATTGTGACTCGCAATCTTTATTTTAGGAGTATATGGGAAAATTTAAGAGCATAAAAATTAAATTACCTAAAATAAAGACGAGAGGCGTTAAGATGCCTCCTAATAAAACAATAAAATCAGATAAAGAATACGACAGAAAAAAATTAAAAAAGGAACTCGTTAAGGATCTAAATGATTGATTTTATTGTAATTTTAATTATTTTACCAAACATTTTTGCCCTTAATTTAATCTTATTTTCTATTACTAAATCATTAATCTTGTACCGTCCTAGACCTAAACTAAAACTCTTAAAAGGGGAAAAAAATTGAAAAAAGCTTATGTGCTTGATACAAATGTAATAATTTCAGATCCTTATGTTTTAAATAAAATTGGAGATGAGATCGTTATACCTTACGAAGTTTTAATGGAATTGGATAAATTTAAAGTAGGCACGGACGAAAAAGCTAGAAATGTTAGAGAATTTGTAAGACAATTAGATTGCAAAATAAAAGAAAAAACAGGAAAAATTTCACTTGGTAAGCCTAGAGAAGGCGAAAATAATGATCAAAAAATTATTAATTTAGCCCAAGAAATATCGGGATCTCAAGAGGTTACATTATTAACCAACGATATTCTTATGCAAATTATGGCTACTTGTATGGAAGTTGTAACAGAAACTCATAACGATATATTCTTGGCCAAAGAGCAAGAGCAATATACGGGAATTGTAAAAGAACCGGAGTTTTTTGATTTAGAAACCGCAGCAACACTAAATGCTGAATTTCCTAACCAATACATTGTAAGTGGTGGAAAACTCGAAAGATGGACTGGAGAGATTTATAAATCTCTAGGCAAAGACAGATCAATATGGGGAATAAAGCATAAAAATTTAGAGCAAAGATGTGCTATCGATGCCTTAATGGATGATAATATTAAGCTTGTTACCCTTAGCGGAAAAGCAGGAACTGGGAAAACTTTACTAGCAATAGCGGCAGGTCTTGAAAAAACTATATCGGAAAATAAGTATAGAAAACTTTTAGTATCTAGACCTGTGGTTCCAATGGGAAATGATATTGGATATTTGCCTGGCGATATAAATGAAAAAATGGGCCCTTGGATGCAGCCTATCTTTGATAATCTTGAACTTTTGTTTGACACCGATAAAAAAGTTAGCACAGCCGATGCTTACAAAGATCTAGAAAATGATGGACTAATGAAGATTGAAGCTTTGACTTATATCAGAGGAAGAAGTATTCCTCAACAATATATAATCATAGATGAAGCTCAAAATTTAACAAAACACGAAGTTAAGACAATTATATCAAGAGTTGGTGAAGGAACGAAAATAATTTTAACTGGAGATCCTGATCAGATTGACAATCCTAGATTGGACGCTACAAATAATGGCTTAAGTTACGTGATTGAGAAATTTAAAGATCAAAAAATAGCGGCTCACATTACTTTGACAAAAGGGGAGCGATCAGAATTGGCTGATATTGCAACAAAGATTTTATGACATTAACAAAAATATTAGGTTTAATAATATGTTTTGTGGCTCTTAAAAAGAGTCAGTGTCATCTTTTTGGACATACTTGGTATAACAAACACGGAAGTAGATCTAACACTTGTCAAAATTGCAGAAAAGTAAGGAAAAGATGTGGTAAATAGAATTAAAATTATTATTTTCATGATATTGATGTTATTTAGCACTTCTTGTTCAAATAAAATTGTATTTAAAAAAAGATATGACAAAATCGACGAAGAAGCTTCTAGCTATGTAAAAGAATTTGTTTTTGTGTCAAGAGGTAGGATTAAGCCGGCTCATCTAAAAAATTTAACAATTGGTTTTAGATCTTTTAATGACGAACAAAATGTAATAGGAACATGCTACCCTTGGATCAAGGAAATTCATATCAATAAAGATTGGTGGGAAAAAAATCAATCTAGCGAACAAAGAGTATCTTTGATGTTTCATGAGCTTGGTCATTGTATCTTAAATAGACCTCATACCGCCGAACAAAGAGGTGATTTATGGGGAGAAATTGAGGCTTTTTTAATGAAACTAGGCTTAATTAAAGTTAGAGGAATGTTACCGGATTACTGCCCTTCTTCTTTAATGCACCCGATTCAAATTAGTGATTACTGTTTAAATGAACATTACCAGTATTATCTGGATGAACTTTTTGATGCTGCTTTAGAGAAAAATTATGTCGAAAAACGATTTCCGTCCAATTGACTTTAAACTTTACGTAGATTTATTTTACGAAAGATTTAAAAAGCACAACGGATATAGTGAGCTATCCGAAGATAAACTTCTTTTAGTTGTAGAAAATTATTTAAAAGATGTTTATGAAAAAGAGTGCGCTTTTCTGTATTTGAAACTAGATGCTGAGCTAAAAAGTGGCGGAAAAATAGATCAGTATTATTATGAAAAAGAATACGCAAAAATAAAAAATAAAGTTTATCAAAAATACGAAAATTTAAAGTACATGGGCGAAGATTTAAATCAGGATTAGACTATTTTGTATAGTCTGGATCTATTTGATCTGGTGTATTTTTGAGGTATAACCTTATTTAGAGTTACCATTAGTCCAGAAATAGCCAAAATATCAGCGGAAATTTCCTGCTGATCTTCAGCAACTACATAGACCGAATCTCCTACGTTAAGTCCTGTAATACTTTCAAGATGAATTTTATCAGATCCTATTGATGGGGCTTTAAAAGCAGAAGCCACCATTACAGAAGAATATACAAGAAGAGCATTTGCATTTGAAGATTTTAACTCATCTTGAGCGCCTTGACCTCTTTGTATCGCATAGACTTTATTTAAAGATCCGGACATTAAATTAAGTCTTAAATCAATTATTCTTAGCCTATCTCCGTACAATCCAGAAGCAGATATTAATGACCCATTAGACATATCTTGATTAATTGATCCTAAATTAACATTTATTTCCGAAATTCTTGTGACAATAAAATTCGCTCTATTTGTTATCTGATTTTTGATTAGTTGCAATTCGGCAGATCTGAATTTTGTAGCTGCCAATAAATTTGGGTCATAGGAGTTAAATCCAACACAAGTTGTCTGTCCATGAGAAGTATCAAAATTAGGCAAAGCTGACCAATTATTAATAACTACAACCGTACTTGAAATATTGTTTTTTGAAATATTGTTTTGATTTTGCCTTGTAGAATTAGGATCTGTCGTGATAATAACGGCGTCGGTTGCTTGAATAAAAGTTTTCCAGTCATTTATAGCTGTAACCAAAGAAGTAGCCGTAGCTTGAATTAATGGATCGGCAGCAATAACGTCTGAACCCGCTGTCCAAATCCCTCCGCCAGCAACACAAGTAGGCTGAGTAGTGTAAATCGGCAAGGAGCAGGAGCCGCTAGTTGTGGTGCATTTTTGCCCTGTACTTCTTCCGATTCCAGAATAGGTTTCCATAGTAGAAATGTAGCCATTTATAATATTAATAAGATCTTGCTCTTTCTGAATCACTGAAGGATAGACTTCTAAATAATTTTTACCTATTGCCTTACCTCTACTAAAAGGAATGAAATTTTTCCAAACCCCATCAGCTACGGATGGCAAAGGAATGGATAAATCATTAGGGAAAAAAGCGTTTTGTTTAATTTTATTTGCCGAGTCAATGATATCTTGCTCAAGAACTGTTGTTCTAGTATTTCCATCATACCTAGTAATTTCTAATTGATATCCATTAATAAGGGAAGTCTTATCGTCTTGCAACGATTTATTAGCACTATCTTGATTCTGGGCTTTAATCAGTCCTTCGTTAATTTGATCTTTAATCAAATCGGCCTGAGCATTTTCCCTAGGAATGTCGATAATTTTTTTAGATAAAGCGATTCTTTCGTCTTGAGTTAAAGCCATATAATTCCAATTAGTTACCTTAAAGATTGCTATTAATAACCTTTTTGTCTTTTATAATAAAGGCCAAGACCTAAGAGTCTTAATTCCATCAGTAAAATATCGCAATCAGAATCTTTTAAAACATAAATATTAGTGGGCGCAATAATTCCAAATTTTTTCTCAGAAATGACTCCTACATCATTGCGCTCTAAAGCTCCGAGTTTAATTGAAGGTAATGTCAGTCCAATTTCTAGATAATCGAAAAGCCCATCAAAACATTTTTGAAATAACACTATAGTCATTATTCTTTCTCCAAAATTTTTCTTTCAACTTCTAAATCCCTAACAATTGCTTTTTCTTCTGTAAATTTTTGAGGATATCTGGCCTTTAGTTTTTCAATATTCCTATCCATAACAGAATCAAAATCAACATCCAAAGCTCTTAAAGCTAAAGCGGCATACCACAACAAATCTCCTACTTCTTCTTTAAGATTTACTGTATCTAACTTCTTACCATAAAATATGCTCTTTTTAAGGGCGTCCATAAATTCAGCGGATTCAGTTATCATTCCCATAGCGGCATGCTGTAAATCTATGACTTTATTTTCTGATACCATTCTGGTTGAAATTTCACTGTAATTATCACTAACAGTACGAGCTGACTTTTCTAGATATTCTTTATTATCCATTTTTTCACTCTCCTAAAAAATTACTTTGTTTAATTTTGTTAATTCATTAGTTAACAACGATAAAACTTGAGCTTGTGTGTTAGTTAAGCTTCCGTCATTGTCAATCTTATTGCACTCATCTTTAAACAGGAATACAGAAGTTTCCGAAGAGTGTGAGCCAGAGCTAACTTTGCTTTCTGCTTCTTTTCTTGAGATGTAAAGAGGGATAAATTCTAGATCTTCATTATTTCTAAAAAAATTAAACTCATTTGGAAATCTAATGTCGCTGACAATCGTGATACCTTCGTGAAGTTCAACGTTACGACAGTGAATATCTTCTCCTAATAGTCTAAGGACTTCAGTTCCTACAATTTGAGCTATTTTTCTAGGCGTATCCAATTCCATGCCGCAAATTTCATGTAACTTTTCTCTGATTTCTGGCGTAACTTTATTCAGGCTATTGAAAGAATCTATGATTTGTTCAATATCTGTCATTGTTAAAATTCTTGGCTCTTCTAGTTTTGATTCTTTTAGTTCTTGATCATCAAAATAATTACGAGGAACAAGAAAAACTCTAGAACTTACGTCTTTTAGTTTATCAGCCAAAGCAGATTCTTTTGCTCCTGACAATGTTCTTTTTAAAATATTGGCTACAGTTGATTTGCCAGATGTTTTAACTCCTGTAATTCCAATTACAATTTTTTTCATTATTCCTCCGTTTTGTTGTAACTTACCATTCCCCCATGATCATAGCACATATTTCCGTCAAAATCAATAAATCTGTGCTTTCCGATCCAATTTTTTGAATCCGGAGCGTCATCAACATAATAAGTCGGCTTAGACATTACTGCCCATACGTATTTTTCTATTTTTAAAGCTTTTGCAACAGCTTCAGCCCAGCAGACCCCACCTGCCGACCAGAGTACCACGCAATGACCTCTATTTGCTAGTTTTTTGATAAAGTTTAAATTATGTTTATTGATATAAACTTTTTCTTCAAAACCTCGACATCTGACAATTACCGAATCTTTCTCGGTAGCCTTAGAAGGCTTCTGCCAAGACACTAGAGTGTCGTCTATGTCGCAATAAGCTGAAGGGCCTGCGGGCATTTTATTCATTATTCTATTTCAACCTTTCCTTTCATTCCCATAGCCTTGTGGGGCTCACAGTGGTATTCCACTACGCCTTTACTTTCAAATTTATGAGAAAATTTATCCCCTTTCTTTAAAAAAGGGCTTCTAAATTCTTTTTTAGATCCGACGACATTGTGGATCATATTATCTTCATTTACAAATTCAACCGTATCACCTTGACTAATCTTTACAACGGAAGGATTAAATTTCATTTTACTAGCTTTTACTACAACAGTTTTAGCTTCGCATACAGCAATTGTTAAAATGGCAACAATTAAAAGTCTCATAAATAAAACTCCTTTATTATATAATAACACAATTATCTATCTTTCGCTCCAGCGCACATCATAAGTAACTTTTCAATTAACCTTTCTAGCTTTACCAAAACTAAGACAAGTAACGAAACAAAACCCAAAAAACACATTGAAAGACCTATAGTAAATAAAAAAGCCATTCCATATAACCTAAGTCTTATATAAGTTTTTGACATGCTCATAGATATTATGACGCCTTCTTCTTTAATTTTTTGCTAGAGGCACTTTTTCCGGCCTTTTTAATAATTCCTCTTTCTATTAATTTTTTTCTTAAGACAGCTCTGCCTTCTTTAGTTCTTGTAATAGCATCTAGAAAATCCATGTCTAATTCTCTTACTTCATTTAAACTTTTTTCAAGGCCTTCTTTTTCCTCGATTAATCTTTCTACATGGTTTTTCAGCCAATCATTTTCTTCCTGCAATCTTCTTACTTCTCTCTGCGAATCTTCGTAAGTGCTTTTTCTAACAAACATTTCTTCCTCCTGTTTAATTGCCTCTTTGATTCTACCTTGACATTCTCCGATTTCTATAGCCTCATAGTACTTTCCATCCATTAAGAAACTTTTCTTTTTTAAGTATCCTTTAGGTATCATCTTTTTTTCAATTATAGCACTAAGTATAAATAAAACCAAAACAGATCCTACCAATAGTCCGCATGTAAATTTTGGATCGTTAATTTTTTTCCAAATTTTCATTCATTTCCTCTACAATCATCTCTAACATATCCGAAGAGCAAGAAACCCCAAGGGCGGTTAAGTGCTGTATTCTATCTACAAGATCTTTTTTTGCCGCTTTCCAGATATCTTGACCATCTTTTTCTGATAATGGATAAGAATACATAGGATTCTTTTCTCTATATTCTTTGTAATTCACAGCAAAATCCTTTTTAAAAAAACGCATGTTAGCATTATAACTATCCCAATAGACACCATAATAGAACCTTGCTTTTGCTGATTAGCCATATAGATAACGCCAGTCAAACTAACTAAAAGTCCTAATGTGGCGATTCCGATTAATATTAACATGTTTAACATTTTTACCCCTTTATTTTTTATTTAAGCAAATAATCTCTATATCTTCTTCTTTTAGGAATTTTTTGAGTATATATTTTGGATTTTTTTTGAAACACACATAAGTTCCAAGTCTTTCATTCCAGTCGTTTGCTGCATAAAAGTATTTTTTAGTTGAATACGGACAAAATACAAAATGCCCTCCATAAGCTATTATGCAGGGGCCTTTATCAATAAAAAAAGTTACTTCACTAAATTTAGATAAATATTTAGCTCTTTTTTTAAAGAATTTGGCAATATCATCGCTATAACTGCCCAATCTAGGCTTGCACTTAATTTTTTTCTTGATATTCTTGGGCGATTTTTTACCTAAATAGCGATAATAATTCTCTATAGCCACAGCGCCACATGAATAGTTGTCATGCTGTCGCTTGTATTTAATCACGATCTCTCCTGATTTTAATTTCCATAACCCCCATAATCATCAAGGGAAGTATTAAGAAACTAAAAATAATAAAAAGACCCAATTTGTCTGAAGGTGTCATGCTCTCTCCATTTATAAAGTTTATCGCAGTCAAGAAAGCGGCTAAACTGACCATTCCGACTGTTATTATACCTAAAATAGTGCTAATTATCACTAGAATCTTTTCTACCATATAAACTATCCTTATAATTAGAAAACATACCGCTTTTATCTACTATAATACCATAATCCTCTTGTCTTTTCTTTAAATAAAAAGAATATAGACAGGCCGATTTAGGGATAGATCTAAAAAAGCTATTATGATAAAATTTCAGAACAAAAAGAAAACCAAAAGGATTTTCCATGTCGCGCAAATATTGCTCAATATGAAATTCCTTGAGTCTTTTCCAAGCTGAAGTATTTAGATGGCATCTATTTTTAGCCTTTATTTCGCAGGCTTTTCTAAACTCTTCCCAAGAGGTCTGATATTTTAATATATCTTCATTATTCACTTTACCAATTCCTCTTTTTTCTTTTTACATTTATTGCAATCATACCAAATTTTATTATTAAATTTAGTTTCAGCCCAAGCAGTTTTACATACTGGGCAATATTTATTGGTATCTACATAGGCAGGAGCTTTTTTGTAATATCCGCCAAAGAAATAATCATAATCGTCCGGATCAGGTTTTACGTGGTTTTCTGGATAATCCATTTCTGGCGGTAATAAGTTGCGGTCATCAAATCTAACGCGACAAGTATAATCTCCGTTAAAATCCTTATAAACTGAGACTACTTGGCCTTTATTTCCATTGACTATAACTCTATCTCCAAATTTGAACTTAGGCATAATTACTTATAGTCTCCCATCGTCTGTAATTCTGAAGTTTCTTCTTTTTTATCTAGAGAAACTTTTTCCAAAGCAGCGCCAAGTTTGAGTAAAGATTCTCTTAAATCACTAGCTGAACTGTGAACAATTGGAACTGGAGAGTCTAAAACCTTTTGAGCTTTTTCCGCAACCTCTGCTTGAATTAGCATGATTTTTTCTAATTGATCTAGGTTGTTTTGAGTTAACAATAATTTTGCCATTTAATCCTCTAGCCTTTCGCATCTTTCACAGAATAAACAGTGCCTGTATCTTATCTTTTCACCTTTAAAAAGAGGCATTATAGTACGTATAATCACCCTATCTTTATGGCCCAAAATAAAACAAAGAGCTGTATTAATTATTTTTATCATTGTTCCTTATCACTTCTAATCATTCCGTTTCTTTTGCTTGTCTGTAACATGGCCTCTTTATCTGTTAGCCACACGACTGAATAGAAACACTCAGAGCATAGGTCTAATCCATCCATAACTACATATTCAACCTGTCTCAAGGTTACTTTTTCGTGGTATTTAGTTGAACCTTTTTCGCAAGAACAGTAAGTTTTAGCTCTAGTCATGTTTTTCTCCTTTTTATTAGATTTTAACATGTAAAAAAAATAAAGTCAATAAAATATTTAATCCCAATAGCCCTCATCGATTTTGTTGTCATAAAATCCAAAATCATCTTCTGGCTCAGCTTTCTTTTGATGCGAAACCTCTACTTTGAAAGCTTTATTGCAATTCATACAGCAAAGTTTTTCGTTCTTCATTAGATGCTCTGAGTTTACTTCCACTGAATTACCGCAAAAGGGGCATTTTAAAATAAAATTGTTCATTTTAATATCTCTGCTAACTTGTCATATCTAACCATTTTATCAACTAAAAATAGATATATTAGGACTGTATTGTAAGCATCGGCCAAAGCATTATGAGGCTGGCCAAATTCTTCATTCCAACTAAGCCCTAGGGTTTCCATACTGCTTTTTAACCCAGAATGAACTTTGCCATTAGATTTAGCCGCCTGATACATTTGATAAAAACTTTTAACGTCGTAAGAACGAGATCTAAAAATAAAATCTTTTTGATTAATGCTTAATTGATCTCTTAGAAATCTATCGTCAGGCCCCCACTCTAAACAGTGCCTCGTTACTTGATATTGCTCAATATCACTTTTTAAATTATTATACGCCTCTGGCAATGAGACGCCAGAATCTACTTGATCTTGAGTAATTCCGGTTAGCTGAACGATTTCTTCGGCCAACAGCTCTTCAGGGTTCACAAAAATAGATACGCTTTTGATTATTTTTTTTCTTTTAACATCAAATATAACATAACCCATTTGAATTATTTTATCTGAGGGCTGATTCATTTCTAAATCAAGCGACAGTAGTTTCATAATTTACCTTTATTTGATACAAAATGCCTGTTTTGTATCATTTAATTGGCTGTTATCAGTGTTATTAATATCCATTTTTTTGATACTTAGGCATTTTTCAACCTCAAAAACTCTTCCAGATCCGTCTAAACTTTGTAACCCCGAATCTGTCAAATAGCATTCTAGTGTTTCAGACAATAGCTCAACAATATAAAAATCATTCTCCAGAATCATCATCCACCTCCATTTCTTCTAAAGTTCCAGTAAATGGGCACTCTACCAATACCAGCTTTTTAGGCTTAAAGTTTTTATGAAAACATTTATTAAATTTTTCTTCATTTGAAGAGTTCTTTTGATTTATTTCATGAAAAATTTCTTCTAGGCTTTTTTTATTTTGCGTCGTCATCTGATCCATCCTTATCGTCATGTTGATTAAAGTAAATAAAATTATGAGCAGCACAAACTGCGTTTAAAATAAAGAAAATTAAATAGTAGTTCTGTTTAGTAACAACGTATCCAATTAAATTTACAACGGCGGCTATGGGTAATAAAATGGCAAAAATTAATCTAAAAAGTATCGTCATCAGAACTCCTTCAATCCTCTTTAACTTTATCCAGAAAATGTTTATTTAATGGTTTAACATATTTAATAATTGCCTCACAAGAATAATGGGGCTCTGATTCAAAACCAACATAATCTTTAGATATTACAGGCCGATCTACCGTCACCAAACTTCCGCATAAATGACATTTTTCAGTTTTTATCTTAATTCCATGCTTAATTCCAAACTGAATCGGATCAATATCTAGGTAGATCATCCTTTCCTCTTTACTTTGGTAAGAATACCTCGTAAGGCATAGAAATTATCGATAATATCAGCAACTTCTTTTAAGCTTTTTAGGCTCACGGTTTTTGATCCGGCATCATTGTTAATAATTACAAAATTTTTTCCTTCTTCGGAATATATTGTAAATCTTCCAAACACCCCAATGTTTCCATTCCATCTGATTGCTTTTTCCCATTTAACTGAATTTTCCATTATAAAACCTCAAATTTTTTGTATATTTTTTCTAATTCAAAAACAACGTTGTCTAATTGGGCCTTGCGTTCTTCGTGTAATTTTAAAAATTCATCTTTTTTCTTAATATCTTCCGCAATTATTTGATGAATTTCATAAACTCTTTCTCTGATTCTTTTAAGATCTTGTTGTTTTTCTTCTTCATTTATTTTTTCCATAAAATCTCCTGTTAGAGCAAATTTTATCATAAAAAAATACAGTGGTCAATATTTTTATTAAAAATTCCATTTAGGTTTACCTGTTAATACTACTGATCCATCTAAAACAAAAGTTTTAGGCTTATTTTCCATGCTTGGAGCTTCAAATTGAGCGTTAAGTAAGGCTTCTTCTAAGATACTTTGAAGACCTCTTGCTCCTAACCCTTTAGCGATAGCCTTTTGAGCTATAATAGTTATGGCCGTATCTTCTACGACAAGCTCAATTCCCTCACTTGTGAACCATTCTCTGAATGAATTTAGAATAGATCCCTTAGAATCGGTCAATATCTTTTTATAATCATCCATCTTAAGCTCAGAAAGCTGAGTTATTACTGAAAATCTACCCAAAAATTCTGGAATCATTCCAAATTTAGTTAGCTCCTGAATATTTGAACTCGGTAGGCCAACAAAAGCTCCGGAACAGATGAACATTATGTTTTTTGTGTTCATTTTTTTATCATACTCACCGTTATAGGCGTGTTTTGATGAATAAGCTACATCTGAACCTTCTAGAAGCTTTAGCAAGGCCTGTTGAACGCCCAAACCTCCAACGTCTGCCGTTCCATCTCCGGTAGATTTCTTTTTTATCTTGTCAATTTCATCGATATACACAATAGACTTGGAAGCTCTATGTTCGTCATTTTCGCAAATTGATATTAGATCAGTAATAAGATCTTCTACGCTTCTTCCTTGATATCCGGAAGAGGTAAATTGAGTCGCGTCACTAGTAAGAAAGCCTACATTGAGGATTTGAGCTAAAATTGATACGATATAAGTTTTTCCACATCCTGTTGGGCCTATCAAAAGAACATTAGTCTTTTTAATGTTGCTTCCTCTCATTCTTTTTAAGTGGTTGTAGGCAGCTACGGACAATGCTTTTTTTGTTTTTTCATGTCCAATTACATATTCATCAAGTCTTTTCTTAATTTGCTCTGGGCTTTTAATTACTTCTTGCTCTTTCTTTTCTTCCACTTTATCTTCCCATCCTTCTTGGTTGACCATTTTATATAAGCTTGGAAATTGATCTTCTGGCTTTGCTTCTATTTTGGATAAAGTAGTAACGTCAAGGGCTTGAACCCATCTAGCGTAGTCTTCCCAATCTATGTAATTATCATCAAGCTCATGCTCCTGAACTCTCCAGTCATTAGCTTTGTAATCCATATCAGACCAAAATCTTTGAGTCGAATCCTTAGAATGGCAATCAAACCCTCTAGAATCGACTACGTACCATCCGTCTTTATATTTTTGTCTATTAAAAGGTTTTCCGGAATCTCTGGCTTCTTGGTACGTCATTTAAAAAATCCCTTTATATATGTCTTTATAAAGAATAACACAAGTTTTGGAATTTGAGATCTTTTAATGGTAAAAGTACTGGACATAGGTAAAACGCTGACTTCTTTATTTGATTCTTTATATATGACTGTTCCTATTCTCATAATCAATTCCTTATTCTAATAAAGGATAAAACCCAGTTTTTCCATCGAAATTCTGTATAGTATTTAGATATATGGTAGGTAAATAAAGTGCTATAGCCATCAGTTTTACGTAAATCGGCTAAGTATTTATATATTTTCACAATCACCCAAATCTTTTTTACAATCTGGGCATACCCAGAAGCTTTTAGATCCTGCTTTATTGACATATTTTCTAAGATGTTGACATCCGGATTTTTGGCTTGAGTTTATAGGGCTTTTTTTGATAGCATACACCCAAACCATATCGCCTTCATCTATCATATCTATGAAATCTGCACTAAAAATTATTTTATCATTAAGCAATTCATAATCCCAATTTAAATTATCTGACTGGCTTTTATCTATAAGGGTGAGATTGTAATATCTCATACTCATTACCAAGCATGGAAAAGGTAATTTATATATTAGCGTATTCTTCTCTGTAACTATGGGAAAATCAACATATTCGGCGTATTCTAAATCTTTTAATTTTAAATCGTCCTGACTCATTATTTTATCTCATTTAAATAATTTACGTAAAAATCGTCGTTTTTCGACTGTTTCTGCCTATTCTTCATTCTCACCCTCTAAGATCATATTGTTCAAGCACCATAGATCATGTTCTAGTCCAGATAAAATATCGCCATTATTGTGCTTCATGTCTAGATCTAGTAATTCAGTTATTATTTTTGTACTGTACTCGCTATTGCTTTGTAGTAGTTTTATACATTTGTTAAGCTTATCTTCCTTACTCATTTTTTGTCTTCTCCCGCAACTCCTGTAGGAGAGTTGTCATAGTGGTTACGTTATCCAACATAAGTTGCTCTAAATATAGACACTTTACATACGACGACATACCTTTAGTTTCGTTATCAATTTTATGTTGCAGCGCAGCAAGTTCTGGATTTTGTAAAACGAGTAGTTGTAGTTCTAAAAATGGCTTCATACTAAAACGCTCTCCAACGCTCAATCTTTTCACTATTACATTTCACACACTGATGGCGACTGTACCCTGCCATAGATGCTCGCAAAGGGATACCCTTCTCCCGCATTTTATGCTTTTGAGTTTCGCTGTCAAAAATGCACTTCCATTTATGGAAGAACACAAAGCATGTTAGTAGCTTATTCATTCTCACCCTCCAATTCTTTTAACACTTGTCTAGCATAAGTTACACCTCTAATATCATACCATATAGCTTCGTCGTCTAAGTCAGCGTAAAACTCAACACACTTTCTCAACTTTGCATTTTCAGCTTGAAGTTTAACATTATTCAGACTCGTCTGCATCCTAACATCGCATATGTCGGAGTATTGTTTATTCTTATACTCACAAGCAGCATACCAAACCCACTCAGGCTCACCAGTCGATAGCATCGTATCCCCTGCGTCTGAATAACACCAATTTAGAAACGCTTCTTTGTCTTTTTTGTCCATCTTATGTAAACCTCTTTGCAGTTTAATTGTAAACTTATTCTTCCAATTTTTTCAAAAACTCTCTAGCCTTTTTCCCATTATCCTCTCCAAGTTCGTGCTTTTCTCCGATTATAGAAATATAGTGTAAACCCTTATAATCAACTTTGGCAGAATAATTAATCGAGTTGGCATAGAACCTAATGACTTCTAATGCTTCCTTTAGCTCATTCTCTATCACTTCTTTTCTACCGTCAGCATAAGCATTATACACAGCACGTTCGTATTCTTGTTTTAGTTCATCTAGTATACCATCAATCATTTTCTTCCGCCTTTACTTGAATCAGATTCAAGCACCACAGATCATGCTCTAGTCCAGATACAATATCTCCGTTGTTGTGTATTAAATCTAACTCCAATAACTCCGCTATAATTCTTGTAGTATAGTTACTTTTATTTTGCAATAACTCTATGCACTTTTGCATTTTATCTTGTTCGCTCACGACTACTCCTCCTTACATAAGGCACAAGCATCACTGTACCCATTCCAATTATCAACACCACACTCTTCTAATGCTGCTAAGAATTGAGACTCTTCTTGAAGCGTTTTATATGTTCTACTTTTAATTAAAATAAAATCCATTTCTTCTAACATAGCAAGTTGAAATTCTCCGTCATTAAGAGGAAGACTTCCGTCCCATTGCTCTAAGTATTTAATTAGATTTCTTATAGTGGTCATATTATTCTCCTAAAAGATCAATGCCCTTAGCTACACATAAAGTGATGATTGCTGTTGCTAGCATAGCCAAGAGAAATGCTAATACACCATCAACTAAGCCTAAACACCCAATACATACAGCTAATATTAATGCGAAAGGTAAACTCAATAAAAGTAAACCTAAAAATTTATTACTCATACTATTCTCCCATTTCAAAATGACAACTTACTCGCTGCCAAAGCTTCTCAGTAAATTCTACCTCAGCTTCCGTGTATTTGTCAACTTTATTTCGCATTATCTCACGGAACACTTCGTTGTAAAGCGTGTCTATTTTCATTTTGAATAGGTTCGCTTTTAAAGCGTTCTCCATACTTTCACGCCCTTCGTGTTCGTCAAGGTTAAATGAAAGCGTTCCTTTAGTTATCATGTTAATTCCAATCTACACCCTATCGGGTATAATATTACAAGTTTCTATTTATTTATACCTTATCGGGTATATTTTATTTTCTCGCTTTTATAAAACTCTTAATAGAGTCTGTACTTGTTCCTATCAGTTTACCATCTCTGTCAAAATTAAAATTAACACTATCTCTTACTGAGATACATAACACAGTACCTAACTTAATAGCTTCATCGTCAATAAATTTAGGCTCTGTGAACGTAGAGTAAACGGTATCTGTTGACGATAAAAATACCATGAGATTTGCTAAATCATTCATCTTTTGGCTCCTATGGTCGGGCTTCTTGCTTTGTCGGCTTATCTCTCAGGACTACCCCGTATCTTCCAGTTCATCTAAGGTGCGACCTTAGCTTCTCTAATCGTCAAAATTCTTATTTCTAATTGCTCTAATATTATCTAGTGCCGCTTCTAACTTTAATTTGTCCTGAGTTTCAAGCTTGTCAAACAAAGAGTAGTAGATGTTGCTGATGTTGTTGTACATCTTACCAAGCTCAAGTTGAGTAATTACAATGTTCTCGCTTGCGTCTGTTGTAACTTTCATACAAACTCCCTTTTCACTTATATTAACATGAAAATAGAATTATGTCACGCTATTTTTTGGTCTTTTTTGAAGAGAAAGGGCTTTTTTGGGGTGTTTTACCCTTACAATCTTTACCAGAACACATTATTTGAAACTTTTTTATGAATAATTCATTACAGGAAGTAGAGATTTTATGACATGAAATATTAGCTATTTTGTGTTTTCTATCCTCATCCATAATCATACACCCTTCTTTTACAGGGTGTAAACTTGATATTTCCAAGCAATTTATTGTAAAATTTAGTAAAATTATACTTAAGTTCATTATTCCCAGTCTTGGATAAACTCTATTTGTAATTGTTTTTCATTTTTGTGCTTAATTTCTTTGGAATATTTGGGAGGAAGCATGCCGGCTTTTTCTATATCGGATAGAAGTTTAGAGGCGACATCGTAAGCCTGTTCTTTTTGTCTTCGCATACTCGGTTGTTCTAACCAGCTAGGATCATTGCCATTGTGAAATTCTATTGAATCTACAATTAGCTTTACCATTTCACTTCTTTTCATTTTCTTTTTCCCAAGCATAGGTTGTCATTAAGGGACAGTAATCTACAATATATTCAGGAGGCATCATTCCAGCTTTCTCCAACGCAGACAAGATCCGTTCATTCAAAGCTACAAACCCTTCTAGGTCGTTTAAGTCAGCTCTCAACCAATCAGCACAAAACTCACCGTACGCATCGTCTATAATTTTTAATGCTTCACTTCTCTTCATATTCTGGCTCCAATCTATCTTCTATGTTACCAAACATCGCTTTCATCTTAAGATCAATAAGCTCGTTTTCTAACTCAGCTATTCTCTTTCTTTTCTTGTGTAAAGCGTAAGAATCGTATAAGCATATTAGTAATAATGCTATATCTATTTTATTCATTTACAACCATACCTACTTACACTAACTAATCTAAACGCCAGAATAAACATAAAACTTTTTATAGGATGTTCTGCTAAAAATTGTGAGATCATTTTAGTAATTTCCATTGCTACCTCTAATTAAATTTATACCGTTTTGTAACGTATTGTTTTCACATTGAAGTTGATACTATGTTTTACCCATATTATCATTTTTGATAAAATAGGTAAAAATGCCAATGGGGCATATATAATTAGTTTAACCTAGTTTATTCCAAAAAGATAACTTTACATAAGATTAATTAATAATGGTCTTATCTAACTCTTTAGGAAGTTCAAATAAATTAGCGCTTTCACTTCTAGTTATAATAGATGAAGTTTTTAGTTCAATTAACATACAATCTCCGATTTAATCTTTATATTCTTCGTACACTTTTATTTTTGCCTCTAGTTCTCGTATATCCATTGCAGCATCTGCAACTGCATGCCAATCGGCTTGATCAATTTTAATACGCATATAGGCTACCAAGGCTTTTATTTGTTGTTTTAAGCAAGTTATTTTTTCTTCCATATTAACTCCACACCGGCTCACGTTTATCGGCCTCCCAGCGTGATGATAGATAAAGCTGGTACGCTACGGTTACATCTTCAACATGCGTAAAATCCACTCCCTTAGTAAGGTTGCGAGCGTTATTTGAAAAAGGCATGCGTTTACCTTCTGGTATTAAATGTGCATTAACTTCAAATATTGATAATAGTTTAGAGCTTGCATGAGTCTTGCCTGTGCGCCTTGTGTATTCTTCGCATAACGCTTTAAAATGAGCCAAAAGCCACCGATAATTACCGCGCGTAGTTCGCGCCCAAACATTACTTGGATGATTGAGGTGAGCTATTCTATAAATGTCAGACCCCTTGTAGCCATGTACGCGCAAGGCTGTGGATAATAACTGTGCAGATTCAAGACACATTTTGATACAGCGTTTATTATCCAGAAATTTAGCCGATTGAATTGGGCATTCTGACGTTGCAAATATGTTCATATCATAGCTCCTTGTAATTATATTGAACAGTATGTTACCAAACAGTTCACTTACTGGCTTGTTGGCAAAAACCTTCAACTTTGGTAAAATTTAGCTTAAAATTATGAAGAGCGGTTTCGCAATCTACTTGTTTTTTAAACTCATGTTTAAAGTTAGTAGCTGTAGAACTATAAAATACCGCTGCAAATAAAATATAAACCATAATTATTTCCTTATTGTACACTATTTATTAATTATTGTCAAATTCTTCCTGTTCTAGCTTAGCCAATTCGGCCTCAATATCAATATCTGCCGTTCCTGAAATGTGGGTGTATTTATAAAAGTGCATCACTTTTTTAATGTGAAGTAAAATTTCTTTAGTATACCCAATGTCTTCGGCTATAAAATGAAGAATGGCCAATACAGGAATGCCTGTATTTGCCGCTACAAATGAAACTGTATGAAGCCCATTTTCTATGGCAATCCTAACCACAAATGGTTTATTTTTTCTATAATCATCTACATTTAATTTCATTTTATAGCCTTAGTCTTGTGTTTATTCTTTAGGCAGTCCTTCTAATTCTTCTGGCGTAGCTTGCGATAACTCCATCTTACGTTTAACTTGTTGTTTTTCTAATCTTGCATTCATTTCTGCGTTTTTAGATTTTAAAAGATTTAATTCTTGTCGTAACTCTTCCGTCAGCTTTTTTGTCGATTCAAGCTTTGTCGTCATTTCTTTTAGCAAAGCCGTTTGTCCTTCAATAGTTTTCAGAGCAGTATTGTACGAACTTTTTAAATTTTTTAGATCTTCATCCTTTGAATCAGATAGTTCTTCGCTAGTCGCAAGAAGGCTTTTTAATTCTTCTAACTCTTTATTAGGGGCTTGACCTTCTTTCTTTGAGTGTGAGCATCCTGCTTCGAACGCCTGAAACTCTTGCGGGAAAATTTCTTTCAAATAAGAAACGCTATAGCTTTTATAAGATGGGTGAATGGAATCAATTAAATCTCTAAATGCTTCTAAGTCTTTTTCGTTCATTTTTTACTCCTGTTTTTAGTTTTTACCTCTAGAAATCAATGCTCAGAGAATGAGTTATGATTCCGACAGATATTAGGTTGTCAATTTTAATAGAATATTGTTTATTAGAATAGATAGGAATTTTAAAGTCAAAACCAGCTACTGGCGTTATTCCTTTGTATGATGGCGGCTCAATGTTACGCTTATGAAACTCTTCAAAATTAGTGTTGTATCCGCCCAAAACAAAATCTACATTTTTAGATACACTTGTCGCGCCTATTCCGCCATATATGTTACCGCATGCAGAGTCTTTTCCTCTTAAAATACCCGCTCTGTACTTTTCATTTCCTACCAATACTGCCACGTATTCGTTGTGAATAGTTCCATAATTATTAATTGTATTGCAGTATGGTAATTTAGATCCGACATAATGGTGAGTAATCCCACCGTACATTATTGTAATCAATCTACTTCCTCATGCTTGTCTAAGAAATCATCCTGTGACATTGTGTCACACATTCCATTAAAATGCCTAACGCCTGTTTCTGGGCAATAATCCCAAGCATTAACATCGACACAAGCGATATTTTTATCAAGAATAAATTCTCGGCTATCCTCATATCCGCATTCTTTTAGGTTTAATTCAGATTCTTTTTCTGTAATGGCAAAACAATTAAAAGATATTAGAAATAATAATAAATATTTCATTCCAACTCCCTCACTACACTTTTGTCTACGCAGATATTTTTGAACGTGCTTCTAACCATTATCCCATTAACATTTTCACACTTATTCCTGTCAGACAAATGATTGGTGATAGTTAGTGTTAAGACTAATCCTAATACAATGATGATAAGGTCAATTGGTTTCATTTTTACCTCTTGACCTATATTACCACACTTTTAGTAAATTTGCAAATTATAATTCGCTGAGCTTTTGACTTTTATCTTGACTGGACGATTGCTTGGTTTTTGTTTCTAATTCTTCAATTTGTTTATTTTTAATGTTGCAAGCCGATAAAAAGATTTCTTTGGCATCGTTTTTGTTGATTCTAGGAAATTCAGATTGAACTTTTGACCACCAATATGCAAAAAGCATATCATCTTTACGATCCATAAAACTCCTTTTTTTTTGGAGCGGGCAGGTCGGATTTTCACCGCCATCTCCGGCATGGAATTGCCGGCGTTTTAGCTAAACTACACCCGCATATAATATTAACATTATCTCTTAGGAAACTCTTTAATCAAATGACTTATTGCTTGCTTGTGTTTTTCTACAGTTTCTTTACTTCCTCTAAACAGAAAATATCTATGCTTTGATCTTTGCTTTACGAATTGAGCGTCCGGATGATGTTTTAATATGTCGGCTTTCTTTTGAGATCCAAACTTGGCCCTGCAAGCTCTAGCTGAATATAGTTTTCCATTGATCACAACACCAAATCTATCGCCTTTTCTTGAATTAACTTTTGGATTAGAATCTCGCATAGAGCCAATATAATAAAAGTTGCAAGCCTGATAAATCGTTCCAACTTCTCCAGCTAAATGATCTGTTGTAGCGGTAATCACTTCATATTCTTTCGGCAGCATTTTGATAGCTCTTGTTATGAGCTTGCTTCCCGTATTCTTTGGCGTCCAATGTAAGCAGACGCCTCTGCTTAACAATATCATCTTGCCTTCATATCCATACTTTTTCCAGCATCCAAGATTTTCTGAATATTCAGTACTAAAAACTACAACTCCGCCGCAAACATCTCCGAAAAATATACCAAAATAGTACTTGCTGATCGCCGGCATACATCCGAGCCATTCGTATTCTTCAATTATTTTTTTAGCAAGTGTTCTATCGATTGGCTTGACAATAGCTTTGGAAAGATCTAGGTCGGCATTTTGCCAATAGGGATTGGACTTTTCTTCTTCCGCTTTTTTTAAGCGAATTTTATATTGATAGGCCTCGCCTATCTTTTCGCTTAATTCATCGTTGTACTTTGGTTTTTCCATACTAAGGCAATAAAGCTAATGCAAAAATAACGGTCAACACTGTGAATAAATCATACATAACGTGACCAACCATTGAAGTTCCTAAGCCGTATTTCTTTCCGACCTTAGCCATTACAAAATAAGGTATGACAATAGTGATTAGACCTCTTAAACCTTGATAAGTATGGCCCATCATAAACATAAAAGAAATGGCAAAAATTAGGAGATTTCTCAGGTATTTGTTGTTGATATAGTTTTCTACTATAATGATCGGATAAGCAAAAAACAAATCTTCCCAGAAGACAAATAGAATTCCTATGTTTGAGACTTGTTCTAATCCTGCTGGAACTGTGATTGGAAAATTAACCAAAACTATCAGCCTTACAAGCGTAACCATAATCATGAACACTGTAAAATTTATAATGGCTTGAAAATCTACTCTGAACATCCTGTCTTTCTTGAGAAATTTATAAAACAGAAATATTATGGAAAAAATTCTGGCACATACGATGGGATCGCGTTTAAGTGAACTTAGAGTTAATTGGATTGTTTCTATTATTTCTTTATTCATACAAATATATTAACATAAAATTGTACTAAAAACTAATAATAAAAACAAAGGGGCGTTTTAAGCCCCTCTGTGACCCCATCAAGTTCTCAGGTATACACCTTCAAAGTATCCGGAAGTGCAATTTAATTATGGTGTTAATGTAAATGCCGTAGTATATGCTACGTTTGTTAATGTATTTTGTACTTTTACGTTATAAGCAGCGAGTACTGAGTTTGCAAAAGTCATAGATCCGTACACATGAACGCCAGTTCCTCTTACGCAATATCCAGTTCCTGTTGGAATTGAAAATGAGTTGTAAGAACTTGCAAAAACCGCTCCGGTTGAAACCGCAACTCCAGAGCTATTTGCGCCCGTATTTGAAATAAGCGAATATCCACATAAAAAAGTTCCGCCGGTAATATTTGCAACATTTCCTGCAAAATTGATTGAATAATTTGTTAGATTATTTTCAAAAGTTCCGGCTGTCAAAGTAATCCCTACGTTAGATCCGTCTACGCTATTTCTGTATGCTCTAGCATAAGCTATGCTTGATTGAATTACGGTAGCCGCAGCAGAAGATCCAATTATATTGTCATACAAATAAGACGATGAAGTAGCGTGAGTATTTGAAAATACCACAGCCCTAGTAGCTGCTCCAGCGCAATTAATGTAGCAATTACTAATTCTTATACGAGACGGAGCAGTTCCGCCGTGAGTAATGCAATCCGCTGTTGTACTATAAATGTATAAGCTATCGATATAAAGTTCGTTCTGAAGTATGTTCGCACCTGTTGTCGGGCTAAATGTAATAGATCCAACCTGAACCATATTTGGACTTCTTCCAGCCTGTAAACCTTTTAATGAAAGAGTTTTTCCGGCAGGAATAACTAGATCTCCCCATCCACCAGCTTTAGTACCGAATATAATAATATCATTTGGAGAGGCGGCATCGATTGCTGCTTGTCCTGTTGCAAAATCTCCATTGTCGATACAGAAAATAGTTTTTGTACCCTTTGTTAATTTATTAACAACAGACCCTGCTGAAGAGTTTTTCCAAAGCTGCGTTGCAGAATCATATAGAAGAGTATCGTTGTTAGCAAGAGATCCATTAATTGCAACATTGTGCAATTCTTGAAGCTCAAAACCATTTTGAATTTTTACTTCAACAACACCTTGTGTTGGGTGAGATCTAACAATAGTCCCGACAAATACCATGTGATCAGGGGCTGATGGTTTTGTAATGGTTACTCCGCCAGCAACGGTCGGACTCAACCACAATGAAGTTCCTTCGGTTCCGCCATAAACTGCCGTATCAATATTTTCAATTCTACCTTGAGCTAAAACATATCCATTGCTCATGTTTGAAATGTCTGCTTGAGCAACTCCATAAGTTTTACTTGAAGTTGCTTCAGAATTACCTTGAGCTAATGTAATAGCTGGTAAATTTCCTTGTCCACCATTAATATAGACCACTTGAAATTTATTGATCTGAGATCCGCTTTTGTTATAAACTTCTGTAGTTAAATTTGAAGCAGTTGCTATGGTTGGGAATGGCTGAATAGATCCGTCTCCCGCTATATAATCAGCAACAGTTCCTGTTGGATTATTAAATTTTCCATCGAGCTGACCTTTGTTAACCGCATCTGAAGAAGCTGTTCCGTCGGCTAAATTAGTAATTTTGGAAGAAGTCATGTCAAGCTCTCTAGCGTCAACTTGAACCTTTCCTCTGATCCCTGTTCCCGATACTGCGGAAGTTCCTAACGTAATATTTCCGCCGTTAACGTTTGTTTGAAGACCTGCACCGTCCGCATAAATACCAACTTCTCTACCTGAACTATCAGGCGCGTAAGAGCTTGGATAGCTAATTACATAGCAGTCTGAACCTGAAGAGCCGTGTACGTATGAAAAAGTCCAATTCCACTGTTTTCCCCAATCACCTAAATTAGTATTGCTTGTAACGGCAGGCATAATTGGATTATTTACCGCTGTAGGAAAAGCAAGATTAGAAAGTTGAGTATTTGCTCCGGTTGAACTTGGATTAATATAAACTACATTACCGCCATTGAGTATTGTTGGCCCCGCAGAAGGTAAACTTGAATAAGTTACGTCAGCATAAGATGAAGCGCCGTTTACAGTTAGAGCGTTCATCCAAAATGAACGAGCAAAAAGAGAACATCTACGATTAAAGTCGGTTACTGAAGTAACAAGAGAAACAGTTCCAGCGCAATATCCTCCAGCGGTACTTAAAATAGTGGCCATTCCGCCGTTTGGATGTTGATTTAAGGTAATGTTAGCATAATTTACGTTATTAGTATAAACACCAACGTTAATTCCGGAAATGGTCATTGCCCCAAAAATAACACAACTATCAAATTGAGCTTGAGCTATTGCATTATTATATCCGTATAGACTTACAGTAGAGGCAAATGTTACTTCATTAAAATATAATTTTCCTGCAGCGGACTGAACGGTATTCCAATTGAAATCACAAACCGAAAGAAGTGATACCATTGAAAAACCTGAGCGGTTATCAAAAGAAGAATTGGCCATAAAACTTGGCCCCATCGAAACAGCTCCGGTAATTCTGACTGAGTCCTTTTGACCTTCACCTACGATAAATACATTTGCTTTCAAAGCCAAAGAAGCTTCAGTATAATTACCTGCAGCAACTTTAATACAGTATCTTTTAGTTGGGCTGGCATCAGAAATTGCGTTCATAGCGGCAGTAATAGTTAAGAATGGACTATGCTGACCTCCAGTTCCTGTAGAGTCATTGCCATTTTTTGCCACATACATAGTTTGATCGTAGTTAAAATTTTTGAAATCTATAGCATCAAACTTTCCTGCCAACGCGTCAAATACTGCATTTTGAGATGGAGCCTTAGTTGTTACGCCGTCTGTTATGGAGTCTTCTACTTTTGAATCAACGTAAGCTTTAGTTGTTACGTGTTCATCGCTTGTGGGTAATGTTGGGTATAGTACAGAGGATTGAATATTGTATAAACTCAATTGTCCATCTGGCCCATTCATTGCCATATAATTATTGACCGTGTTATCTTGATAATGATAGCCAATTCCGCCTGGCTCTAGTGAAGTGTTGACATCTAAATTTGTTGCATCATCTGTAAAATGAATGTACATATTAGCGCCATCAAGATCAGTAGTTTGAATACTGCTTGGAATGCTTAGATCAATTGTTAATGATCCAGACATTGTATCGCCGTCTTTTGCGACCTTGTTATCTACATCTAATTGTAAATTATCTAACGCTAACTGAGTAGCATCGCTGATAGGCTTGTCAGCATCTGAGGTATTGTCTACTTGATCAAGACCGATAGCGTTTTTATCTAACGTTTGCCAAGTTTTATCACCGCGCCAATATTGTAAAATAGTTCCTGCTGTGATTTTATCTTCTTTATTGCCTAAAGCCGTCGCAATTGTCGCAGCAAAGTTTTCATCATCTGCTAATGCTGCGGCTAATTCATTTAAAGTATCTAAAGCGCCTGGGGCGCCGTCTATTAAAGCTGTAATAGCTGTGTTGATCATCAATTGAACTTGTTCTTCAGTGATTCCGCCACCACTTGCTTCCAATGCTGCGATAACTTCTACTCCCGCCTCTAATCTGGCAAGAGATATGATAATCCTATCTTTGGTATCTGGCGATAAATAAGACATAATTACTCCTTAAACAATTGCTTGAACTGCTGCGACCATTGCGTTATAAGCTGCTTTAAATTCAGCAGCAGCGGCTTCATTAGCCATTGCGTGTCTTAAACATTTAAAAGCTTCATCGCTCATAGGTTCACTACCCATAGCCGCTTTAAAAGAGGACGGGCTTACGCCTGTTGCTTTTGCGTTTACAACAGCGATCATCCCATTGATTTTCTTAGCTAATTCCATACCAGCAGCGCCGTTAGCGTCTCCTGCCAAGCCTTGAAAAAGATGTCTTTCAACTTGAAGAGCCATATCTTGAGTTGTATTTAGAGTTTTTAGTAAAATTTGAGCCGCTAAAGCGTTTGCTGGCGTCGAGCTGATCAAACGAGCTTCGATTTCCTCGGCAATTGCCTTATTAGCTACCGCATGTTTTAAACGAAATTTTGTATCTTCACTAAGCATAGTTCCCTCCTAAAGCTTATTAATTCTTATGTGTTAAAGATTGTTATTGATTAAGGAGCTATCATCACAACGGATGAATAAGGCCCTATTGAATGGGAAAAGACAGGAACGCCAGCAAATCCAACTCCTTGAAATATCGTATTCATTGTGACTGCCGGACTTGCGCCAGCTCCTAGGGATACAGTTTGAGCGTTTATGTTGACATTGTTTGATTTGATCATTAGTGAATCATCTAGAGTGACCTGACCGCTTGCCGCCTTTAGATTAAAGGCTGAATCCGTAGATACGCCAAACTCTCCGGCTGACTTGTATTTGACAGAGCCTTCTGCCTGAGCTATGAGATTATTCATCTTCATGTTTACATCAGCTTTTGCGCTGATATTGACATTGGCTCCTGACGTAGCTGAAATGTCCTTTCTAGCTGATTGGGATATAGATTGTGCCGTCTTATCTATTCTAACTTTTTCGTATTCGCCTGAGACCGCTGAGCTTGCTTTGTTTGTTTTAAGATTTCCCGCTTTATCATATTCGGATAGTGGGGCATCATTTAATTCTACCGATCCGTCTTTTTCTATCTTGATCTGAGATCCGCCTTCTTTTGCTGAGATTGGCTTTCCATCTCCATCGGTTGCGCCTTTGAAAGTAATGGTAAGGCCGCCGCTCTTATCAATCGTATATTTAATCCCGTTAAACTCTCCCTCAAGCGCATGTCCAGAATCCTTGTTTAAAGTTTTCTTGCGATTAGGGTGAGCTAGTGCGCCAACAATAACAGCTTTTTCAGCGTTACCGTCAAGGCACAAAATAAGGACTATTGAGCCTTGCTGATCTTTTAGTTTTGTGTTGCTTCTAACTTTTTTTGAATCTTTAGGTTTTCTATATTTAACTTGAAAATAGTCTGCTACTGAGCCAAATGAATCAAGAGCAAGACAATTGCGATAAATGGAATAATTAATTCCATTAGACTTGTCCTGTTCAATGACCATTACATCATATTCTGCTGAAGCTTTGGAAACGTTGTTCTTATCTTCAGGCTCATAAACTTCTATTACAGCTCCAACTTTCAGCGTATTGTTGCCAAATATTTTACTTGAAAACTGATTTTCTGGATCATTTTCAGATCTGACAGTAAATAATGATGAATTAAGAAATGGGTCGGATATCATTACTTCTTACCTTTTAAATTGCCAAGAGTTTTCTTAGCGCTTTTTGTTTTGCTAAATATTTGTTGAGCAAGAGCTGGAAGATCCACTTTGTCCGTTATCTCTTCACCTTCAGATCTGCCCGGTATATCTTGCGTATCAGAAAAACCTGGCAGAATCTTATTTTCTTTCCAATCTTCTTTACGTCTAGCGGCCGAGTCTGTGTGTTGCATTTCAGGGTAGATTGTTTTCTTCATTGTTTCAGAAGCTAAATCCACGCCATGAGATACTTGAATATTTGTCCTAAAAGTTTTATGACCAGATGGAGCTATTGACATAGTGTGAGAAATTGACTCTATGTGATATACAATTCCATCAAGCTCAAGATTATCTCCAATACATATTGGATCTTGAATTCCTACAAATTCTAAACTTCCAGCCTCTTTTAAATGCCCGCCCATGACCATATCAGCCATAAGTTCTGTCCATTCTCTAGCTCTTAATTGTTTAGACTCTGCTTTGTTTGGCCCCGAAGTAGGGAAATCAAAATTTGATGTAACGATATAAGGTTTTAAGCCATGTTTTTGAATATCTGCATTGTCGTATAAGAAATTACCTAAACCAATTTGATTGGTCATATCCATAGCTTCAGTATCCGCCGTAGCTCTAGTAAAAACTTGAATAAAGTTAAATCTTGCGGCTTCTTCTCTTCCCAGAGAGGCTGAATATAGTAAATCTGGAGATATTTTCCATCTTGGTAGAGATAGAAATTTTGTGGCAAGTTTACCCTGAAAAGATTCTGAGGTAAAAGGTTTTTGTCTAACCACTACAGTAGGATATATCTTGCCATCTGGAGCAATTCGATTGCATGAGTACATTTCATTTAAAAGTTCGTTTGTATTAGATCTGACAATAGACCATGCAGTAGCGTTATTCCAATTTTCTACATTAACAATTTTATTTCCCTGCAAACCTTGACCGGTTTTGTAAAAATTAACACCTTTAGAAGTATCCGGAATAAAATCAAGGTTAAATCCAGCGCCGATAGTTCCTGTGGTCTTTCCAGACCCCCAAATTCCTATGATATAGTTGTATAGATCCGCTGCAACTTTAACTTGACGACCTAATAAAACGCCAACGCTATATGGCATGATAAAGTGAGTGTTTCCATAATTTTGTACTTTTAAATTAGAATTTTTTTGACTTTTACCAATAACGATATCAAATAAATCAGCTACGATTGTTTGAACCGATGCGTCTGATTTTAAATTATTTGCATAATAGTCGCCAATTATACTGGAATATAGCTCCGTACCTTTTTCTGTGAAGGCCGATTGAATTGCTGGATTGAAATTGAATATGTTATTAAATTCTGTAAAGGCTGCCGCTGAAACCGTGAAAGCAAAACTTTTAATACCTGTTTCAGGATCTGCCCTTAAATTTCTTCTAACAGATTGAACTTTGAATATGCCTTTGAATCCATCATCGTAGTTATTTATATTTTTAACTTTACTAAATCCTAACGCCTGATCATAAACTCTTTTAACATCTGTTTGCCAATTAAGCATATTTACAACTACAAAATCGCCGGGGCAGATTGCTGTCGGATAGTTAATATCGCCCGCCAGTAAAATAGCTGACATTGTATGTTGATAGCTTGATTTGTTGTAGTTGACCGATACGTTTATTGCGTCATTAATTACGCAAAAAGGCTTTCTTGTAGAAAGCTGAACTTCATCTACTGTATTATTAGGCTTTGTCTCTCTAGCTACAAATGGAATAAAGGTTAAAACATAACCGGGTGAAGTTTGATGTGAATCTGATGAATTTGGTTTTATTTCTTTTATGTAAGCCATAAACTACTTTGGTTTAGCTGCCGGAACAAAACCCATTTGCGTCATTCTGTTGACTGCTTGCTCTAATTGTGTGTTTAGTGCTGCCATGCTATCGGCGCCTTTTTGAATGGCTTCTCTATAGTTTTTTTGAGTTACCATTTGAATAGCCATTTCACCAGTAAAAGATTTTGAACTGGTTTTGATATCGTCTAAATAATTTGATAAATTTTTTAGCCCCTCCAACTCTCCGGTAGCTTGCGCTGCTTTTTCCAAGTTAGATGCGGTTTCTTTTGATCTTTGCTTTTCATATTCTAATTTAGCTTGAGCTTCTTTGATTCCTGTCCCGCCCTCACCGCCAGCAACGGCAGATCGAAGAGCGATATCAGCCATTCTTTCGCTTGCTCCTCTTTGAAGAAAACCTCCTTCACTTGCTCCGGTTATTTCTGTGGCTCTTAGATAAAGCTTTGATCCTTCTTCAGATTTTAAAAACTCCATTCTTTGATCAGCAGACATTCCTTTAGTTTTTTCGCCAATACTTTTAAATATTTCTTCTTGCTCTTTTGTTCTTGTTTGCTTAAAAACATCTTTTTCAGAAACTCTTCTAATCACTTCCTCTTCAGAAATATTTAATCTTCCTGCTAATCCTGCTAAAAGAGCCGGATCTTTTTGAAGATCTGAAGCCGATATTTGATTTAATAAATTAGAAGCCTGAGCGCCCATTGTTCCGAATAAGCTTTTACCTTTCTCAGACATGAGGAAGCCTAGGCCCATTTGACCTTCCATTCCCCCCGCGCCTTTTGCTCTGCTTTCATATTGTTCGGCTGCAGTTCCAGCGGCAGCGATTTGGCTTTGCGAAAAACCTACGAGCCCTTGACCGGCTAACATTGCTGCGCGTTCAGAATACCCTCCACCTTGTGTTGCAATAGCAGAAGTCATTTCTGTGAAACGCATTAATTCTTGCGGCATCTTGGATGTATCCACACCCATTCTGACGGCTTCGGCCATCATTCTTTTATAAGCTTCAGTTTGACTTCCGCCCATTCCTGAAGCTGACATGCGCCCTAAAACTGAAGCTGCGTTTGTTTGATATAAATCGCGCCCAAATCCTGTTACGTCAGCGGCCATACCTAGAGCTTGCTGAGTTCCAGCTCCAGCTTGAATTAAGCTTTGAGCAGCGCCCATAATTTCTTCACGGGTGAACTTCATGCTTCCGCCGGCCTTCATTTGAGATTGAAGCCAGCCTTCACCATAAGCGCCTGTTTCTATCGGCATAGCGCCGCCGCGCAAACTAGTTCTTTCTGCGCCTCGACCGCCAAACAATTCGTAATCTGACATGCCGAAAGCTCTTTGAAATTGACCATATTTTTCAATATTGGCCTGATAGTCTTCCATAGCGATAGTTTTATATGGATTAGCGGCTTTTTCAGCGGCTAAATTTGCTTCATAAGATTTTGCCGCATCAGCAGCAGTCATCATTTTATATTTTCTTCTTGAGCTTTCCGAGAATGGGGAGAACAGCAAAGATCTTTGCCTTTCATCAGCTAAAGTATGAGCTAAAGCTCCTCCGGAAAACAAAAGGGCGCCTGGCAATCCTCCCATTAAACCGCCAGCAGCAGCAGCTCCGCCAATTTTAGCTCCAATTCCTGCTAAATCTCCGTAAGGAGCCATTCCTTGTTCATAGGCTGCTCTTTGAGCGGCAGTTTGTCTTTCTTGAAGATAGAACATCTGCTCTGTTCCGCCGCCCCGCATCGCTTGCCTCATCTCTCGATTAATCGGAGACATGGCTTCAGCTTTAAGATGAGCTGCGTGAGATTCTGAAACTATATTTTGTCTGAAAGTTTGAGAAGCAGCATTTAAAACTCCGGCAATAACTCCGGAAGCTACAAGATTTCTAAAATGTTTTTTGAAAAAAGCTTCTTCTTTTGCGGGATCGGAAGCAATTCCGCCACCATCGCCTGATGGGGGCTGGCCTGGGCCGCCAATACCTAGCTGTCTTTTGACTTCTCTTATTTCTTCATGTTCTTTAAGTGCTAAAGATTTATTGCGTTCGTATTTTGCTTGTAAATCTTTGATTTCTTCTTTTTTATTTTTTAATTGAGCGGCTCGAATTTCTTCTTCGGCTCTGAGCATTCTCATCTTATGGCTTTCGAACGCCTTGTTAAGCTCTTCTAGCTTAGAAAGAAGTCCTCTTTTAGATGAACTTAAACTGCTTTCAAGAAATCGAGAAGTTGTGTCGCCAGCCGATCTTTGACCAGCTCCAGACCATTCTTCCGAAAATTTGGTGAGTTTTTGAAATTCTTTAAGACGATTTTCTAACTTGGATGCTTGACGATCAAATTCTTCCGTCGATAGCTTAACCCTACCGTCAATTGTAAAGCCTTTATTGTCCATAGATTCCTACAATTAAATCTCTTTGCTCTTTTTCCCTAGCCAATACCTTTTTGGGTTCTTTATGACTCTAATCTATTTCTTCATCATCAAAACTTTGATTAATCTCTGCAAGTTCTTTTTGAGGTTGTTGTTGAGATTGTTTTGAATCTGAGTTAGAAATAGGGGTTTTATTAATAAAAGATTGCTGCTTGCCTTGTTTTTTCAATACAGTACGCTCTTGCTCTTTCTCTAAGTCCTTGATAAGACTATCCAGCTTTTCATCCTCTGATTGATTAAGCTCAGGGGTGTAGGACTCCATAGCTAAGTCTAAGAGATTATTATAAGGTATTGACTCAAACTTTTCTTCGTAATAGCATCTGAGAATGTGAACCCATGACTCTTTATATACTTGTAACAGAGGGGTGTGAAAAGTTTTGGAATACCATCGACAAATCTTTCGATAAAAATATAGATCATCTTCCATTAAAACGGAAGCTATTGATTCTAACTGTATCTGGTCATAAAAATTATGATAAGGAATTTTATTCCTCTTCGAGCGCAGTTTCCTCAAGTGATTCCTTCTTTTTTATCTTTTTAGATTTAATAGCGTCTACAAGTTTTTTCTTTTGAATTTCCATTTTCTTGACATTTTCTTTAACGTAGTTTTCTTCAGCAAGCAAAGCTTGGTCGAAGATCTCGATAATGACATTGTAGTCTTTAATGTGAGATCCGCCAATGGTTGTGTCATTCTCCCAGAATGCAGGAGCCTGAACTATCCTATATTTGAGCTGCGTTAGGGCCAAGGCGAAGTTCTGAGCCTGTTGGCTTGCCCAAGCTATGTTCTCGCCTAGGAGTTGCCTGTAAAGCCTATCTGCTTCAATTATATCCATAGGGGACATAATGCACTGGACTTTAAAAGATCCAATGTAGGACTGACCTGTCTTTTCTCCTACTGAGTTTATTGAAAATGTTACTAAAGATTCTTCCATACTCATAATTTTCTCCTACATAATTATACCACATTTTTATGGGGACGAAACGGGGACTGGATTTGGGACTCGTAGGTTGGGACGTAGTAAATAGTAAAGAGTAAAAAGGAAAGAGAAAGAGGGTCTCTTCTTTTTTTTAAAGCTCCAAAAACTGTGGTATAATTTATTAAGGAGATATTATGGATTTGTTTAAGGTAGAAGATATTGAAGAAAATGCTAGAGGCAGAGCCTACCTTGCATATACTAAAACTATAACAGAAGAAGATCTCAGGCTTCCTGAATGGGAGAGTCTTTATAGAAACTATCAGAAAGCCAACATAGACCTAACTCTAATAATCTGCTCGATAATGAATAGCGTTATTTATCAGCGTAGAGTTTGCTTTAACATGACCAGAGATGGACTAAGAAACTTAATCAAAAACGATAAAAACATACAGGCCTTGAATAAAATAGCAAGCTTCAGAAATGAAAACTATCCTCAGATTATCAAATCTATGATTGACAGCGGATTAGTTAGGGCTTTACTAAATAAAGAAGGAAAAGTATACGGCTTTCAAGTAGTAAAAGAAGCTGTTTTGAACAGAATAGTTGTAGATACGGAAATACAAAGACAAGAGTTACATGATTTAATGGAAAATCGTAAAGATGTAATAAAAACCAAAAAGCTTTCCTCAGAAGAAAGAGCGGTCAATCGAGCAAAGATTAGAAAGCAGGTAGACGAAAGATTTGATAATAAGGATTTTTAGGAGAATATATGAGCGGTATGAGTTTAGATAGAGTAAAAGCATTATTTAATACTTGGAAGTCTGATGTTAATGAGAGATATGGAACGGCTAGATTCACTTCGGATGACAGAGATGAGATCGTAGAAGACTTGGCCTTGATCTTTTTTGAGTCTGGAGTTGATCAAGAAACGGCTTTGACATTCAAAAGACACGTTATCGATTTCCTTGTAACAAGAGAAGGCAAAAAGAATTCTGGCAAGTATGCCGGATGGGCTGACAACGTAACGGTAGACTATGACAAAGCTATAACCGTAGCCTATCAAGGGCAAAGGCCTTTGGTTCTGAATATCGACAATTGGCCCATCATTACTTTATGGGTAAAAAATGAATTTCCTGAAATTGAAAACACCGATCTAATAAGAGAAGCTGCTACTGAAGGTAGTCCGTTAAATATGAAGTTTCAAAAAGAAGTGTTATTTCAACCACTTACGAATTGGCCAGAGTATTTAAGAAATGAATTGACAAAAAATCCGTAAAGATGTATAATTATACTATAACGGAGGTACGTATGATGAATGATAATATTAAATTTTTAATGAGCTTAGCTAGAACTTATGCCATGATGGCAAGAGTTACTCGTCAACAACACTATCTTGCTCAGGCAAAAGAATGTTTGAAAATGGCTAAAAGATTGAATACTAACAATGTTTATGTGCTTCAGCCAAAGGCAGCATAATGAGAGTTCAGGTTTATTACAATCTGCATAAACACTGTTGGAGCGTCAAGGATAAATCCACAGGCAGAGTAATTTTGCATACGGACTCTGTAGTTTTAGAAAACTGCAAATTTATCGTTCGAGAAGGCGGCAGGCAAAAAGTTCTCCGTGAACAAAGAAAAAATGTTCACGCATTTGTTGAAGGCGACATGATTCAAGAATTAATACATTCAAAAAATTTAAAAGAAGTTACTTATAACCCATACAAACACGATAGTTTTGTAGAAATTGAAAACAAAAAACCTATTAAAAACAGCGATCTTGTCTATATGATAAATAGGAAAGTTTACTGCAAGTGAGGAATCATGATTGATAAAATGTTGTCTTTAAAAAATACTAAACCTTGGCTGTTTTATATATTGCTGCCCGTGTTAGCGATTTTTTTTATTTTTATTTTGCTTTCAAAAATAAATGTTTCAGGCGCCAAAAAAGACGTTAAAAAAGCCGATCTAAAGGATGAGAAGCTCAAGGAAGAGCAGGACAGAGCTGAAGGCGCAGCAAATCAACTTACAAAAGAAATAGATCAGATAGAGAATAAAATAGAAAAGATAGAGTCTACGGACGATGCCGATTGGCATAAGAAGGTTTAAAATGAAATTTTTATTAATTCTAATTATCAGCTTTAATGCTTTTGCTGATTGTGATTTTGGAACAATCGAAAAGCAAGGAGATAAATATCTTTACAGTAAAGAATGTCACATCGAAGTAGGCAAGCTTTATAATAAAGATAAATTAAGAGATCAAGAAGTTGAAAAATTAAATGAGAAGATTAGTCTTAAAGATTTAGCTTTAGATAAAGCGGATCAAAGAGCAGAGCTTTGGAAAGATACAACTTATAAACTAGAAGAAAGAATTCAAAAACAAAGCACATATTCTAAATACAATGACATGTTTTATTTTGGAGCTGGAGTTGCTACAGTTATTTTAACTGGATGGGCTCTAGGGCAAGTAGCGAGGTAATATGACTTTAGAACAAAAAATGAATTTATTAAATTTAAGTTTTGCGATTGTTGAAAAAAGGTTAGGCGAATTGAACTTAAATGAAAAAGAAAAAGAAGAAACTCAAACAGCTATGAAGCTGATCCATACTTATACTCAGGTAGGCTTCAGTTTTGAAGCGTCTTTACAAACTTCTAAGAAAAATAAAAGAATAAAGAAGCAGAAAAAATAATACCCGCCATTCGACGGGTATTTTTTAAGAAAAAAAGCAGGGCTATTAACCCTGCCGAATAGTTGATTTATCTTTAGTTTACAGGAAAAGACGCATAAGTGCCGCCTTTACCTATCCATGAAGAAGAATCAGTTTGATTTACAGATAGTATTTCCGTATAATTAACTCCATCCAAAGAACCGTAAACTTTGAATTCTTTTGGAATGTGATTGCCGTAATTTCCTCCTGCATAAACAGGAGCAATTAATACGTCAGTTATTTGCTGAGGACTATTCAAGTCAACGACAAACAAATCTCTCATTGTATTGTTTGGTTGCCAACTAACATAGTTCGAACCGCTGCTAACTGTACCATCAGTTAAAGCACCAAAACCTTGAGGATTTTGTGCTAATTCGTAAAGATTAGTTATAGTATAACTTGATAAATTTTGATTTGTGCCGCCCCATTTTAAACCAAAATCAGCCATGCCGAAATAATCAGAAATTGAATTTCCAATATTATCACTCCATGCTTGTTTTCCTGCAAATTTAACATAACGATATGAAGTTAATCCAGAGCCTGAGCCGCCTGAACCAGATCCGCTAATTGAAAACTCTCTATATGTGCCTTTGTAATTAAACCAAGTATCTGTAGTCGCTTCTGGAGTTGATACATAAATTTCAGTAAAATTTACGTTATCGTTAGATCCGAGAAGTTTGAATTCTCTTGGCATGTTATACATAGCGGAAGTTCCACCTTGAGCGCCAATTAACAATTTACTAACACTTACGGCCGAGGCCATAGTGATTGTAAACAAATCATTATAGATCGAGCCGTCAGCTAAATTATAAACTACTAAATCATCTATATTATTCTGTTCGACAGATCCGTTTATTAAATTAGCTAATCCATAATTTGTTGACGGATAAATATTGTTAACAGAAGCTCCTGACATAGAGATAATATTTCCGCTTGCATCTTTAAAAGCAATATCTGATAACCCTACTGGCCCTGCTCTAAACATGTTGCCATTACCACTTCCTATCCATGTAGATTTTACTGCAAACTTATAATACTGATAAGCTGTTATTCCAGAGCCTGAGCCGCCTGAACCAGAACCGCCTGAGCCTGAGTTTCCACTCCAAGCTGCTGCAGTTGAGTTGTTAGTTAAACTAAAATCAAATGCACTTGCTCCATCAATTTCGCTTCTTTTAATTACTAAGTGTTGTCTATTTGACTTAGAAATAATGATTTTATGAAGTTGCATAACATCACCACTCATCATTCCGTAGCGAAGTTTAGAAACTTTATTTGCTGAAAAATTTTTAAAAGAAGGAGTAAGTCTCTTGTTGTTGCTGGTATTCTTATAAACAAAAGACACCATGTGCCAATTTGCTTCATTTGAATAAAAAGCATCAGATGAAACCTTAGAAATAGTTTTAATTTGATCTTTGCTCATTTGGAAAGAAACCGAAGAATTTCCTGCAGTTTGAGAAGATTCAATAAGACTAGCTAAAATAGATGTGTTCGACCCTATACTCATTCCAGAAACTTGAGAACCTGTAGGCCCAATTAAAAATCCTTGATTTGGATTGCTAGGAAGTGAGTAGTTCATGTTATTGCTAACCGTAGATCCAGCACCTCTTGCTCTTAAAGCGTATCCATATTTGAATTCACCATTAAGAGTATTTCCTGTAATAACCGCATTAGCTGTATCAACAGTTACTGCAGTATTGTAAGAAATACCACTACCAGTTACACCATTAACAGTATTGTTTAAAAACTGAGTTGCTGTGTTTACACCTTGAACAACAACAAGTTGTCTGGCTACGTTAGGATAATTAAATTGTACGTTAGCAAAAGAAAAAGATCTATTTGTTCCAACAGCATCTGTAATATTTGCTGAAACAGTTACGACATTTCCACTGATTGAAACAACTCTTAGGCCTGGATTTATTTCACTTCCTTGAGAGTTTCCAGCATGCGGAGCTGTAATACCGCTTAGATCACTAAACTGAATTGTTCTGTTAGATAAAACAGTACCAGTTTTAGTCATTGTTCCAAATGCTGGAACTTGTGCTGCTGATGATCCGACAAAAGTTTTACCTTGAATAGTGTTTCTGCGAATAATACCGTTTCCGATAGACGCAGAAGCATCTGTCATAATTGCACTTTCTCCTCTAGCTTCAACAATACAATCTTCAAGAATGTAGTTTGTAGCTGGCAATTCCCCGTTTCCACTTGTTCTGAAAAAAATAGCGGCATTATCAGCTAAACATCTAGACTCTAAAGCTTGAACTGCTGTAATTTTTAGATCTTTAATTGTATGGCTTGCCCCTCTGACAACTATAGTAGCGGGTACTGCTACCATGATAACACTTTGGTTAGTTTTAGCTGCAGTTGTAGCTATAGAAACCGTAACAGAAGTTGCAGAAACAGATACAATTCTAGTTCCAGCAGCTAGTCCTGTCCCTTGAATATAACGTCCAACTAACCAACCAGAAGTTCCAGCAGGTATGTTTAGAGTTGTTGAGCCAGAATTAAAAGTACAAGTTTTTGTTACGTTAGATTCTTGAATTCCTCTTATTTCTGTTAAGTTTTTACCTGCACCTTTTAATGTAATTCCTGATTTATAAAAATCAACATTTTCTTCAAATAAACCAGCTTCAACATCGATAGTATCTCCGTTTACAGCTTGAATAAATGCACTTTGAATGGTCGTGTGAGTGCCCGACCCGTTTTTCCTCACGTAAAAAATAGACATAAAGTCTCCTAAATAAAGGAGGAAGAATTATTCTTCCCCCCATTTTTAATTATTAGATACTGATAGCGTAAGTAATAAATACACAATCACCAGCTTCAATAGCTTCTAAGCCACCAACGGCGAAGTCACCAATCCAGCTTAAACGTGTTTTACCACCAACAACAGATACAGTATAATCTTCATCTTTATGAACAGCCATTCTTCCTACTGAAACCATAATTGAATTTTCAATAGCTTCATGGTCTAATTCAACAAAAGATAATTCAGCACCAACCACAACTTTTTTCTTGTGGAATTCTGGGCCGTCATTTAAAGCTTCAAGAGCGGAAACTCTTGAGCTTAAAGCTTCTTCAGCAGCAGTAGCTCTAGCTACTTCAGCAGCTAAATCAGAAGTTAAAACACCTTCAGCAGCTTGCGCTCTAGCTACTTCAGCAGCTAAATCAGCAGCTATAGCAGCTTCAGCAGCAGTAGCTCTTGCAATTTCAGCAGCTAAACCAGAAGAAGATCCAGTTCCAAGAGCAGAAATAGCGTTATTTAAATTTTCATCAGCAGCTTGAAATGCGGCTACGATTTCTGTTAGAGAATCTAAAGCAGCAGGATCAACGTTGGAAACGATATTGTTAATTTGAGCTTGTAAATTTTCATCTGCTGCAATTCTTTCAGACTCTTCAGTATTAATCAAACCTTCAAGTCTACCATCCATAAATCCTGTAACAGCGTCAACATAGCTTCTAACAGCATCGTCATAAACGATAGCTTGAGCCAAAATAGCTTGATCTTGTTGATCAACATATTTTTTTGTAGCAATATCACTTTCGCCCGAAGCCATAAAAGCTTCGCCATTTTTCATGATATTGAAAGTTCCGCCATTTTGGCTAGAAAGAAGCATTAATACTCCGTTTCCACTTCCATCATCACTAGAAAGAGAAAAACCGTCAGTTTGAACGATTACATCTGTATATGAACCATCTGGTAGAGAAGAATAAACTTCAACATAACTAGAATCTATCATTGTGTAATTCATTCCATCACCAACTGGATCGATAGTCAATGCACCAGTCATCGTATCGCCAGCTTTAGCAACTTTAGAATCAGTTAAAAGCTCTTCAGCAGCCGTAGCTCTTTCAACTTCAGATTGTAAATCAGCAGTTAAAACACCCTCAGCAGCCATAGCTCTTTCAACTTCAGATTGTAAATCAGAAGCTAATGCTTCCTCAGCACTTTCTGCTCTAGCTACTTCAGCAGCTAAATCAGCAGTTAAAACACCTTCAGCAGCAGTAGCTCTAGTTACTTCAGCAGCTAAATCAGAAGCTAATGCTTCCTCAGCACTTTCTGCTCTAGTTACTTCAGCAGCTAAATCAGCAGTTAAAACACCTTCAGCAGCAGTAGCTCTCGCAATTTCAGCAGCTAAATCAGAAGCCAATGCTTCCTCAGCGCTTTCTGCTCTTGCAATTTCAGCAGCTAAATCAGAAGCCAAAGCTTCTTCAGCAGCAGTAGCTCTTGCAATTTCAGCAGCTAAAGCTGATTGAGAAGCAGTTCCTAATGCGATGATAGTGTTGTTAAGATTTTGATCGGCAGCTTCAAAAGCAGCTACGATTTCTGTTAGAGAATCTAAAGCAGCAGGATCAACATTAGAAATAACATTATTGATTTGAGCTTGTAAATTTTGATCACCTGCAATTCTAGCAGCTTCTTCAGCAGAAATAGCAGCAGCTCTAGCAGATGCTTCAGCAGCGTCGCCTGCAATTCTAGCAGCTTCTTCAGCAGAAATAGCAGCAGCTCTAGCAGATGCTTCAGCAGAAATAGCAGCAGCTCTAGCAGATGCTTCAGCAGCATCACCAGCAGCTCTATCCAAAATCTCTTGATCTAAATCGTTACGGATATCTTGAGCATAACCGTCAACATCATCAATTGAAACTTGAAGAGCAGCTTCAGCAGCAGTAGCTCTAGTTACTTCAGCAGCTAAGTTAGTAGTTAAAACACCTTCAGCAGCTTGCGCTCTAGAAATTTCTGAATTCAATGAAGATTGAATAGCAGAATCAGCAGCAGCTCTAGCAGATGCTTCAGCAGCGTCGCCTGCAATTCTAGCAGCTTCTTCAGCAGAAATAGCAGCAGCTCTAGCAGATGCTTCAGCAGCATCACCAGCTATTCTAGCAGCTTCTTCAGCTAATAATTGAGATTTAAAGGCAATCTCTTGACCTTTTGATAAAACTTCATTAGAACTACCAAGTTCTAAAAGTTTTACTTCGACTCCACTTGAGTCTTCAGCCCTTAAAGCCTGATCTTTCAACAGTTTAATTTTCGAACCGTCTACTGAATCGGATTTAAGGTACTTCTTTTTAATTTGTTGTGCCATACACTCCTCTCCTGTGTGTTAAATATCGAGATATTTCGATATTCATGGTACTTAGTACTGAATAATCAGTACTTCATCTTTTTCTAAAAAATTATCTAAACCTAAGCCTTGCCAGCTCAAAACTCTACCGACAACGCGAAAGTCAACACCGTTAGCCTGAACAATACCTCCTTCGGGAAGGAGCGTAACACATTCTGGCACTAACGGCGCTTTTTCTAAAATTATTCTTTTTTCTCTAATATGTTCTTCTGTCAATGTTATAGTTTCCACATTGAATCCAGAATTTTCTCCGATTAAAAAACCGCCTTGGTTAATTCCATCTCCACCATAAAAGGCTGCTTGATCTAAATCATAAACTATTTCACTAACTTGCAAAGTTATATTTTCTCTTTGAGAAGTAGTAATTCTGGGCGCCTTAAAGATTGCCATCTGCCACCCTATAACCTTGGTCTATGATTGATTCGTCGTTTTCTCTTTCTCCAAAGTCTATATCTAAATCACTTCCCTGACTTCCAAAATCAATGATAGCGATTTCAGCCATGCTTTTTTCTTCACCCGACCAAACTATATCTACTAAGACAGGATCAAATCGCCAAGCCATTAAACCCTCGTCTTTTGCAAAGCTATTATAGTTTTCTTTGCATTTGTTTCGTAAGTGACTGAAACAGTCATAACTGTTACAGAATTTTTCTTATATGTATAAATCTCCGTTATTGGCGATGGAAAAGTTGTCGTAAATTCATCCCAATCAACTTTATCGGGATCTCTACTCGGAATTGGATTTTCCTCGTCAATTCTTCCGCCAAATTTATCTACAAGTACAACTCTTTTAGCAAGTACAGGCTCTTCTTCATAAACAGCTCGTTCATGTTCTACTTGAGGAATATTTGGTCTTTCTTGTTCTGCCGCTTCGATTGAAGCATTTAAAGCAACTGTATACTGACTGACATCGGATCTTGATTCTATGTTAGAACCAGATGGGCCGACATACATTTGGGTAGGCGATATGACTCTTTTAATTTGAACATTGATCGTGGGAACGTTATCAGCTTTTAGAACGGCTATCTGCTTAACTTTAAATCCATCTGTAGAAGAAACAGTAATCAAACCGTTCTCACCACCGTCAGAAATAAGATTAACTGGAAGAACTTGCTCCCATTTTCTTTCAAAAGCCATACCTAAACCAATAACTAATCGACCCCTGCCGATCAGATTAAAAATCACGGAACCTATCCGTAATTCAGTTTTTCTTAACAATGCCTAGAATTTTTTTTAACTTTAAGATTTGTCTGACCCTTCAAACTCGTCAGAAAATTAAAACATTCTTTAAAGCGACACTTGCTAGAACTTATCTATTAATTAAACCATTTTAAGTTACCCATAATATTATTTTAAAATTTTAATAATAACAGCAATCGCTCCGCCAACAGCCGTTATAAAACTAGCTATAGCTAAAACTTTGCTTTTTAATAAATCATTTATTTTTGAAGGTTCTTCTAATCTATCTATTCTTTTAACAGAGGCTATGTACATATCTTCTAGTATGGCAGTTCTTCTCATGTGTTCTTGAAGAGATACCGTATTCTTTTCCATAATACTAGAGA